GAAATTCCAGCATTAGAAATAGTCGCACTAGAAATAGTAGCTGTAGTAATAATTCCACTATTAATATTGGCTTGATTTGTGTAGGAAGTGGTAATATTGGCGTTGGTAATAGTGGCACCAGTAATCGTAGCTGTAGTAACAATACCGATGTTAATATTAGCTTGATTTGTATATGATGTTGTTATACCAACATTACCTATGGTAGCATTAGTAATAATACCTGTGTTAATATTAGCTTGATTAGTGTAAGACGTGCTAATATTAGCATTAGTTACGGTAGCACCAGTAATTGTAGCAGTAGTAATGATACCACTATTAATATTAGCCGTATTTGTATAAGAATTCGTAGCGTTTATATTAGTAACAGTAGCTCCACCAATTGTAGCAGTTGTGAGGATACCAATATTGATGTTTGCCTGATTAGTTGTAGATGTCTGTACATTAAGGTTAGTAATTCCAGCACCAGTTATGGTTGCAGAAGTAATGATACCAATATTAATCCTAGCAGTATTAGTATTGGAATTAGTAATATTGGAACCTAAAATTATAACACTTGTAATAATACCGGTATTGATATTAACATCATTTGAATATACGGTAGTTGCATTTAAATTACTAACAACTGCTGAATTAATTGAGGCTGTAGTAATAATACCCGAATTAATATTAGCTTGATTTGTATATGATGTATCACTGAATAGTGTATTGACAATTGCCGCAGTACTATTGATATCGCTTGTATCAATAAAATCGGAGTATACTCTTGGAATATCTGCTCTTCCGGCTTTTGGATTACCAATTACAATATTATTATCAGTGATAGGAGGAGGTGTAAGAACAAAGTTGTAATCACGAGTAAGTCCTATGGTTGTTCCAGCGAGTGTCTGTGTAGCATTTGTGGATATAGTTATTGTAGTTGTAGTCTTTGAGACTACAGTAGTACCTGCGGAAATATTAGAAGGACTATCTAAATCTTCAACAAACGCTCCAATTTCAACTTGAGCAGTATCGAGAGCGCTTACACCAGCAATTACATTACTTCCTGCTGTAGTATTTCCAAGAATATCTACTTCGCCAGAGAAAGGATTTGTTGCCCCGTAGGTTAATTGGATTTGATCTATTCCTACAGAAAATACTTGTTCATCCGAACGTAAGTATTGCCCAGTAATTCCATATCCTACGCTAATACTTGCAGTGTTTATTCCAATAATACTAAAAGAACTTGGGAATTCAAATCGACCAGTCTTATTAACAAGACGACTTGCGAAATTATCAGCTAATAATATAATATCAGATCCAAATCCTGTAATAATTGATGTACTTCCTGTCCCTAAAGTTACACCAGCTCCAATTGTTACAGTATCGCCTTTTCTGAGTCCTAAAGTAGCAATTCCTAATATTCTATTACTGGAAACAGCGGATATTATTCCAGTTTTTGTTAAAAGAAATCTTTCATTTATATTTAAATATTCTGAGTTTACAGAACCACTAATATCAGCATTACCAACTACGACTAATTCAGAATTTGCAACTGTAGTTCCGATTCCTATTGATGTTTTATTAACAATAGTTTGTGGTGCTCTGGTTCCAACTAGAGGGTGGCCACCTACAGTACTACCATCATGAACAACACCCACATCAAGAGTGGTATCAATTGTTAATTCTCCGACAGCACCAGTAAATGATGCGTGTTCTGCACTTGTCCCTCTTCTTAGCTGTACCTGCTTAGTCATAGTACGACTACTTTCAAACTACTACTTTCTCTGATATATTTAGAGCAATTTTAAATAATACATACATAAGTTCTTGGTATTTGGAAAGGATTTATTGTAGTTATTCCAACATTCTGTAGAATATAAATTGTTCCTAGTCCTGTGTACGTTGACCTTATATAAGACTCTCTTCCGGAAGAGACTGCAAATAGACTTCCTAACGCATTGTAGGTCTTCGATAGTGAGTTGTCCGCAAATCCACCAATTGAGACTATTCCAGAACCTTCCGGTGATGGTACGAATCGATATGAAGTATCACCATATATCGTTACTAAACCAGTACCAGATTTTTCAAACAGATCGGTTTGTCTTGTAGACGCATCACCAGAAATTGTGATGTTTCCAACTCCAACATTAGAATATTCAAGTTCAATTCTTGTTTGAGCAGATCCAGTAATTTCAAAAAGAATTGTGTTCTGTGGAACATTAGTTACCCTAGATTCCGAACCTCCGGACAACTTAAGTATTGTACCAATTCCAATATAAATCTCAGATTCTTTTTCAATTAGGTTAGAACTTATAGATAGAGTTCCTATTCCAGAATAAGAATTCGTTAGCTTAAGATCAGTAAATCCTCCAACAAACTGAACTGAACCTATTCCACTATAAACAAATAGATCAATTTCTCTAGTATCAGCTAATCCACTTAAATTAAATAGAACTGTATTTTCAGGTGGATTACTTACGAAACTTACAAGTGCTGCATCTTGATAATCACAAGTAACTTCTGTGGAATCGCAAGTGTCATATTCACTATCCGAAATATGAGTCTCGAAGTGGAACAAGACAGTTGATCCGTCATTTCGAGTGATACTAATATCGGAATATCCAACTATACTTAGATTTCCATCACCTTCATATACATAAGTGCGACTTGCATTAGACTCCCCAGAAATCTGATATAGAATAGTATCTTCTGTCGGATTGATAGTGAGACTTTGTACAGAAGTTCCGGAAATATTAAATAAGACCGAATCTCCAACTTGAGATATTGTTGAAGATTCGGAAGCACCGGAGAAATAACCTAATACACCAATTCCTACATAAGATTTTGTTTTCTTAATATCTGATGCAAATGCATCAATAACTACCAGTCCTTCACCAACATATGAATTAGAAATTCTTTCTTCGGCATTTTCCTGGTCATATACAACTGTTCCAAGACCAGCATAAGTATATGTTCCAAACTTACCAAATCCAGTAGCTCCACTGGAAATACCGATCTCACCTAATCCAAAATAACTTGATCTTGTAAATGATTCGGAAACACTTCCATTAATTACAAAAAGACCTACTCCGAAGTAAGGAGTTAGTGGAGAATAAACAGCAAGGTTTCTTACTTGATCAAATCTAAATGTACCTATACCAGAACCGGAGTTCGTATCGCCATTAACATTTCCATATCTGTTGGAATATGTCTTGGCATCACGAGGATTTCCATCTCCGTCTGGTGTAAATCCAGCTCCAGGTACAAATCTAATTCCAAAAGTACCGACACCAATGTTTTGATCTATACCATAATGTGGAGTATAATCAACAAAAGGATGTACAGTATCAGAATTGTAAAGGCTAGGTAACGTTCCAAATCCAATATAGGTCTCGGTTTCACTCTCAATAACATTCGATGAGAGGTTTAATGTACCAAAACCTACGTAAGGTGTTAAACGAGAAGTATTTGCAGAATCTGAAAGAATTAATGAACCGGAACCAAATATGGATCCGGTTTGCGTAATGATAGATGAACCATCAATACTTAGTAGTCCAGTGCCGTTATATGCGTCTACGTCTTTTTCTACAGCAAATCCAGAAATGCTGAAGAGTTGAGTATTTGTTGTATCTGCGGTTTGTACAGTTAGTGAGGATTCCGCAGAATTATTTTCACCAAGTCGTAAGGTTCCGGAAGATACGTAAGGTCTTAGTGTTCTTTCTAATCCGCTACCTATTTCGAATAAAGTACCATTACCAACCCAAGTAAAGGTTACTTTCTCTGTCGCGGTCTTAGCTATAAAGGATATATTTCCAGAAGCAACATATGTAGCATATGTAATAGACTCTCTACCTGAAGATAAGGTAAATAACGATCCATATGGATAGAGAGTTTCTCCAACTGATATGAGATACCAATCATCTTCAGGACTTGGAGCTGGAGTGTATACTGGATTTGGTTCTGTTATTAGTCCATTGTCTACTGATACTGTCGTCGCAGCTGAAATTAACCCATAATCCTCAGTAGAAAATGAGTTAATTCCAGTGGATTCATTGTAAACATAGACTGTCATAGAGATAGCCCAACAGAATTTTTAAAGAAAAAGAGAGGATCGCCATAAAAATGCAATCCTCTCACCATCAAAAAATATTAAATTTTTAATATAAAATCAATCTAGAGCAACGTTTAGAGTAATTTTGATTTGGTCTCCGTTGTTAGCAATTGTGTATGGTCCGTTAGTAAATCTTTCTGCATACATAATTGAACTATAAAGAGTTGCGGTACTCAATCCAGCAGATGCGTTTGGAGTAGCTGTGAGTGCTGGTGTAGTAGTAAACTCATTTGCATTAGGAACAGAGAATACGGTATATGTTCCAGATGTCAAAGTAGTATTACCAGTTCCTGCTGCAACATATAGGATATCTCCAGCAACCAATTGGTGTCCAGTTGCAACAATTTTTCCAAAACTGAAAGTTACACTTGGATCTGTTGCAAGCTGAATGTTGTCAATAAGTGGTTTATCCAAATAAACAACTTTTAATGCTCTGTCGATTCCAATAACAATTGTACCAGTTTGAATACCAGCGTTTCCTGCAACTCTCATTCCAAGAGTTAAATCATCAACGTTTTGATCTGGATCAACAGTGATATAAGAGTTACCAACAACTCCAATAACTGGGTCGGTATTATCACCTTTGGTTATAGTTGTTCCAATACCTACAGATGCATAATGGACTACACCTTGTACGGAAACAGGCATGTTGTTTGCTCTGGTTACATAATAACCATAAACATCCCCGGCTGCTCCAGTGAAGGTAAATGTTTGTTCTGGATATGTTGCAGTTGTTCCAGAACCAACCTGATTGATTCTCCAACGAGAACCATTCAAAAGAATACCTGTCTGTGAAGTATATGTCTGATCAGATCTATTATTTACACAATATGGATAGCCTGTAGTAGGAGCAAACCCATAAGCATTCGTGTTACCTATACCATATGGCTCAAAATACGCAGAAGCTGAAGGAACATCACTCTCTGCTGGAGTAGTATTACTGGTAAAAAGTTTTAAAACTAAGTTTCTGGGAGACTGGTCAGCAAGACTTGCAGTGTGATTGTTTTGTGCAACTAGATACCTAAGCGACTCAAGTTCTCCTATATTTGGGACTAATAGTGCCATTCGAAATAACTCCCCTACAGGCTACGATTTTGTAATAACTATCTTTATTTATAATTTTAATTTCAGAGAGATTAGAAACCTATTAATGTTATTGACTGATATCACATCGAAAGTCAAAATGTCTCCAGCAATTATAGTTTTCGTCCAACCTGTAAGAACATCATCACGAACTTTTCTAGAGTTTGTCATTTGTGGATAAGTTCCACCAACAATAGAAGTAAATGTTGGAAATGTAGAATAGTTCGATTTTTTAATGTCTAGTGTTAAATCTCCCTGTTGATCAGATAAAATAGTTAAAGATTCCAATACACCACTAACATCTAAAGTTACAGATCCCTTATTACCAGATACCATTGATATTGATCCACTATCAACCACATAATTAATGGTTCTTGTCAAATCTGCAGTTGTTGCTAAAGCTATAATAAAAACATCATCACCAGGATTTGGAGCAGAAGTGAAAATTATATTATTACTTGAAGTGGTATAATCTTCATTTGGTTCCATCACCAAATTATTTTTGACAACAATTAACTGTTGATCATTAATTGGAACATATGATGTAGATGATGAATAAAGTCCAAAAGTATGGGCAACGCCAGTAAATTGGGAATTTATATTATCTAAAATAATATTCCCATACTGTATTGATTTTGTTGGAATTTCATAATCAACTCCAATCCTATACGGACCTGGTTCATTTAAAGTTACTATATAATCGGTCATTATGAAACTCCTGGAGTTACTAGAACATTTCCTTGAATAGCTCTTGTTCTATATGAATTTGGAGAAATAAGAACTACATCATAAACATATCGACCACCTTCTATAGAATCGGTTGCAGTATATCCCATAGATACTGCAATTTTACCGTTTAGTCTATCTACAAAACTAAGAGTTAAAGGATAAGAAGTTGAAGATGATGGATGTTTCCTGATTGAAGAAATACCAGTGTATCCAGTTAGGTTTAATGGTGCATTATTAGTATTCCTGATTGTAAAGGTGGCTTGAAAGTCAACCCCCTGTTCAAGAACTAGATTTACATTTCTTGCCGCCATTATTCTACTGTATTTTTAATTATTTATCAGTTAGAATCCATTTTTTTCAAAATCATTTTCATCATGTCCTTAATTTCATCTATTTCTTTTTGAAGTAAATCAACCTTACTAACATTTTCCTTTAGTTGATTGATTTCTTCTTTTTCCTTTAACTTAAGTTGTTTCAATTGAACATAAGAATTGTATTCAGAATCGGAGCAATTTAGAATTGCTCCACTAGATTGATCACGATAAAACCCTGGATTACCTTCTACTGGAATTCTCATAGTTATACTGAAGCAATTACTCGTAAATCTCTAATCAGAGGAACATATGCAAGATTTGTTCCTGTCATAATAATTTTAATTTGGAATCCATTAAACAATGGTAGATTCTTTGCAGTAAATTCATGTGATCTAAAATCAGCCAATGTGGATGATGGTACTACTTCAATATCTGGTTTTCCATTATTATCATATGGATTTATAACATTTTTATTTTCATCTAAGTTATCATATCCTGGGAATAATTCATATAACTGAGTAGTAGGATCTGAATCTGATCTGAAGAGTCTATACATTACTCGTATATCATTAGTACTATGTCTATATGCATCAAAGAAGACTTTCAAATTATCAGATCCCCTTTCCAATCTAACAACTTTAGTAACGTAACTAGCTGCAGAAGGGTCATTTAAGAGAGAATTTACTAATGGATTTGTAGCATAATTTGAAACTGTAGAATTCATTCTATTTCCAGTAGTAATTATATTAACTCTATCCAAATCAATAAGAGGAGAAACTCTAGAATCGCTGGTAATTAAACTAACTTCCATTGTGAAAGATTTTTTACCTGGATAATCTTGCAAATAATTATTTTCATTTACCTCTGAACATATTATCCTTGGACTGGAAAGATAATTTGTTGTGTCTAGTGCTATGTCCTCAAATCCCTGGTCAACGAATGGGGTAATACTATTATTATTTGGTGAACCTCCAGAAAATGTTCTTATTCTTGCAGATACAGTTGTACCTTGTGGAGTAGCTATAGCAATGTTTGGAGTAATTACGCTAAATGGTATATTTTGCGTAGCTTTTGGAGTCTTATAAGAATTTATTAGTTGTAAAGCATCATAAGAACCGCAAGATTTTGTTTCATTAAATGCTAAAGCTGGGAATCCATTACCATTACCTTCAGATCTATCTGGACCATTGGTACTTACACCTACTTTTAAGTAATAATGATCTAAATCTATTGGATACTTGGAAAAATTAGTATCAGCAAAACCATGTGTTTTGTTTATTCTTCTTAAAGAAACTCCATTAAGTTCATATTTAAATACTTGTTCTAATGCAGCATAATTTGAAGGTACTGTTGAATCTATACCTCTAGTAATGCCACTAAGTACATTTGTAGATGTAGTCACTCCAGTATATCTTATAATCTCATCTCCAATAAGAATATATCCAGGATTGGTGTTAGAAACTGGAACGTTTTCAAAACTAGTGAATATTCCTACAGAACTCAGAACAATGTCCGATGTAGAAGTTGAAGTATAACTAGAATTTATGGTTTGTGGTCTTTGGTCAGATTGTATAGAAGAAAGAGTTACAAAATTATTTGTGGCATACATTCCATGATTGGAATGTTTTACTTTAAAATGTAATCCATCAGTGACAACTTCAGAATAACTGACATTAGCACCGGCCAGTAAACTTGTTCCACCAGAACCAACAAAAATTAAATTCGATGAGCTATCTACGACTACATTACCTTGAACATTATCCAATAATAAGGTGTTGAATGATGATATGATTCCAACATTATTTGGTATTGATAGTAGAAGATTTTTTCCAAATCCACCCGTCTGAGAGTAATCTACTGTCAGAGTATCTCCATAAGAATATCCAGTTCCACCAACAGAAACAGTTGCGGCTATAGCTACTCCACCAGAAACAGCAATATTAACTTTTCCTCCACTACCTCTACCAGTAATAGGTAGTAAATTAACATTTGAATATACTGTATAATTTGATGTAAAACCAGTTCCAGGAGAAGTTAAAGTTAACGTACTAGAAATTCCTATTGCTCCAATAACATTCCGTAGTTTTCCACTAAATCCGGAGTTACCATACTGTAAAATTGTTAATCCAGGAGTCAGTGTAGTAACTTCAGAATTGGTTAGACTTCTACCAATACCAACTAAAACAGTCTTAGATATTGTTTCAATTGGATTGACTTGTAATGATGCAATTTGATTATTACCAATATTCAAATCTGGATTATAGAATCGTACTGTAGAAGTTCCATTGAAAAATTCCGCTCTATATACAACCAGTTTTAAATCTTCCAATTGACTTGGATCCCACGTTGCTCCGTTTTGGGACTTAAATAGGGATCCTAATAATGGTTGTTGAGAAACAATAATCTGTTCAGACTCAGATCTATTAATGGTTGAAATGTCTTTTTCACCCATTCTAGAAATCCAAACATTGTAGGAATTAGATGCTGATAGTAAGACAACGGAATATTGACTATCTGGAGCTAAATAAACTGGGGATGGGAAAGTAAAAGCTGTTGGTACACTTGCATCATCGGAAACATTAACCTGTTCCGGATCTAAAACAATTTCACCAAAAGGTACTATGGTTTGTGTTGGTAAACCAGTTTGCATTGTACGAATTTGCATCGTAACAGGGAGTCCAGTAGTATCTTTAGATCTAAAGAAAACTTCAACTTTTGTGATATAAACACCGTTAGTTTCTACTACTTCAAAAGATTGTGCTAAAGGATCAACAAATCTCTTTTGATTTTTTCCTCTATTTTTTAACTCTTTACACTTAGCTTGTTGTTGTTTTTGTTTCTTTTCTGGTTTTTGATTTGCTTTTGGTTGTTTCTTTTGTGGTTTTTGATTTGCAGGAGTTTGTATTGATCTGGTTCTAACTACTTCTTCTGAAGTCACTACTTCTGTAGAAGTTGCGGCTTGCAATTCAGTAGTAGTTTCAGATTCTTCTCTTTCATCAGATTGAGTAAGTCTTTCTACATCTGCATTTCTTGTTCTTATTGTAAGATTTTCTACATTAGCTAATGTTCCAGAAGAAGAGAAGTTTGTTTCTGCAGTGCTATCTGTTGTTCCAATTATTGTGGCGTTAGTCTTACTTGATGTAAGTGTAAAGGTTTTAGTTCCAGTTTCGAACTTAGGAGTTGATGGTAATGTTGGATCTGGAATAAAGAGAGATCCTATTATTGCGCCAGTATTATCAGCAATAAGTCTAATATTTGTAATATTAGCTACAGCTCCACTAGAAGCTCCAGTAAGAGTCATTCCAACAATAATATTGCCATAGAAAGCAGAATTTGACTGTAACTCTAAACTAGCGGTATCTACATTCAAAATAGTAGATGTAGTAGAATATGAAGTTGGTACTACTTCAGTTGTATTATAAGGGTTTTGCGAATAAGTTTGTGTTGGACTGTTATATGGACCATATTTGTGATTAGGACTTGCTAATCTAAATCTAACACTTACAGATCCAGAAACTCCAGTTACAGTTTCTCCTACAGAGAATGTTCCAGAAGCCATGGTAACTTCAAGAAGTTTTGGAATTATATACGATGACATGTCAACGTTATCAAAAAATGGATATACTAATCCATTTGGTTTCATTCTTCTTGCAACAAATTCAATGTTTCTACTTCTCATCGTATGAATTATGTCAGTAGAAACTACTCTGTCTCCTACATTAACACTGTCCCATCTTTCATTAACTTTATACTGTATACCACTTCTAGATTGATTAGTAGTTGTTATTGTAGAGACATTCTCAAACGTTGTAAATTCTTCTTCAATAGTAGTGGTAACTAGTGACTTACCTTTACCTTTTTTCTTAGCTTTATTGTTTTTATTTTTATTGTTATTTTTTTTCTTTTTTGGAATTTTAGAAACATCTGTAGACAGAACTGTACTACCAGTTTTTATGGTTTCTACTGTTTGTCTACCGGCTTCACGAGAACCCGTCCAGTTTGTTTCCCATGCACCCCAATTGACTGGAGAAAGTCCAGTATTACTGTCTATACCTAACTGATCAATAGTTGATTGATAGTTGCCGTCACGATCTTCAACTTTTTCGGTGACTCTTGTTTCTACCCAAGTATCGGAAGCTGGACTCAAATCAATTGATCCAATCCAGTTAACAACAGCAAAAGGATTTACATTTTCAGATCTAGTTGCAAAATTATTTCTAAAATAAACAACATCTGTATAGTTCAGACAAACTACATCACCTACTTTTTTTGTATTTGGGGATCCAAGATCAGTTACAAATCTAAGATCTGCGTCAGGATTAGATGTATTTCCTACACCAATTACTGCTTCAGAACCTAAAAGAAGATCTAATGAAGTAGTATAATGTTGTGGTCTTAAATATCCATTCGCTGTGTCTATACTACATTTATAGGCAGGGTTTCCTAACCCACCACCAAAAATAGATTTAAAGTTGTCTACAAAAAATCCACATTTAAATCTATCTAACTGAGTTTGTTCATCTCGTAGAGTTAAATTTTTGGTATCCGTTTCCAATAGAGAGAGTGAAGTATAATACTCTACATTTTTCAATCTATCTTCCAAATTGGAAATATCTTTCATTCTATATCTCTTATGAGATGATAAAATATTTTTAACATCTGAAACATCATAGACATATGGAGGTATGACTATAGTTGATATTTCAAGACAATTATCTACAGGATTTGGTTCTTTTGGTTCTAATGAAGGTACTCCAGCATTTACAAAGAACTTTCCATCTTTACTCAAATACAATTTGTCAATTCTTCCCAAATAATATGAATAACCTAGATTTATCGATCTACCTTTTGCAAAATTATAGGGACTGGAATTTGAACCGGTGGTGAAGACTCTTGATCCAAATTCAAATGGAGATTTAGTTGCAGTAGAAACGTTAAATGGAACTACTCTTGGTCTTACATCAATAATATCACTAGCGGCAATATTTGAAATAATTGGTAAATCTGAAGTATATCTATCCTTAGCGTATGAATCTACAGTAACGAAGTGACCATTATCATTAGAATCAATGGTATAATTATTGAAAATTATTTTTAACTTTTTAGTTGGAGGAGAATCATCAGATCTTCTTGTTACATACGAATAATCAGAATACTCCGGCTTTTGATTTGGATTTAAAACAAAACTAGAAGTTATATCTCTATCACCTTGAACAAAGGAAGAGACAATAGCTGTTATTTGAGATTCTTTAAATGTAACTCTTTCTCCGGTTACAAAAGTTTTTTCATTTAAAAAGACAACCTCAACCTCATTTGTACTATTATTGGATACTAATCTAGCTGCTGCTCTACTTGCTTGTCCAAAAACTAATTCACCTTTTATTGAATTAAGTATATTTGCATTTAAATTTGTTAGAACAAGTCTTGGCAGATCTGGATCATTAGAATCCGAAGATTCATAAACAGCCAGTAGCTCTTCTACATCAGGTACATTTAAACATATATTTTTATCTTGAACTCTAGTTCCATATAAGGAATTATATGTCAAACCATCAGCTAGTGATGTTCCGGCTACACCAGAAGAAGTGTTTGATGATCCACTTACTATAAGTTCACTACATCTATTATAAACTTTATTTTTTGGTTTTAAATCTTCTTTTAAAAATGTGACGGTCAATCTTGCAGGTCCGTCTTGACTTATATTTTGCAGACTTACAGTTCTTCCCGATACAGTTAGTTTTTGATTGTTAAGTTGTTCAACATCCCCATTCGCAAAAGAAAGGTTGTAATATTCTTCATCGTATGGTTCTAAAGTTAAAGAAGTATCAGTTTCTAATACTTGATTTAGTCCACCAGAAGAAACTGTGACTGAATATGACTTTCTAATTACAATAGAAGATCCAGTAAGATCAGTTTCAGCAACGTTGTCATACTCCAATTCTGTATATAAGTATGCCTGATTTGTATTTAAAATCTGAGGAGTAACTTTTATCAGATTAGTGGTGTTTATTGTACTTCCTGGTAAAGATCCAGAAGAAACTCCCACAACATCGGTGGTAGGCTCAATAATAATAGAATTTGAAGTTGCTACAACTTCTTTTACTCTATTATAAGTAGGTACAGTGTTTCCTGAAGAACTGTATGAGATTATATCACCAGTACTAACACCAACATAAAATGTTGAACTTGATGTAGTTACTGTACTAACTCCTCCAGAACTGCCGGTAATTGTAAAAGTAGAACCTTGTGGAGAAAGATCTATTCCCCTGGAAAGAACAGTATCTGCACTAAAAGTAACACCGTTACCAACTACTTGTTTGATATCGGAAATACTATAATCTCTTACGGATTTAATAGTTCTAGATGCATCTATACCATTAATTTTTATTTCTTCATTTTGAGCAAATGTACCAGAAACTTGATAAAGTATTAACTGATTCGTTTCTGTGGCATTTTGTACTAAGTATCCAGATGCATTGCTGTTTTTGCCTTCAATAAATGCAGGTGCTTGAAGTGTGATAGTTGCATTTAAATTTAAATAAACATATGTCTGAATATCATATAGTGAAGTTTCATATACAGTTGAATTATTGACATATTCTGAACTTTTTAATTTAAAATCATATACTCTACCAACACCAATTTCTAGTCCAGATGCACTTCCACCCGAAACTGTTCTATTTGAATAAAATTTGACAGTAGAAGTAGAATCAAATCCTATTGGCACAGACCCATGAACATTGTTAAGTTCTAATTGTCTACCTAAAGTAAAGGGTACTGAAGAGTTTTGTACTTTTTCAGTTGTTCTAGTTTTTTCTAAATCAACCGAAATTGTATTGATGGTTTCTATTTCATATCCCCTTACATAAGCTTTACCTGGGGATATTTGAATAGACATCAAATCTTCAGATGGAAGATTCCCCGATTTCGTAATTTGACCTTCACCGAATACTCCACCATTCCCCATATTGTCGTTTAGGGATTCTTTTATGTTTACTGTAAACGGATTTATATAATAATCCCCAGATTCATCATAAGTTCTTCTAGCTAATTCATCCCTAATCAATGTTGAGTTAGTTTCTTTAACGAACTTTTGAATGATTCCATCTTCAAGTCGCATTAACTCAATAAAATCTTCATCATTTAAATCATTCAAAGATTTTTTAATTAGAGTTGCTGTTATCTTAAATCTATCAGCTCCAGGAGCCGCAAAATTAGAGAATCCCCTAGCATTATCAAATAGATCAGGATTTTGTTGAGAAGCTACAACAATAGACTCATTTATTAATAATCCAACTCTATATGATGGAAAACTAGAATATTGATCTAAAATTATTGATTGAGCACTAACATCTACAAAAAATCCTCTTATAAAATAAACACCATTTTCAATTTTAGCAGCAGAAGCAGATCCAACAGCATCTGTTACGATAGTTGTAGCAAAAGTGGAATCCGATCTAATTGTAGAAAGAGAGTATTCTAGATCTTGCAATAAGATTAAATTTTCACCATTAACAAAGGAGTTGGTCGAAAAATCTATTTCACTACTACTTTGATATTTTACATAAAGAGTATAGTTACCGTTAGTAGACTCTTGATCAGTAATATATCCTTGTACTAAAGCTCTAACTCCACTAGTCTCGCCTTTTATATATTTTCCTACTAATTCGGAAATATAAAGAGATACTGGTATACCTAAGTGGCTGGGGTCAATTTGAACGTAAAAATAATCGGGGTCGTAAGCAATTTGTCCAGGAATAACTACAGATCCTTCTTTAAAAAAGTGCTTACCAAACTTTTCTATTTGGCTCTGTAGAATAGATTGTAGAGTTGTTAGTTCTCTAGCCTGTATTGGAGTTCCTGGTTTAAACAGTACCCTTTGATAATTTTTAGTAGCATCAAAATCATCAAAATATGGAGATGCATTTAGGTTGGTATTTTGTGCCATGTTAACTTAGAACTCCAGTACAACTTTGATATCTTCTTTTTGGCTAGCAGATCTAGGAATTGGTTGCCTATTATCTATGTAGATAACTTCACCAGACTTTTTATTGAATTCGGCAGAACCTATACCAGAAACAAAATCTATCCCTAATTGGTATATTTTATTATTTATTGTAGTAGTAATACCGTTGAAATTTGTATCTATAGATAAAGCAGGACCTACAATAGAAGAACAATTAATTGTTGTACCATATCCAGCGTCAGGATTTGAAGTAAATTTCAAAATCTTAAATCCAGTTTCACTGGATGCCAATCCAGTTGGTTGATAATATTTTAAAACACCAGTTACATTGTCCCAAGAAGCAACAAAACCAATAGCAGTAGATCCAAGACCTACTGTTTGTTTAATTATAGAATCGACAGCATAGGTCGTATTTGTAGTAACTCCAGATAATTTTAATGATTGTAAACCACTAACCATTGAAGTATTAAGAACTTCCACATTACTATTTGGAATAGTTGGATTTTTTAATATTCCAACTCTAGCAAAATCATTACCAAGAATTACGTCTGGATTTGTTTCTAAAGTTTCAAATCTAGAATACAATAAAACTCGATAAGCACCAAGTTCACGATAAACATCATATCCATGACCACCTTTTGGTGGAATAATAACATTAAATGAAGCTACAGATGTCGTACCTATACCGGTATTACTTAAATTATTAATTGGTCCTCCAACTTGAGAACCAGGAGCTCCTGGATAAAATTGAATAGTACCATAAGTATAATCTTTTCCACCATCAGTAACAAAAACTTCAGAAACTTTACCAAAAGAGTCTATAGTTATCGTAGCTTTTCCTCCACTACCATCTCCTAAAATAGGGACATTAGAGAAAGATGTGGAAATTGGTTGATAATTAGAACCTCTATTATTGATTAATATTACTTCAATTTTTCCGTCAATAGCATTATTTTTTGTCGCTATGCTTTCTCCAGACTGACCCCATTCTTCTGGAACTGGAATATATTCAACAGAATCAAATTTAACTATTTCGGATGGTTTAATTGTATAAAGATATTTCCAAATATATCCATCTCCAGAAGTTCCTGCAGCTCTTGGTTCTAAGTCAATAAAGGATGGTTGATCGTAAGAAGGTCTTCCTTTAGGGTTCTCAGGATCAGTTCCATTCTGTAAACAGATATAAACTCTCAGATCTTCATTTACGACATAATAATTTGATTGGTAAAGAGAAGATGAATTAGTTACAGGAGTTAAATTATAAACATTATAATCATGTCTATACATTTCATAACTATTTCCTGCAACCCATTCTATTTTTCTAACCAATCTTCTTACATCCTGAGATGTAATTTGTTTCATTGCTATAATAGATTCTTTTATTTGAGCCTCTTCTTTAAATCCATCCAAAGGAGATGGAACATTGGTATTCCAAGTTGGACTACCTCCTGCAAGAGGATTGAGTGCATTAGGCATACCGATAAATGTATAATACTTATCAGTAGTACTAGCTGCACCAGTAAGATTCTTTACAAAATTTTCAGCATTCAATATTCTAAATTGATCTGATATAATAGCAGGCATTTTAAATAACTGGTTTTTATTTATTTATTTGTAAATTAGACTGATATCGTTCTAGTAACTTGTGGTGCTGTGGAAAGTCCGGTCAAACCATTATTTGTATTAATATCAAAAGCTTCTGGAGTTCCTAATGCCCTATTTTGATAATCATATATTTTACTCCAACTATATCTTCCGTAGAATCCATTTGTATTAACACCACTTACATCTTCACCTCTCTTATAAACTTCTATGTAATTTCCTGCAGGAGATTCTAATGGAGCAAAATTGCAACTTACAGTTACAATTCCAACACTAGCGGTAGTTACGGACTCTACCCTGTAAACTCCATCCAAGTAGGTATATGCAGTACCAACTCTGGAGTTTGGATAGTTAGACATACCACCCAAACTTGTAGTAATGCCCGTTAATGCATGTCCAACAGTTACATTACTATCAGTAATAATGAAATAATCTCCCTTAGAAAGTTGACTGGAATCGACTCCAAAATTATTAAGAGATGAATACCCAATACCTAATGTACTATTATCATAAGTCTCAGACTTCAGTATAAATTCTATTTTTGGAGAAGTTGTTCCTATTCCTGGAGTACCTGCAACAAAAGTATTAATTCCGATAATAGTTCCGAAATCACCGATAACTTTAAATGATTTAATAGTTTCTATCTTAACAATGTCTGGTTCAACTAAAACTGGAGGCTCATTATCTTGTTGATAACCAAATCCACCATTTGTAACTTCGACGGAAGTTAATATTCCTGAAGAAACATAACCAATAGCAGTGGCTCTATTGAAAATAGGATCACTATAAATTGCGGTTCCTGCAGATCCTACAGAAATATATCTTCCCTCTAAACCTAATGTTGGAACCTGTAAAATGTCCTTTAAATTATTAGGTTGATTGGTATCTCTATAAATCCATGTAGATAGATCAAAAGAGTAATACAAGTCGCCATTAGAAGTGATAGCAACGTAAAAATCATTATAATAAACATCTACTAGATTTTCAGAAATATTAACAGGCATTAATTGCAGAGAACTAGGATTCATACCCTTTAATACTACTCCAAAGTCTCCTACGACTACATAATTACCATTTACATAAATGACTTTATTTAAATTAAAGGATGTTGGACTACTATTTGAATCCCAAATTACATTATTAGCGGAAGATAATATTACGCCATTGTCACCTACTGCAACAAGTCCACTTGGAGAATAAGTTATACTATTAATATTTTGAAGTGTTCCTGAGAATCTACTAATTAACATTGTAGATCCTATACCAACTCCACCAAATATTGATCCTGCAGCTCCAACAGCAGTCCATGAATCTAAATTTGGAGAATAAACTATGTCATTTAGAGTTCCCGTGTAAGTTGTTGGGAATCTAGTTATAAGTCCTAAACCAGGAACTACACTTTCCTCCAGAAGGTTTATTAAAGTCCATGGACCAACTGTACTTCCATATCCAAGTGATTTAGAAACTATACCATATTCACCAACAGCCATATAAACATTTGTTCCACCACAAGATACGGAAGTAAAGTTTATTGTTCCACCAAATCCGATAGATCCTGTAGACCAACTTTCAGCATCAATACTTGTGGCATATAGAGAAGAGGATCCAACAGCAACCAAAGTATTTCCATAAATTAATGAGTTTAATTCATATCCTGTGGTAATTCCTGTAGAAGGTTTCCAGTCTTTAATTGGATCTTTTCTAGAAATCAATGACTTAGAAATACTGATGACAGGGTTTTGAGTATAGGCATAACCAACTCCACCATCAACAACACTAATAGAAGAAATTGTTGAAGAACTTGAAACTATAGATGTACAGATTGCTGCTGATATATTTTTAACTTCACTTATAACAACATTTCTCTTATCTTCACTTAATAAGTCAACATCACTAAAAATTGGGAACGCATTATCAACGTAAATTACAGAATCGGTTTCAGTTACAGACTTAATTAGTTTAGCAACAGGTCTAATACTACTCTTTAAACTTAATCTTGACTTAGAATAAAGTTGTCCGCTAATGATTCTATCATATTCCTGTTTAATCCAAGTTAGAGGTCTATTTTTATTTGGATCAGTAATTATTCCAACACTATTATAAGTAAAAGTGTCTATTTGATCTGAAGCAGATATTTTTTTGACAATTCTTTCCAATTGATCAGTATCAAAAAGATCAAACTCATTTTCTTTAATAATAATAGTGTCACCTTCTTTAAGGGTAGGTGGTGGAGTTACCTCCTCTACATCTATAGAAGATCCTCTGTAATATAAAACTGTGCAGGTGGAATTTTGTTTTGGAGCTTCAGTAAATAAAACTCTAGATCCAGAGAACGTATAAGAAACTCCAGGAATTTGTAAAATATCATTAATATAGATGAAAAGATTATTTTCTAAGTTTAAATCAGTTCCAGCGAGAGTTTTTAAACTCAGAATTTCTCTAACATTGTTATTAGTAACGGATAGTGTAAACTTTTTACGGAATCCATTGAATCTATCAGAAAAATCATCGAATAATATAAACTGTCCAGGATAAAAACCAGAAAACTTATCGGTTTGAACTTCTCTAACAGTTAGTCTAAATTCTTGGAAAACAGTAGATAATCCAGAATTTATCAGTAAATTTGGTACTTTTAATATATCACCTACTTTATATCCAATTCCAGGGTTATCTATTTTATAATCAATAATACTAGATCCTTGACCAACAGTAACTGAAATTTTTGCACCCTGGCCTACTCCAGAAGAACCGCCAGTATATGCTACTCCCAAATTACTATAGGCAGTAGGTATTCCTATTACAACTTCTGGGATGGAGGTTGTAGTGTAACCAGATCCAGCGTTAACAATTGTGAACCCGGTTATTGTACCGGCTGCACTAACTGATGCAGTTATACTTGCTCCAGAACCAACAGTAGAATAAATGCCTACAGTTGGAGGTAATCTATATCCAGATCCACTTCCAGTAAGAGTTAAAGAAGAAATAGTTCCAGCTGCAGAAACATTAGCCACTGCACTCGCGCCCAATAAAGGATAATATCCATATCCAGTAGTCACACCGACTTTAACTATTTTACCCGCACTAGGAGTTCCAGTTAAAAACTTAATTACATTTTCGGAAGTACCGTCTATATCATAATCCGTTCTAGGACGTTGGAAAACATTATTAATTAAAATTATAGGATTATTATTGATATTTGTTGATGAATTAGTATTATTGAATAGAGCAGTTGTTGTAGATCCTTTAGTTTTTGCAGTAAACTCTGTAGCGGCTATTCCAGTAAATGATAAAGATATATCATCCAAAATAATATTCTTATCTTCAGGTTCACCAGGATCAAATTGTCTAGAGAAAACTCTTCCACCAAATATAGATCCAGTTTTTAATCCTACTGGACCAATTTTTCCATATGGTGCTGTAGTGAAGTAAATTACATCTCCTACAATATTATAATCACCAGTTAATACGGTACAAGCTACTCCAACAGTATGGACTCCTGCAGAAGTTCCCAAATATCCCCTTTCTACTTTAATAATATCAGTTCCTGCGACACCGATATTCTTAACAACAACATATTCGGAATTCATATTAATGATGTCACCAGTATAAAGAGAAGATATTCCAGTTAAAACTTGTATTAAAGTTGTAGAAGCTGAAGAAACAGGGGAACCTAAAGTTATGGATAATGATTTACTTCTAATTGGAGTCTGAATAACTCCATCTATGGTGATAATAGAACTTGTATTGGGTTCTTTGTACTCAAATGAATGGATTCCAGTACCAAAACCAACTATATTGAGTATAGTTGCAGTAGATAATCCTGATAATTTAAACTTACTATCATCCAATTTAGTGACAAATACAGATTTTGGAAGTTTATTCGATCCAAGAACAATAGGTGTAAATGAAACATTATCGTTAGAATTAGAACCACCTATGTAAGTGCCTGCAATAGAAATTACGGAGGTAGATGCATATCCAGATCCGCCATTGGTAACTTGTATTGAACTTATTTCTCCATCATTGTTTCTAGAAACACTAAATGTAGCTCCATTTACATCCAAAGAGGGAACATTTGAATAGGTTTGATTTGCTGCCGCTTGAATTACTGTTGGTCCAGTTGAACTTACTACAAATGAGAGATTATTTGTTGGATTAGATCCTTTAAAATAAGTACCAGCTATAGATACTGTTTGTCCAACGGCAAATCCTTTTCCACCTGAAACCAGAGAAATTGATGTTGATAATGGTTGTCCTGTTGTTGCAGAATACGAAACTACTACATCGAACACAGCATTAATTCCACCAGAAGTACTGGTTCCTACTACATCATTAAATAATTGCGTTGTTGGACCTGCTGGAACTAATACCGTAGAAATTCCAGTTATTGATGTTGTAATAGCAGCACCATACCCATTTTCATAAATTGATGTTCCATTATAATTACCAACCTGCATTAAAATATCTTTAATTTCAGTGGTATATGAAGTAGTTGCTATTCCAATTGGAGTTCCAGAATAGGTATAAATCAGTTCTTGACCACTTTGGAAATTGTGATTATTGAAAATAAAAGTATCAGTGTCAATCTTAATTACATTTGAATCAGATCCACTAAACTCTCTCTTAAATAGTGGATTTCCATTTGATGTTAATTTAAATGTGGTTAAACCTACTATAACTCCACCTCTTGTTATGGATGGATAGGTTATTTCTGGACTAGAGGCTGTTCCTAATCCTATTATTGTAGTAATAATTCCAACATAATTCACAATTGAAGATTGAACATTAGCACAACAACTAGAACTATAAGATACACTACAATCCGAATCTGCTAAAATTGAAAAATTATAGTACTGACTGGTAGATATAAATGCTTTTTCTACCGTGCCGCCACCAACATATGTGTGATCAATAGTAGATATTCCTGGATTTATTTCTATCGTACTCAAACCTATTCCAATAATTTCATATACAAATCCTTTTGGTGATAATGGGCCGTTTCCATCCAAACCTGCACCAAGATTTGGGAATATTGCAGTACTTATTCCTCCACCAGAGTTGCAAGAAAAAACTAGATTTTTAACTACAACGTAATCACCAACAGAGGCATTTAAATTAACTATATTTGCGGGAGTTAATCTAATAGTCTGAATTCCAGTAACATTATTATAAGATGAAGTTGTTATTGCAAATGGAGTTCCAAGTTGATATGAAGTTTTAACTCCAACATTATTAATAATGTATTTTGATATATCTGTTATGTAATTATAAGCAGATAATCTTTCAGTGGTGATGCCAGAAATATAACTTGTTCCAATACCAGACCAATAATCCAGTCCCTGGCCTACTGATTTATTGTTAGAATTGTACTTAATGTCATGAGATATAGCATCTACAACATTTCCTATTTCTTCAGTAAAACTGGTTTTACTCCATCCAACACTGGTAACTATTCCAGGATAAGTTGCAGTGATAAATCCAACTACTTCTTGCTGAATAAAAGCTTTGTTTCCATCTAATAGATCAGAAGCATCAGCATAAGTTCCATCAAGAGTTTGAATTGATGATCCATCAAATTGACTACTAATGTCATCTATTGTTACAACTTTATTTGTTTTATTTAAAATATAATTTCTTAAAGCAATACCTTCATTAAAGAATACCTTCTCTACAGAACCATCATCAAGAAAATCTTCCTCATAAACTAAATTAAAATTACTTCTTTCACCAATAGAAATTTTATTATCAACATTAACTAGGAATGATGATGCTGATTCTAAAACTGTTGGTCTTAGATCTGTAGATTTTGATATACCAATTTGAACTTCGGGTTGAGTAGCCTCGGTAACGATTTCTAAGTCTGAAAATTCTTTAAATCCGGATGGATGCACCAAGGATCTTACAGATTCTCTCCAAGAATCATAAGGTATTTCGCTCTTAATAGCATAAGAAAACTTTTGATAATAGAAATTATCTGAAATTCTTTGTTGGAAATCATTTAATATTCCAACAGCATTGTCTATCACTCCAACTTTATCTCTGGAAACTCCTAAAGTAGAGTTTAGATTAAAAGTATCAAAATATTCAACTACTCCATTTATTTTGGAATTTTCTCCAAATATTCTGTCTCCAACTATCAAACTTCCAGCAGAATCATTTATTCTCAACTGGTTTAGTTCATTATCCCATCCACCCTCCATTACATTTCCAGAGAAGACTCTAGAAGTTACTCTTTCTCCAGACAGATAGTTAACATTATCATTTAAGATCATCTCAAATGATGGCATAGATTTTTTATTAACTACATATCCCAAAGTAATGGTATCATCATAAGTACCAAAATCTCCCGTAGAAATACCAGACATACTATAAGTAATGGTTTTATTTTCTACGCTAGTGGAAGTAATTTTAAAGAATCTATATCCATATGATTTAGAATTAAAGTTTGCCTTGGATGAAGTGGAATTAGTCAGTCGGCAACCTTCAATAAAAATTTCATCTCCAACTGCGAAAGGAAAATCAATTTGTGTATTCCCAAAACCAACATTAATAAAATTAGTATCTAATAATTCTAAAGTTACATCATTTCCAGAAACAGAAACATTATCAATATCATATCCATTAGAATTATAAATTGAGGAAATTTGTAGTGGTGAACTCAAAGAAGTTGAGTTGTTAACTATAGTGACTTTTGTTACTGAACCTCCAGTTATATCAGCTTTTAATTTTATTGATGGGTTATCCTTTACAAATAAAGTCGGAGCAGTATTATATCCTCTACCTCCAGTTAAAATACCAACAGAATCTATAGTTAAAATATCTCTTATTCCAATAACTGTTGGTACACTTAAAGAAGGAGTTAAAGTTGGATCTGTTGGATAATCAAATCCATCTTTGATTCTCTCATAATCTTCGACTCTACCTATTTTGGAAGATTTGAGTTTAATAATAGCATTTTCACCAAATTGCGTGTCAATTCCTTCAACAAAAGGTAATTTTTTATAACCTCTTCCTGGGAAATTAATTTTAAGAGAATTTATTGGACCTAAAGCCGTTTTAGATTTTGTAGTATAAGTAACATTTTCATTAGAAGAAATATATGCCTGTTCTTCAAGCTTAGTTAATTTTTGACTTAGATTGAAAGTAAATGTAGTATCATTTGGCACTGAAACTATATAACTCTTATCTAAAGAGTGTTTAGTTACCGTTAATTTATTATTTCCTTTTACTTCTCTATCGGATGTTATTTCTTTTTTTCTAAGATCTAGTGGATTTTTAGCGATTAAATTATAATACAGTAATTTAGGGTATTGTTTATTAGATGAATCTAAAGTAACGTAAGATCCAAAAGTTCCTGGTGATTCCAAAGTTCTAGAAATAACAAAGTTATCAATATCATTTCCAATAACCTCTACAGTATTTTGGAAATCGGGATCTTCATAGAATTGTAGATCCATTTCAAGAAGACTTGGATCAGACAAATCAAATTTTATAATACTACCTTCGACAAAATTCAATGGAGGGTTTATTAGATAAAAACCATGCGATACATGTCCAGTTGATGTAAGATCTATTACATTGGAGTTCTTAATATCAGATTCATATTCACAAAGTTGAATTCTATTCAGATTTAGTCTTAAAATATAATAAGTACTATTATTTTGCAATCCACCAACAGTACTTCCCTCAGTATGATAAACTACTTTATCTCCAGTTTTTAAAATAGCTGACCCAATACCTATTGTATTATCAGCAATAGAAACATCAGTATTAGCGAAAGGTATTTTTGCAGTTGTTAATTTTCTTATTTCAGGATTATAAAGAATCTTTACTTCATCTAGTTCTCTATTATTAATACTGAGATTAACTATATCATTATTACTTAATCCATGACTACTAGTAGTAGTTACTATACCATTATGTTTGGAAATAGATCCTTTTATTTCTGGATATAATGTTGTCAGTGAGTGTGCTGAACCAATTATACTAAATGAGTAATCAAAATTAACAAATTCTACTGAATTTAAATTAGTTCCTATACCACTAGTTGTGGTAAATCCAAGTGTCGATAATCCAATATGATCTTTACCCAAATTAACGGCATAAACTATTTGACCATCTAAAAGTGGAATACTTACTCCACTACCCACATTATTAAAATATAAACTAGTTCCACCTAAACCTGGACCATATAAAAGAGGTTCACCAGTGTAAAATCTATGATTTGGTATATAAATGGATCTGGATGGGATAACCCTGGCTTCAACAGTGCTGGTTCCAATACCGACAATATATCTTATAGTTTTATCTGTTCCTGTACCTACAGTTTCTTTTGGATTGAAAAATGTTACACTATTTTCAAAGGTAGCTTGAGTTACAGGACTCTTTGGTACAAACTCAAAACTTGTTGGCAATAACCTAACATTATCTATTCCTGCTGTATGAATTCCTGGATTTGCTAACCTATTAACATAAAATCCAGATCTAGGAGCAGATATGTCAACTATCCTTAAAATTTCTGTTCCTATGCCAATAACATCATTAACATTAAATCCGTTTATGTCCTTAACACCAATAAAAGTGGTAACACCAGAAGCAGCAACTGTAATATTTTCAGATAATTGAACTGTTTTATTTTCTACTGATACTTTCCAGTTACCTTCCAATTCAGAAGCAGTTATGGTAGAAACACCAGTTATCGTTATCACTTCACCATTAGAAAGTTCATGTGGTTCTGTTGTTTGGACGACTACTACATCATTTTTAAATAAGAATGTAACATTTTCTATTTTTACATCCTCGATCATAAAAGATTCTATTTCTTTTCCTTTTAAAGAATCTACTACAATATTTGCTCCAGTTCCAGATGTATTCTTATTATTAATTAAAAGTCTATCATTTATTCTATAATTGTCCCCAGGAGAAAATATAACTGCACTCTCAATACCGGAATCCTGAACTTCCTTAACTCTAAATTCTTGTTTATAAGTATCAGAAATTTTATCAATCAAATCATATCCAGAATTATTACTATTAATATAATATGGGCCAATATTTCTTGTTATTCTATATGAAGATAGATCCGTATCTTGATTTATTTTTTGTAAGAAATTGTCCTCTATTGGAGTACCTCTAAAATATTTTCCAATAATATATGGATATGTTGGAGAGGATTTGCCAGTAGGATCAACAGTTATTGAACTAAAGTAAGCATAAGTTCCATTAGGATACTGTGGAGTTTTACACCATCTTCCATTATATTGATCTAAATCTCCGGATCCGGTAAAAATATAGTCATCAATGAAATACCCTGCAATAAACCCTGGAGGTCTAATTCCTGGCGTTAAATCAGGTTGAAGTTCATAACTTGTTTTTAATAGTCTTATAGTACCACCAACTAATGGATCATAGCCATATGGTCCGTAAATAGGATATCCATCATAAGAAAATCCTAGTATTGGAGAGTGTACTTTATTATTTGGACTTTCTTTATTTGTTTCGGTAAAGTTATCATCTAATTGATATCTTAACTTTTTAGGTGCATAGAAATTTATAAATTGTAATCCAAGATCTTCATTTTTACTGGGGAACAATACTCCATCATCTTCATTGGAAATTTGTCCAGAAAGTTTAATTACCTGATTAATTTTCCATTCATTAACATTTGCTAGGAACTTAGCATCTTTACCTCTATTAACAACAGTTAATACGGTATTAGAAGATGCATATCCAACACCTCCACGTAATACATTGACACCAGTTACTCTACCATTCGTAACTATTGGGTCAATTTCAGCAAAAGATCCATCTCCACTTATTACAATATCTGAGTCAGCTCTATATCCATTTCCACTGTTTATTATCTTTACATCTATAATAGAACCACCAAGAATAATAGGTTTTAATACACACTCAGAAGTTACGGTCTGAACTGTAACCAAAGGTCTTCTATGGAAATTTAAAATATCTGTGCAACCATATCCAATGCCACCATCTTCAAGATAAACATCAGATATTGATCCCAAAACCACAGGTTGTAGAATGGGAGTCACTATACTACTTTCACCAATTTCGGAAATAGTTTCTACATTAATTGTAATTGGCGGATATGCAATTATATGTGTACCAAGGCCTACACTAGAAAACTTAACATATTTTTTATTTGAAAAATCTTCTTTGGAAAGAGTAGTTCCAATACCAGCTACAGATAACTTAAATCTATTTGCATCTAAAACTTTTACATAATAATTAATTGATGTCGATAATCCTGAAATTGGAGTTCCAGTATGATTATATGTTACTAATTCACCATCATTAAATCCATGTTTAGTCGCAAAAATGTAAGAATCAAAAGTGTTGATACCTACAGTTTCTCCTGTTGTAAATTGCGATGGAATTCTTACTGCTCTGTTAGAATAACCTTTACCGGGATCCTTTACATAAACCCTAGTAATAGTATTTTTATTTTTTAGTGTTTCTAAAGAATGAGAACCAGAACTAATACCAGTTATGTTTATTTCATTTGTTTTATCAACTGCATCTGTGAAGGTATTATATAGCTTAATAATTTTTTCAGAAGAAACCCCAACAAAATAATGAGATTTATCTACTAATCCAATTATGTTAGCGTTTCCATTTGAATTGTAAATTATTTCTTCGCCGTCTACGAGATTATGATTATTAATAAAGGTAATAGAGTTTGATCCAACATCTACAGATATACTTGGTCTAAAACCAACAGTAATCCTTGACTTTACTAAATTTGATTCTAATACGCATCCACTACCATTTCCGCCAGTTATAGTAATTTTTGGTTTTGTTTGATATCCAATTCCTGGATTAATAACTTTAATAGATTTTACTTCACCACTTAAATTTAAGTGAGCTTTTGCATTAGATCCTTGTTCATCTTGAATTATTATTTGTGGAACATTTACAACATCATAATCTTTTCCAGAATTAGTTACCTCAATTGAACTCAACTTTCCATAGTAAATATTTTCGTCAAATAATGTTGGAGATAGTATCTCAACTCCATTTGATAAAAGTCCTATTTGTTTATTATTGGTAGATCTTTTATTCTTATCATCAAAAATTTTCTTTCTACCAGTAAGATCAAACTTTTTAAATATCTTTTGATTTTTTATGATTTTATTTTGATATCCAGATTTATAGATAAAATCTAAATTACCAGTTAATGGATTCAGTGTAATATACTTCTTGGAGAAAATATCATTTTTACTGAAAGATAATTTTATGTTATCTAAATCTACTCTAGTTACAAAATAAAATCCAGTAGATAACCCTGAAGTGGAATTAGTACCTGGATCATAATAAACAGATTCTCCAGTTTGTATATTATGTCTTGGACAATAAATTAAACTTGTGGAAGAAGCTCCTACTACCGAGATTGTTTTTTTAGTATCAGAAGCCTCAATAGTATAATTTGGTAAACCAGTAGAAGTTACATAAAAATTTTGTTCTTTAAAATCAATATAGGTATTTTGTACTCCGGATGGGATAATATTAATATATGAATAATCATTGGAAAAATGACTAGATTTTATGATTAAAGTTTTTAATATTTTAGAATCCAAAACATTAAAAGTAGACCCAGTAACTTGAACTAGAATTCTATTAGTATACTTTTTAATTGTATCTCCAGCTGGATACTCTACATCTAGAATGGTAGCATCAGAAATATTTCCTAAGATATCTTCCAGTTTTATAGTCTGTTCTTTATAAAAAGAAACCTCATCATATAATATTATCCTATACTTATCGGAATCTACCTGAGATACATTTTTTATATTGTGATTTGTTGGAACATTGTATATCCAGCTACTAAATTGATAGCTAGAAGACATATCCTTACCAAAACCTGATAGTCTTATCTTATCACCTACTTTTAAATTGGAAGTTTCTGAGAAATCTATAGAATCAATTACATTGATAACTCTAAAATCTACTTTAGATGTATTACCAACACCAATGTAACTGTAAGCAAATTTCTCTTCTACAATATCCAAAGAAAAGTCAAGAGGCTTAGTAACTCCACTAACTCCTAAAAATTGATTGCTACTCTTATCAGAGTAAGTAATTTCTATATAATTAGAATCTTTTGGTTTTACTAAAAGTTTTCCAGATTTAGAAAATCCAATAGTAGAGTCTACAAGAATACTATTTGAACCTGCAGGAGTATATTCTAATACTTTAGTTTTACCAGAAACTTGAAATACTCCACTAAAAGAAGTAGAGTCTAAAGATATTTCATAAAATAGTTTATTTCCTATAGGTCTATATTCTACGTTATAAATCGAAGCACTAACTGTACCTATACCAGGAAGATTTTGGTATAAAAAATTTCCTTTTGTTTCTGTTGGATCTCCTCCAGAAATTTTTTCTACTAAAATATTTTTTGTTACAAAATAGCTATTAGATGAAGGTACTAGTGTATAATCTTGTGGTTTAATTATTTGAATATCTTTACCATATAAAATTTTGAATAAAATTTCATATGATGAATTTGTTCCTTTGGATCTATAAAAATCTTTAATTCTTGTTAAAATATTTTCTGAGGAAATTCCTTCAGAAAAAGATCTTGATTCAAATCCAGGTACAAATTCATATTTAAACTTTTCAAAGAATTCTACTAAAAATAAATTACTTAAATTATATACAATAGAGTTATCTTCGTGTTCTTCTGCTTCTGTTTTCTGAAATTGTAAAAACTCTGAATTTTGTGTGGATTTTATTTGATCTATTCCACTAAATCCTCTTATACATCCGATAAAAGATGTGGCAGTTTTTTCAGTATAAGTTATAATTTCATCATCTATCTTTAATAGTCCATATTTTTCTGGCCAAGAATCAGTACTATCGACATTAATGGTACTATCTGACGCATAAATGTACCCATTTAAAGTCGTTGACTGAACTAAATCATTATTATTAAAAGCCTCTACACTTTTATAAAACTTTATGTTATCAACTAAATCTATAGCACCAGACTTATGATCTAAAGAATTATAGTAAGACTTCAAAAAAACTTTAAATAAAGGAGATTCCTCATTTAAAAACTCTGGAATCTGAGATTCCACGATGTCGTTGATTCTAACTCTCTTGATATCTGTCATTTTATCTAGTGTACTTTCCGTTTAAATAACTTGAAGTCGGTGTAAACAATGTAGCTGCTGTATTTTCACCTGATGTAATAATATCTTCTATAGTATTTACCACAGAATTTTGAACATCAATTTGTAAGTAAAGATCTTTTAATCCAATAATATCATTTGATTCTGGAACTGCCTGAACCTCAATAAATCCATTTTGAAGAGAAGATCCAGTTATATTTACAACGTCCAATAATATTTCTCCACTCTTATAATTTATTGTTCCAGCATTGGCTTTAATTATTACAGGAACATTATTTTCCACTTTAAAGAAGAAAATTCTTCCACTAATATCATCAATCTGGGTATCCCCCATATATAGAGTTTCATCAACTCCACTTATAGTAAATCCAGTAGATTTTACTGAATAACCGCCTCGTTTGATGTGAACTCTATTACCAAAACAAACTTCATACGTTGCAAAAGTATTATAAGCAGGAGTAAAATCTCTCCTCATTCTAACTTTAGTAATGTTGGAAGTGATTGCTTGATCAGTTCCATCAATCAAAGTATTGATTTTACTGAATTTAAATCTTCCACCAAAACTATTTACATCACTAGATCTAGCATATGATGTAAGAGTATTTAATACTTTAGTGCGTAATCCATCTGCACTTGATACTTGGTTTACATTGTAATAAACTGTAGTATCAAGTTCAATATACAGATATGAAAGGTCTATTATTTCTGGTCTGATTCCTGCAATAGAATATTGTTTTAAATTTCTTAAAATATCTTCTTTTGTAATTTGCGATAGAAAAGTACCATTTCTAGGTTTAATAGAAATAAAAACTTTTCCATATTCTGGAGGATCTAATTCTTCACCACCATATGCAGTAACAGATTCCACATTACTGTATACATAAGGAACTAATCCTTTGAAATCATTTGCAGTAACTGCACGGAACTGGGATGCATAAACTCTTGGCGCTAGGTACTTGATAGAGTCTACACTTTCTATTTCATCGCCGTTTTGGGACGCAGAAAGTGTTCTGAGTAGGGAGATGCCAGTTGATACTGCAGCCTGGTTATTATCCCTTAGAACCCCTGCAAAAGTAAAATTAGAAGCACTGTTACCTAAACTACCATTAGTCACAATGTAGGTCACTATAATGTCACTACCGGATGCAGGTTTTTTTCCTAAGATACCGTCACCAAAACGAATTTCATATTTTTGGTCAGCTACTTCTTCAATAAGAAACATTCTTGTATCTGGACCAACATTCAGAATATCAGTATAAAGAGTATATTGTTCTGTTACTGAGTTTCTTACTGATACCCTAATTGTTGTAGTATCAATATTTACATTAGGTAAAATAAATCTTTGATTTTTCTGGGATGAATCTACTGTAAAAGTACTTGTTAAATAAACCCCTTCATAGATTTCTAGGTTCTCAAATGTAGCAATACCGTTATTATCAACTGGAGTTGTTACATCCTCTGGAATAGAAAAAATATAATTACCATCTCTTACAGCTCCAAGTGCTACTTGACCTGCTTGAATCTTTAAAGTTCTAGCCGCACTTGATGTAGTTAAGTCAACATTAAAACTTATTCTAGCTTTTGCAGATCTTCTCGATCTTGGTGTATATCCAATGTTACGTGCAAGAGAAACAATATTTTCTCTTAGTGTTGCACTGTCCAAAAATACTTCATTAACCGCCATGTTTGTATTAAAGGCGGTAACGTAGCTATTATATGCGAGTAAATCAATCAGCGTAGAAAAATTAGACCCTTCAAAATCAAAATCAGTAAAATCACTGTTGGATCTAAGGTAATCTTTAATTTGTGTTCTTAGATCATTAAAATCTAAGTTGGTAAACTGATTGAATGACATTAGACTCTAGTGGGTTGTAAAATAAATTCTATACTTTGTGTTGGTATTGGTAACCCAACTATATCATATGAAATTCTAATATTCAAATCATTCGACTCTTCTGTATATGTAACTAAAACTGTAGATTGATTTATTCTTGGCTCATAATTTTTTAATAGAGTCGAAATTTCAAGTTCAAGTTGGTATGCAACTTCAGGACTTTGGAGTTCAAAAATAGAACTATCAACATTAGTACCCAACAAATCATTAAAAAATCTCTCACCAACTCTAGTTCTAACTAAATTAATGATAGATTTTTTAATCGCATCAGAATCAGTAATTGCAAGAATATCATTTGTCACAGGATTTCTCACAAATGACAGACTAATATCTTTGAATTTGCGAGAAATCCTTACCATTACTTAAACTAAGGGTATTTATTATATCTATAAGACTTTTTTACCACTTTTTACCGTAAGTTGGTTCTGTTCCATACTCCCAATCATCGTAATCTTGGTCATTACGGATCTTCTCATGCAGTTCAGTTTGTTTCTTTAGATCGTGATTGGGTGCAGTATCATGAACGATCTCTTGTAGAACCTTTTTTTCTGTAAGAGGACTATAATCTGTGACGAGTTTAGTAGTTCCCCACGTTTGAAACATGTAATTTTTGTCTCTATCTACTGGAAAATTGGACATTTTTAGCTCCTGATTGTAAAAATCAGAACTTTTTACGGGGTTGCTATCCCGAAATGTCGTCTTCTTTTACTAGTTCGTAGTCATCACCAAGGATTTCCTTCAAATATTCCTCATTCCAGTAATTATAGTACTCTGATTTTGATAATTGTTTACGAATCTTACTTAATTTAATCTTCGATTGACACAAAATTAAATTATATTTTGAATTATTAGTCTTTACGCCATTGATATAAGTATCTTTTGTTGACAAATCTTCAAAGAATTTGTAATAGGTAAACTTTTCGTTGTAAAATTCTACCCATTTTTGAATTTGATCAGGTCTCCAAAAACTTTCTACAATAAAAACGATGACATCATGACCTGGCTCAGGTACGATGTCATCGATAGGAGTCTCTACAATGCTAGTTTTTGAATTAGAAGCGTATGGACAAACGGCGAAACCACCTAATTCTAAACGTTGTTTAGATACTTCAGCGATCCACTCATGAATATACGCTTCTTTTTCGGTCATATCAACCTGCAGCTAGGGGAGAGTTTGGATTTGGCTTTACTTCTGGAGCGGCTTTAACTTGTGAAGCAACATCATAAGAAAAAACATTGGCTTCAGAAGGTGCTTCTGGTTCCGCATTAGGTGATGTTTTTGGATCTGAATCAGCCATCTGTATAATTAGATTAATTTGAATTATTTAGACTTTTCCTTTGGTTGATATCAACCTTTCCCTTGACCACGGTAACGTTTACGTGCCCCATTTCGACTGGTGGCAGCATATTTAGTATGCTTTCCAGTTCCTTGACGACTTTTCTTAGGTGTCGATTCAATGACTACCTTGTTAGACGATGATTTTTTTGTTGCCATTTTGAATACCTCACAATTGTTTTACATACGCGCCAAAAATTGATTTTTTAACGCGCCGAAGATCAGATAATACGAGTCTTCTCGTGTCCAACGCGAATCTTAGGATCGCACCAGATCTCAAAGCCCGCTGCCTTTGCATCAAGACAGAAGGATACGTCTTCTCCACACATATCCTGAACTTCTCCAGAGTCAAACACTTGCATCTTCGGAGCGAACCAAGGATACTCTAGAGACTCAAATACACCCTTCTTAATCAATACCCAACCAAAACCAGTGTAGTCTACTGTGAATGGCTTACGACGCTTACTCATCGTATCACCAGTCTCATGATTCATGACTCCACCATTCTTCTTGAAGTCATCTTCCTCAAGCCAATGAGCAACTGAAGTAGTCTGACCATCTTCAGTCATGTACCAACCAGCCGCAATGTCACGATCCATTGCTACAAGACGATAGAATGCCTCAGTGTTGAATACAATGTCATTATCAATCCACAGTTGATAATCATACTGCAGTCTTCCATCCCAAGGAATCTGCTTTGGTCCACGAAGAACATTTGCACCTAGTACTTTGCAACGTGCAAAGTTAACCATGGAAGAATAGTCCTGTGAAATTTGAATACTTGCACCAGACTGCACAAGATCAAAACACAACTGTACGAAATTCTTCAGAAAAATATATGAACATCCACGTCCAGGAAGACAGAAGATAATCGATTTACCACGAATCATTTCCTTCGCGGCTTCAATATCAAAATCATCCTCGTTTTTCTTTGGAGTCGGAGCGTTTGCTTTAATTGTAAATCCTTTTGACATAAAACTAGAATTGCGACGTAATTATTCTACCACTACAAATCAATTCATGCAATGGTTTCTGGATTATTTAGAACGTATGTAACCTTAGCAAATCTGAGATCTTCTTCAAGATTACAGTATGCTCTGATGATCTCCACCTTATGTTTCAAATCACACTTCGAAACATTCTGTGCAATTACATAACCATCTACAAGTATATTATACACACTCCTCTTCTACTTTTGCAAGCAGGTCCTCAATCTCAGACTTTAGAGAATCATTGATAATTAAAATCTTATCAGTATCCAAACGATGTTGAATACAATCAATAAGTAAATCCTTTTCGTAGTGATCTATTTGTAATTCCATGTATTCTGAATGTTCATCTCAAACATTATATATTCATTTCGTCTTTTTAGACCATAAGATTCTAACACACTCTTGAATACAGATCAAGATATATGTACATTCATCAACAATTGTAATATCTGTACCATACACATTCTCATAAAGATATCGAAGGGGACTTTTCATGATTACTCAAAGTATCTCTAAGAATTTATGAAAGGGGGTTTTGAGTGTTTTTGGCTGGCGAAAAAAATTTTGAGTCGTGTGAAGCTTTATGAGCGCTTTTTGGGGTCGTTATAGATTAGGGTAGTGAGCGTTTTTTGAAATAGGGGGCCACCGCGCCCCGCGCTATAACAAACGGGCGCATAAACAACTGCTCAAAGTGCTCATAAGATCACGAACACCGCTGCTCGTCTACCCTGTATTCGTGTCCCCTCCAAGTGCTCATAAGCCTCAGAGGGGACGCACACTCTACCCCATCAGCCGCTGGTCTTGAAATACGCAGCAGCATTGCCCTCCATCACAGCATTCTGTGCATGTGTGGCATGTCCGCTGTATGCCTGACCCTTACGGTTAGTGTTGGTGCGGACGCCATTCGTGCGGCTCATGAGCAGTTCAGATTTCCGAGCCTTACGGGTGGGGAGCACGGTGTACTTAATCTGCCCTTGAGTATCAGCAATCAGCAGGTCGAGTTTGGTAGCGGTTGCGACGTTAATGGTGCTCATGGTGTTAGTGTGTGGTGAACGGTTAGAATAGACGAAGCTCAGAGTTCTTTGATCACTTCGTCGAGCTCATCGTGGTTAAGCTCAGAGTCGTTCCAGAGTACACCATCAGGGGTGCAGCTCATACCGTAGTGATCAATCATAAGCTCTTGGAACTCGGCATAATCTTCACAACGAAGAGCAATCTTATACAGACTGTACTCATTGCCAATCCACAGAGCAGCATTCCAGGTCTCATAGTTAGCATAACCGTTGTAGGTAGCTTGAGTGGTTTGGGTGGTGCTCATGTGTGTTCCTCTCAACATGGCTAATATACGGGATCTGGCTCCCTCTGGCACATTCTGTGGCCAGTTAGATAAGTGTCCATTGTGTATCTCAGTTGTCAAGGTTCTATGGTAGGCTCATGAGTCTTTGTGGCTTGAGCTTTACTTAAGCCGGCTCAAAGAGCTTAAGCACTCAGCCCCTTTATGCACTCCCACAGAGTTATTATAAGGCCTCAGAGAGCTTATGTCAAGCTCCGAGATGTGGGGGACTTAGAGTGCTCATAAGACTGTGGAAAACTTATAGACTTTTTCCACAAGTGCTGTGGAAAACTATAAGAAACTGTGAGACCTTATGTTGCTCAAACTGTGTGGTCCCGGAGACTTATGTGGGGGGTCTCTTGACATTTATGCGGTCGTGTGATAGCCTGCCCGCTAAGATTACAAGGTCTCAGAGGCTTTTTTATAAGCCATCAGAGGGGCCACAGAGAGAACATAAACGAGAAAGCTTTCACACAAGCTTGATTTTTTTAGCCTTTTTTTAATGGCTTGTTTTCCACAGCTTTTTCCACAAAGGTATCATAAAGCTGTGGAAAACAGTATAAACAATCAGAGATCAATCAAGGATCATAACTCTCAGCATCTATGCCACTAGAGTAATCATCGAAGATCATATCTTCATCATACTGAGCAGCATACTGATCATTGATCTCTTGTTCAAAATCGAACAAACTTTCTTCCCCGTAAGGGTGAGCGGTAGTGAGGTCCATTACTTACTCCTACGAGTGGTATATTCTCCGAGGTTCTCTACATAAACCTCATTGACTGATTCGTTGTTACCGAGTTCGAGAAGTGAAGCCCAATTCCATTCTTTAGGACTTACACAGTTAGATGTATCAACTGTAAAGTCCAAGGTAACTCTGTAACGTGTAACTTTGTTGTTGATGGTTTGCATAAGTGTGTGTCCTTAAGTGTGAATGAAAGTACGTTACTATTTTATACGTTTAGATGTTCAATGTCAAGAGAATTGTCATACTTTGATAACACCTCTTTAATCACCTCACTTGTGAAATAATCCACGATCTCGTTGTAAACTTTTTGTTGTTGTGTGAGTGTTAGATTGTCCACCCAGTTTTCTACTTTGTTTTGCATGATTCTGTGAAGTAATTGGCATAATCGGGGTTTGCGCAGCTATCACGAATCGTTGCGAATGTGAGTAGGATAGCTGGGATGATTGAAGCAACAATCAGATGGTGTTTCTTCATGTGGTTAGAATAGCAATCATCTTCTGGTGATAGATCTCAGAGAGTTCTAGAACATTATTCTTTTGTTGTGAATCGGAGATTTCGTATTGTGTCATCTCTAGAGCAAAGATGATCTGTCTGATTAACTCTGAAAGTTCGAGAAGTTTCTCCGTATCAGTCATACAAAAAGGGGGGGATGTGAGCCCCCTTTATTATACCATCAGAGCTCTACAGCTTCAAGTGTGGGCACTCCGAGAACCTTGGCGATTTGTGGGGACTCGGCATAGGTGTAACCTACAGAGTCTTGTGCGAGCATGTCGAGAACTTGGAGCATTTCAGCGCCGTTGCGAGCAGCGCGAAGTTGAGCGATTGCAGATTGAAGAGTCATGAGAGAAAAGAAGAAAAAGTGTAAGAAATGAACAGTTAATCAGTCTTCAAGATAGCATTCACATTCGCCGTTCACAATGTCATCCAGAAGTTGCAGAAGTTCGTTACCATTAGTAGCAAACTGATCAAGCACAGCGATGAAGAAGTCTTTACGAGTTGCGATCATTTGAGTGTGTTGGTGTTGGTGAGTTTGAGTGTCTTTAGAGCGCATCTCATTCTCTATTTGCGAATGGCGAATCAGCCCTCTAGAAGTTCGGGATAGTATTCTTCACATTCAGTAATCAATTCTTCATCCGAATACTTATCATAATTCTCATCCATCACATCGTAACACATTTGAAGCAAACATTTCAGATCCATACCATCGAGGATTGTCTGAATGAGCTGATCTTGAAGTTCTTGGCGATTCATGAGTTTGTGTTAATTAGTGTGAAAAGTTCAGACGGAAGGAGTAACTTCGATTTCTTTGACATTCAGCCCACAGAGCTGATTGTAGACACGATTGAGAATCAATTTGTCTGCGGATTTGGCCTTGGATTTCTCATACCAAATCGTGACACAGCCATCATAAGTCTCAACACGAACTCGATAGTTTTTCATGATCAAGCAGCGATTGCAGATTCCATGATCACCTCACGGGCTTCCATCAGGGTATAATCATAGTTTGCATCAAGTTCTGCCTCATATGCTTCTGCGGCAGACTTGCAATCGAACAGGCGCAGAGTATCAAACACTTCGCCTTCGTAATCAATTCCAGCGATCACAGCGTAGACTTTCATTCGGTTCGGATTCCTCTCAACATGGCTAGAATACATCAGGTGGCTGGTCTCGGCGGATTTGGTGGACAGCCAGATGACTGTCCCACCTAACCCTAACCGATCAGCATTGAGCAGCGAGAATGTCGCTGTTCAGATTGTTGACACACTGAACACCGCAGTAGTATGCGTCCAACCAGTTATCAAAAGTCTCAACAGTTTGTGTCACAGAGTGACGAGGATTGATCTCCTCACGAATAGAAACTGCGAACACATCCACAGTTCCATTCTCAGCATACTTTCCGGAGTGAGTGATGCTCACATTGGCATTCTCCTTGAAACGATACACCGAACGGGTGTTCATATGATGAGCAGTCAACTCGCTACCGAAGTAGACTTCAGCTTTCCAGCCTTGGGAGAAAAGTGACATTTGAGCGGTTTCGTTCTTCATGTGGCCAATATAGGGCCAAACGGGTCGGTTCGGCGGATTGAGTGGACAGCCATCCAACTGTCCTATTTTTGCTTCAGTCCGCAGTAGCTTGGATCAATCTGGCACATCCGTTCGGCTTGTGCTTCTTGATAAGCATTCACAGTCGCATGAGCAGCAAGACCAGTCTTCAGCCCAAGAGCAAGAGTAGCAATCAGAAGAGCGATTCGCATGTCAGTGAGTGTTAAGAATGTGAACAAAATTAAGAGAGAAGACACACCAACCAGTGGCATCTGTCACCTCTTCAACTAGACAATGTGCGATGGCTTCATCATCATCGTCATCATCAACTTCAACCTCAAAGGTGTTACCAACGACAGAGCTGATAACTTCTAGTTGCTCTTCAATCGTAAAATCTTCATCATCAAAATCAAACTCAACGTCTGTAACTTGAAGAGTTAAAGTTTTCATGATCAGACAAGTTTAGCAGGTGAACCACAGGAGCGGTAGAAAGCTATCATCGACTCTGCTTCAGCGAGAGTCTTGAAGCTTTGAGTCCGCCACTCACAGTTGTTGTAGGGAACTTGATAGGTGATTGTGAACATTTGGGGTTCGGTTGAATCTCTCAACATGGCTAAGATACCAGTTCTGGCTGGGTGCGGCGTATTTAGTGGACAGCCATCAGACTGTCCTATTGTTGCTCATTCCTGCACAAAGTTTGGCACAATGAGTTCACCATCATCGTAAAACTCCTCCAGAAGGTAATCAACTGTGACCTCTAATTGAGCAGCAATGAACTCACACTTCAGATAAAAATCAAGCGGAAGCTCGTAGTATTCAGTTTCAACCATTGTAGAATCTTTAGCCATAATTTGTTACCAGTTAATCAGTGTGGCTGTGTTGCCAAGTTTGTTTTGCTCATCGACAATCTCCATTGCATGAGCATAAGTTTTGACCGAGATGTAGCGGGCTTTTCCTCTAGTTTCAGGGAACAAGCCGAGGCGGTCAATGATGCGAACTGTGTTGGTGTGCTTCATCGTAATCAATCAGCTGTGGATTGAATGAAGTCACCAGTGGAGTGCAGAATGCTCCCAGTGGTGTAGCGAACTGATGGAAAGATCAGAAACGCTATCACAAAGATCAGGCCAATTGTTTTCATTTTGTTTGGTGACTTGAATGTTAGCGTTTTGGTTCTAGCCATCAGTTCAGACGCATACCCGAGAAGAAAGGAACCTTAGCTCCGTTGATGGTGATGAACCACTGGCCTTTCTGTTGGAAGACACGCTCACCAGGGCAGCCGTGTGCAGAGAGAATAGCATTCAGACGGGACTTGGTGGTAGCAGTCTGCCAGCCACCGTCAAACAGTTCCATCCAAGTTTCACCGATACGAGCAATCAGGTTGCCATGCAGGTAGACATCAGAAACGTTGGAGCAGCTGATTACTTCAGTGTTGTCCAGCTTCCAGTCGATTTCTTTCTGGATGGCCTGGTTCATCAGAGTTTCGATCTTACGCATGGTTTGAGCGGAGAATGGTTTGGTGGGGGGAGGTCGTTCCCTCTCCCTCATGTGGCCAATATAGGGCCTAACGGGCCCTCTCGGCGGGATCAGTGGACAGCCACCCGATTGTCACACACCGGCCAGGTTTGGTAGGATCTGACCCAGCCCCCAGCCAGTCTCAAGTCGCAAGCGGTGAGACTCATGGCCACCACTACGGCAGAAACCGGAAAAAGCGTTAAAACTGGCTGCATGGTAGGTTGGATCACTCCATGCAGCCAGAATTAAATCAATTTAATTGTTCGCTCAAATCAAAGGCAGCCGTTCTCGTCGAGCACACCCCAGTTCAGAGAGTCGCCATAGAAACCGATGTAACGATTGCCTACACTCAGACCCACAATCTCATCACCAGGAGCAGCAATCATGTTGATGTTGAAGTAGAAGTAGTCAGCAATCGTGTCGGGAGTTTTGAATCGCATCGTCTGCAGCTTCTCGAAGATGATAGTAGCGATTGCGGCAATCCACACCACAATAGTTTCAACAATGTCCATGTATTTGTGGAAGTGTTTGCTGTAATCAATCTCTTGCAGTTTCATGATCAGATCGTCAGCGGGAGGGAAAGCTTTGGTCAGTTCCATTGTTTTGTGTGTGTTGTGTTTGTGTTAATCAGACTTCCTGATAGTCGCAGAGTTCAGCAGCGATGTTCTCTAGCCGCTGAAGCGTCATCTCAGTAATCATATGACGTTTGATGTCACCTTGCTTGGTGAAGAGTTGGTTGCTCCAATACGCACCAGCTTTGGGATCGTTGTCATTGATGTACTCAAAGCAGTCAGCAATGAGCAATTCAAGAGTGTTCAGATTCATGATCAGTTAAACCAGTGAGCTAGGTTTGCAAGTTCAGCTGCGACATCTTGGATGTTATCCTCAGTCAGAGCTTTGAGGCAGTTCTCTATGTCTTCGTCGGGAACATAGAACAGGTTGCCATTGATCTCGGCCGACATTTCATCGGCGAGATCCATACAACGTTGACGGAGATCGTTCATCATTTCAGGCAGCTTCCATGTAATAGTAATACTCTTCTTCAGACATTTCACAGACTCTCTGAAACTCAGCTCGTTCTTCTGCTGTCATCGGACGGTCGAAGATCTCACCAGGAGCATCAGCAATCTCGGACCAGAGTTCGTCAAACATTGGGGAGCGATTCCTCTCAACATGGCCAAGATACAGGTTCTGGCTGCACTCGGCAGCTTTAGTGTGCAGCCAGTGAATTGGCCTACCAGTCTCGATTTGATTGCTCAAACCGCTTACGATCTAGAGCATCTTCATACTCATCGGCAGTCAGATAATCCTCCCAGCATCCGCTATCATCATAGCTGCGGTTGGAATACTCCCAAGAGTAAGACTGACCTTCATAGAAGTGAACGACCATGATAATTTCAGAGAGTTTGGATAGGTTGAGCTTCTTTGATCTGGCTGTTGTAATACTTTGTGATCAGATCATTACACAAAGGCAGCCATTCTTCATCAACATTACAGTTCCCACAATCTCGTGCTTGGAACAGCAAACGTAAGAGACAAGTTTCCTCATCTTTGGTGAACTTAACTCGGTTGAAAGTGTAACCAGTGTGCTCAGTCATTTTCGATAAGATTGCGAGCCTTGAGTTCTTCTTCGATCAGATCAAATACCTCAGTGTAAATGTGATCATAGTCCTCAATCTCATTGAGAATGTCGGAAGCAATTTGACGTTCTACAGGCATTTGATCTCCGTCACCTTCATCCCAAATGAATACATCTGCATTGGTAAAGATAAATGCAGCAGCAGGAGCATCTTCTCCCTGTTGTTCAATCAAACGCTGCACACGATCACGGAGATGTGCGAGAGTGTTGTTAGCAGCCATGATCAAAGATCTCCGAAGTTGTTGACAATAAAATCTTCAAGATTTGCTTCTTCAAAAGCATTTAGCCCCATCACATATTCCTCAATGATCATATCGAGGAGTTCAGAATCTTTGCGGCATTCTTCTTGCAGAATGTCGATCATTTCCATTTGTTTGTTCATCAGATCAGAATGAGTTTAGGTGCAGGTTGAACAGAATAGGTGCCAAGTCTGTCGCAGGAAATACTCACAGCATGATCAGGTGCTCCGCACTCATCAACAATCTCCCACGAATCTTCACAATCTTCGATCACAACATAACCGAAAGTTCCTGCAATCGAGAGAGACTTGAGACCCCACTTTTCTGCTTGTGATTGACGATCCCAGAAAGTACGCTCATTCCAGAATTGTGCAGGATCATCATTGCGAGGACCGAAAGTGATACAAATGAATTGACTCATTGCGTTTGTTTGTCTCAACATGGCTAAGATACAGGGCCCTGAGCCCCTTTGGCGGATTTGGTGGACAGCCCGCCAACTGGCACATACTTAGTCAGGAAACTCTAAGCCGTATTCTGAAATGAGGATGTCCCGCACAAGCTCACGATCAATGCTATCACCCACAAAGTCTTTATCTGTTGCGGTGAGCTCACGAATGAGAATCTTAGTTGCTGATTCAATCTCATCTAAAGTTGCGCCCATGGGATACACACCACCACGACCATAGAAGGCATAAACATAACGGTAAAACTCAGCTAGGGTTGCGTACATCATCAGAAACGAATTACAGGATGGTCAGGATCAAGAACATCACATTCTCCGGTAGTAAATACCAACTCAACTTTGAGTTGATAATACTCATCGGTGCCTTCATCATAGATAGCAACATCAGAGTTGAGCTGATCTTCGGTGAGTTGTTGAAGCTGTTGCAGGAGTTCTTTGTAAGTCATTCCGAATCAGTTAGTGTAGACAACATCAGCATAACCTTCCCCCAGCATAACCTCAGCGTATTGTTGGGGATGTAGCTGATAGTAACCACTATTCAGTTCAACCCAGAAGGCGGGCATTTCATTCTCATTCCACCAGTAAAGAGCATCCTTGAAACTATCAACACCAATGTTAAGCTTGGTGAAAAAAGGAATGTGCATGATCAGTAGTGTGCCTCAGACCAGTCAAGTTTGTCGCTGTACTTTGCGATGCCATCGTAACAACGAGCTGACATCAGATCATCACCATCAGCAACATAACCTTTCAGAAACTCGAAGCAGTATTTGATACGCAGCTCAGGAGCAACTGCAGCGAGTTGTTGTTGACGACGCTCGTAAGCTGCATTGTAAGCAAACATCTCACGATCTTCGACGCTCATGTTGTGAAACTTGCGGTCAGTCATCAGTGATTCCTCTCAACATGGCTAAGATACAGGGCCACAGCCCCCTTCGGCACGATCAGTGGACAGCCCGCAGACTGTCACATTGCTACATCAGAAAGGCAGATCGCTGCGTTTGACTCTATCTCGCAGGGCTCTGTGCCTTTGATCGTGTCTCTCTGCAGCCTCATCATCACCTTCTTGTGATGCTTTCTTCGATGACTTTTTAGCCGCAGTCATTTGTTTTTTGATCCTACTTTCTTTCTCTTTACTCATTCCCTTATAGGCCATTTCAGCAACGAACTCTTGAAAGGTTTTCATCTTGAATCTAATTTTTAATTATTTAGATTCGGGTCGGTTCAAGTTAGTTAATTGTCGTTCCATTTCTACTTTGAGAGGAATTAAATGCGACACCATAAAGTGCTCATACTCATTCTCTTTCATCAGGTTGGTGATGTTATCAATTTGCATCAATGCGAGAATGAGTTTAGTTTTGTCGTTCATGATTCACTCAACAATGGTGTCAACATTAGGATCAAAAGTTACTTCATGAATCACATCAAAATCATCAGTCATCTTGACATAATTCCAGAGAGTGTCAGTATCATCATCCACATTTTCCTGGTAAAGATGAATGAAACCTTCGGAATCTTGTTTTACATAACAACCATCATAATTCTCATCATCGAATACATAACCCGATGCAATCAGTGCGTCAACGAAAGTCATGAGGTTTGTGTGTTTGTCTCAACATAGCTAAGATACATCCTCATGGCCACCTTTGGTTGAATTGGTGTGCGGTTTGGGGATTGTCACACTCTGGCTCGGTTTGCCTCTGATCTGTCCAACCCTCAAAGCGTCGCACCGATCTCTCTTTGAGATCCCTGTCGTGGCAAGGGATCTGAGTTTGAGCAAACAATGATTTTTCTGCAATTTTACCCCAGTAGGGGATTAGGTCATCCCCTGCAATCAGATTCATCAAAAATGAATTGTTGTAACTAACCGATCACCCTAAAACATACAACTGCGTTACCTTGTGAAGGTGAAGCAATTCTCCTAAAAGCCCCATACGAAAGATCAATATCCGCATGGCTGTACGGTCCACGATCATTCACAGTCACGATAACTTGTTTCATGTTATCCTGATTTGTGATGCGTAATTTGCTGCCCATTCTCAAGTATGGATGAGCAGCAGTCAGACCATAGGCATTGAATGATTTTCCGCTTGCAGTTGTTTGGCCGTGGAATCCATCACCAACACCATAAAATGTTGCGATTCCACACATCAATCCAGCGAGGATCATTGTTTATCGCCTTCTTTTACAATCTCTTTGACGAGCTCATCAATTTGTTTTTGACTACGCCAATTCGTGATAATGTCAGCAATACAGTAACCAAAGGCAAACCATGCAACAAATATAGTCAAGGATGTGAACATAATTATTCTCCTAAAGATTTAAGTGGATTTGCTTCTACAGATCGGATTTTACCTATGCGATCTTGACATAAAATCTTGTCGCATAAAGTTCCCGCTGAGGCATTAGATGCTATAATTTTTTCTTCAAAGTTGTTGTCTGTGAACTCAATCAATACTTTATAGATCATACGGATTGAATGGTGATAACATCTAGAGTTTCCTGAGTGAGAGCAACTTCATCAGGATGATTTGTCTCTCCCAAATATGCACTCAAGAGATCATAAATTAAGCCCATCTGTTCATGTGTGAACAGGAATTGTTGTTCAGGACGCAGAATAGATACTGACATTGTTCAGGCAGAAACAGTGGTGTAAAGTGTGCCAGTGGTGTTGTAGTAGAGGTCAACATCACACTGGTATTCTTCACTCAAATTGTATGCGATGTCGTATGCTCTGTCTAGATCAGTGGTGTGATTCTCCCAGGGAGCAGCAGGACAACGGATGTCGATTCGCATTTGATTCATCTCTCAACATGGCCAAGATACAGGATCTGGCTGCGGTTGGCGGGTTTGGTGTCCAGTCCGCCAACCGTCACACTAGGTCAGTTATTGCTCTTTGCAGAGCCCAAAATGGCCTGAATGAGAAAGACAATAGCGAAACATTGCCAGAAGGTGAGTTGAACTGCAAACCAAGATAGAATCAGTCCAAGCAACCAAGCTTCAAAACTGAGAAAGAGAAACACGATTGCAAGGATACCTACAAAGATTCCCAGAAGCTCTGCAAGAGACATGTTATTGAAGTTGTACTTTTTTCTCATCACCATGTACCTCGTTGAATGTGGATTTTGCGGATTTCTTGATGTAGGAAAAGACGAAGTTTATCATCGTCAGTGTTATCAAATGCGTACCAAAGTCGTGCAAGATATTCATCTTGTGTCGCACACTTGACGACTTCAACTTTAGTAATACCTAGATCATTTATGGGAGATCCACTAACAACTTTGTTTCGTCCAAAGTTACCAGAAACACGCCCAGTTGTCCTCAGTTTGGGACGGATCTTAGAGAGATTTGAGTTAGTCATTCTTCATCCTCATCAAAAATAGAATCTTCCCAACCATCAAAACCATTGTCAGGTTCTCTATCACCTAGAATCTGTTGGGCATACGTTAGAGTTCCACGATCAAAGTAACCATCACGGAAGTCATCAGTTTGACCTCTCCACTTATACCAAGAGAGGATAGCATGTCCTACATCATATGTTTGAATGACAGAAACATTTTGTTGATTGTTACTCCACACTGTGTTCTCTTCTGCTCTCTCACGCAGAGCATTGAGAGTAGCACAATTCCAGTTATTTTCTAGAAAGTTGCCATTCTCATCAAAACCACATTTGGGATCATCACCTTCCCAATCTTTTACACGTTCTTGACAACGAGGACATTGATAGTTCATTTCAGTTCTTCCAAAGCATCAATGAAGTGTTGAATACAATCCCTAGGAATGTGAATGGTTTGAAATGTAGGACCATTACTATCTTGCACATTTACAGTTCCATAATCATCGGTTGTAAATACATACTCCCAACCATCTTGATCATTGTGGATTCTAATTTCTTTTGAAATTGTGTAGGTCATTCCGATTCAAGTTCCTCCAAAAACTTTGTGTAGACATCAATCGCAGCTTGATTGCAGTTGTCTTCCTTCATCCGATAGATGTAGTATTCAACAGCTTCAATCGTCATCTGCTTTTTCAACTTATCCCAAGTCATAAAGTTAGTCATCTTTAATACCCGAAATCGTACTCAAAGTTAGCAGCAGACTCAATAGCCCTTAGGATACCAGTGTAGTCATTCTTTTCGTCCCAACTAAACTCATAAGTTTGTTGTTCAAGACAATAAAGAATCAAATTGATCTGATAGTCGGTGAGTTCAACCTTCATACTTCAGCTCCGAACATTTCTTGATACAACCAACCTTCAGGTTTGTCCAGGTTTGCTTCACATTCCTTGAGGAACATGATCTCCTTACGATAGAACTCTACCGAAGCTTTTGCTTTGAGATAGTTGTTGCGAGTCTCATACAGTGCCTGTTGGATTTCAAGACGAGTCATGGGTGAACCTCTCAACATAGCTAAGATACGATGCCAGGAACGATCCTGGCGCCTCTGGTGGACAGCCAGGCAACTGTCCCTACCAACCTTTTGGTTTGGTGAAGTTAAAGTAAGAGAACATACGACGGTTGACTAACTTGAAAGTCCCATAATCATTAGAGTGAACATAACCTTCATGGCCAGACGCAACATAATCCACACCGAGATCAATCACTGCATCAACTTGATCACCAGTGACGGTGATTCCTTCTACAATCAAATCCTTGGCTTTGGTCAACAGGTTGAACAACAGGAGAAGATTGCCGTCAATACAATCAACAGGAACATTCTCTCGGATGCACTTATTGATCGCAACTTTGAGATTTGCTACTTCTTTTTCTTCAGGGTATCTAACAAAATTGCTAACCAAACTTGCAAGGCCAAGAAGGTAATCAATCCTACGACGACGGGAGGTAAATTGTGCATCACCATTCACAAAGTAAGTTGACATAAAGTTGTGTTTGAGATACTCAGGAACATCAAAAGATGCACTCAGTTTGTTGAGCGGGTTCTCCGAACCTTCAACGCATGACGTATCTCCAGAATACCGTGTATGAGCAGCAAAGACCACAGAACAATTACGAAAAGAATCGCTATCGGTATTGAAGGTATAAGTGATAGTATTAGGGGTGAATCGGTTAGTACCACCAAACCCAATAAAATCACCTTGGTAAACACCCTCCAACTTAGGCAATACTTCAAGGCAAGTGTGAAGTATTCCTGCAACTTTGGAATTATTACCGTGATTCTTTTCGATGTCAGCGTGAGTATAATTAACCTTAACTTTCTTCTTATTGAATACACTTTTCGTCCCTACAAAGAATTGATTAGTGACAGGATGCGTCCCAAACACAATGGCAGGAGCACCATCATACTTCACACTACAATCACCTTTGCAGTTACGCAGATAGTTGATAGTATCCTGCACAGCCTTCTTACCGAGAAGTACAGAATCTTCGGGATGTTCGAGGTGAGTGTTCTTCATGTAGCCACAATACATGCAAAAAGGGGCTCTGTAAAGAGCCCCTGTGACAGTTCTCAAAGCGTCACATACTATTCTACTTTATCCAGAAACTCTATTACATCTTTTAATTGTTGATTTTCCTTTGAGGATGGATTATCCAACATCTCACTCATAATGACCTTAAGAGCATCACTTTTTTGTTGTCTTAATCTTTTTTGTCTTTCCGGATCTTGGAATCTAGGATCTAACATAGAAACTCAAAAACTAACAACAATTATGTATCTGATCTGTATCCTGGTTCTATACCATCAAGTTTTTTGTATGGAAAAACTTTTCTTAGAATAGAATCACAATCCCAGTACAATTTACTTCCTGTTGTACTTTTGTTCATTTGATAAAATCTTACTGCATCATTGATGATGCCACATTCGTGCTCAGTAAAGTTTATCATGTCGTAAAACTTTCTACAACGCAAGAATCTAGACCATCTTCTGCAAGAGCAAAAGTACGGGAATTAAGAATGTTTTCTCGAAGTTTATTGTAATATGGCTGATTGAAATTGCCATCATCTTCAGCAACAATCATCTCAAAACATTCATCATCGTCGGTAGCAACTACATTCCAAAGCCCACCATACTCACTAGAGGGAAAGGGAACATAATGATCAACGATGTAAAGAAATTTTTGTGTCATTGTAAGTTGTGAATTACTTTTATAGTGTAAGGGTTTTGTCCGTATTTGTCAATGGTCAAAGACAATACTTTTTGAGAATACGAAGAACTTCTCTCGGTTGTTCTTGAACCGCAAAAGCTTCTTTTTCTACATCATTCCTAAATCCAAGAGGATAAAATAAACCATCTTTAGATTTACATAGTTGTGCTACATGAAGAGCTTCATGAGCTAATGTGCGATTCACTTCTCCAATCCAATCAGTATAGTTCTGTTGCATGGCCTCAACACACAACAAGAATTGTGTGCGATCAGAACTATTACGAGAATCTTTGGTACTCATAACAAAGCCATCATACTGTTTACTATCACAGATAGGATGGTTGTCAACAATGATTTGAATGTTGACTCTATTTAATACGTCAAGAATTTCTTGATGCGTTGGAGTAATGTAATCCATCACCAACCTCTGTCACTAATCCAGAAGCCGAGTTGCATACCACCCCAGCCAATGAGTCCACCAATAACTAGAGCGATGATACCAGAAGGAAGACTAAACAACCCAATAAGTGCGATAAATGCACCAATACAAATGCCCGCAGTTCCTACAATCGTACTCAAATTAAAATCATCAGGATCAGAACTACGATTATCTGATTGACTGGATGTAGAGTAAGTCTCAGGTTCTTCGTATTCCTTTTTCTCGAAAACAGGAGAAATGCAAACTACTTTGAATCCTTTAAGATCCCTATACATTGACTCAACTTGTTCTCGAGCCGTGTTCAAAGTCAGTGCGTCAACTGTAGTAGAGCGAACACCCTGAGTTGGAGAGGTCCAATCAACTTTGTACTTCATAATACTTTGTGGAGGGAAATAAACAAATAGGAATCTGGATCTTCTTCATCTACAATAATTTCACTGTAGATGGACATTGCATCTTTTTCTCTACCTTCAGATGCAAGATCACTACATCTCGATTCATGGTAGTTTTCAAGATACCTGATAAGTTCTTTCTTACTTTTAATCATGCAAATGCAGCTTCAAGTGGAGTTATTTTGATAGGCATAGCCGTATATGGGGTAGTATTTTCAATCTCAACTACACTTCCCACTGTCTGACTATTAACTGGTGCGTGGAATTGTCTGGTTTTTGTATTGTAGAATCCCCAGATGGTTTTAACTGGTTTTCCAAGATTAAAGTCATACTTCCTATGATGATGTAACCAGATAGCAGTAACATTTCTCTTGAAATCTTTTTCTTGTTCATAATGATAACCATTAGGAGCTTTATGAAAAAGTTCGACTGTCACTTTTCAACTTTCCAGTGTTCGTTACCTTTATTCGGAACCCAGAAACAGTATTGACCATTCATCGAAACTAGAAACAAATGTGGAACTCCATCAATAGTCTTCTCTTGTTCAACAGTACAGGTATGAAACTGATCCATAATGTTATGGAATCGGTTTTTAGCCTTACTAGAGAGAGGAGTAACACAAACTCGTTTCATTTTAGTTTTTGTGGTCATAATTCAAGAATTGATTGTGCAGTAACAGTTTCGTCAAGTAGAACTTCTTCAAAATCTCTTGTCATAATAAGATGATCCCACTTAGTATCATCTTCTGGATTTTGAGAGTAAAACTCAACACCAGTTTCTAAGGATTTGAAGAAACAACCTATGGGGATTTGACTTTTTCGTAAGACACGTTTTGATAGAACATTCCCCTTTGCATTGTATGCAAATCCCAAAGATAAGAGTTTTTCTTCGATAGACATTTTTCTGAACTATAGCTAGAGTAGTGCATCCATCAATGGATTTGGATGAAGAGTGTACGGTTTCTTGACTGTCACACTCTTAGATTTAGGAGACTTGGTAGAACCCTTGGTGGCCTTTGGCTTTGGTCCCTGAGACCCCTTGCGGCCACTAGACGTTTTCGCCTTTTTTTGTGATTTTGGTGGTGCAGGGGTCTTAGTACCCTTCTTCAGAGTCCGATGCGAGTTTTTTAATTGTTCAAGCCGAATCTCTGCAAGTTGTCTTGTTTTGACTACTTCAAGTTGTTGGCCATCTGCAATGATCATGTATTCTTTTCCAAATGGAATAGCAGCAAATTGGAAGTCTGGAGTGGTAAATCCAGTAGGGCCATTGTCGGGATCAAGAATACTTGTGTTGGGGTACATCATCTCAAACTGATTGTAGATTAAAAGATACGATTAGTCTATTCTCATCAGACAAATTAGGTTCAGTAAAGTGACTGATATATGATGGAAAAAATATAATTGAGCCTTCATCAACTTCTGGAGTATAAGTTAGTTGAAGACCAGTTAAAAAGTTTGGAAAAGGAGACATAAAATGTGTGGGTTTATGTTCATCACTATTGTATTTGATGTAACACACCGAACTGTATCCCGTACATCCATGATTGTGCATTGAGTGATAAGCATGTTTATCAGTCAATTCAAACCATGCACAGGCTAATTTGAATCGAGATTGAACTTTACCACAAAACAAATTGATCTCATCAGTAAAAATTTCGGAAATACTTTCTATCATAGAAAGTGAATCCTTATGATAATTTGTAATCACACTGTCATCATCTTTTCTTTCTAAGTTTCTATCAATCCTGTTATACAATTCCATCAAAGAAGTTTTTTTATTCTTCCAATCTCTCACTGCGTAGTGATAAATTGGTGCATAAAACATGTAATCATTATAGTCTGCGGTCATGTCCAAGAAAAGCTCAGGGTAACTCTAGGTTCAAAAACAATGGGGTTATGATAGATTCCTTTCGGAATGTGGAGTGCATCTCCTGGATTAAGTTCTACCCTAGATCCACAATCAAAATCGTAATAGATTCTCCCTATGGATTGAACAATTACTACATCCATTGTATCACAATGTCTACCAAAAGTCTTGGCATTTCTACCAAGAGAAGTATAAATGTGAAGAACTTCAATATTTAGATCTTGCTGGACTTCGTTAAATGCAGATGAAATAGATCCTGGATAATAGTCTTCATGTAAGATAATTGTTGGAGCGATTCCATAGTCTACAATCAATTTGTGTGATTGATTGTAGATCTCCACATCCATTTTATTGATTACATCTTCCCAAGTTACATTTTTACATAGTTGGTACTTATCTGGTATAAACTTGTAGTTCATTACGTTACTAGATACTTTTTCTCATATTCTAACAGATCTTCAGGAATCTCCAGAATGTTGGAATCAATTGGATCGGAGTTTTTCCACCTAGTTTTACCCTCTTGTCTCTGATACAATCTGATACCAAGATGGTTGTACTTGAGATTGGTAGGTACAAGAACCTTATAATCTTCTTTGTCAGGTGCAGTCAAGAATGACAGAGATTCATTCTCCTTTTTGGTCACAACAATTTGTTGTGTGCAGACCAGAAAGATCTTCTTGAACTCTTCATAATCCTCTAGATATTTGTCTCGATTCTCCATAATCATTCGACCAACAAATTGTGGAGAGTGGTAGTGATCCAGAGTATTTAGCCTGTATTGTTTGGAGAGTTGATTCTCCAAAGCTTGTTCACTGATCAGGTTCGTAGGGTTGGGATTTCCTGCATCAAAAACCCCGTAGTAAAAATCACGGGAGATCTTTCGTTTGTCATCGAAAGATCGTTCCCAGTTGTGTGCATTGGCCCTCATATTGTTGAAGGTGCCTTCAGCGTAGACTTCCCACTTTTCCATCATCGTTTTACGACAGAAATAGCGGGCATTCCTTTTTGGAAGATCGTATCCACCACAGCTTGGATCTTCTGGTGAGTAGAGATCCCAACTTTGTTGAAGACAGGAACAACAACTAGACCGAAAGATTTGGTATAGTTGTCAACATCACCAGGGACAAGTTCACCACTATGGATGCGAGCTGCATCATCATGGTGCATCCGAATCACACGGCCGATGGTTTGGGAGATACCAATGTAGTCCATCGAACGCATAAAGATGACACCTTCCAGACCTGACACATTGATACCCTCAGAAAGGATGGAGTGGTGGAGAACAACGAACTTCTTAGAGTCATCCTTACCCCATGCAGAGAGAGTATCAAAGAACACCTCACGATTCACCTTCTTACCATCAATAATTGCACCAGTCTTTGCGGTGATGTAGAGGTAAGAGAATCCGCGATCTTGCAGTTGTTGAATGAAGTCAGTCTCAGACATCAGTGCAGAGATCTGTTTGGTAGCTTTCGCACAGATCAACACTTTACCCTTACCACATTCATCCAGAGTCTCAATCAGATTCTCACAGTCACGATCTGCAGGAATCTTACCAGACTTTACCATCGGAAGTTGTTTTGCGATAACTTTCGGAGGCAGGATGTAACCACCTTCGACAAGTTCAGGTGCAGGAACATTACAAATGACTTGGCCATAAACTTCTACATCATTCATCCCAGGCTTACCAACTGCGAGTGAATGTTTGGGAGTCGCAGTGAAGAAGTAACAACGGTCAGCTTCCTGACTGAAGTATTCAGTTGCAGGGAAGAAGTTGCGTTTGACGGAGTTGTGAGCTTCGTCAAAGTAAATGGTGTCAACCTTGATGCGAGATTGTTGCAACCTCTCCAGAGAGTTGTAAGTGGTGAAGATTAGTTTGTGACCACGAGTATTCACCCACCAGTTAGAAATCTCTTGGGGTTTGGTAGTCGAAAAGTGATGAGTTTCACCACTGTGAACGTGCATCACACTTGCGTTGGTGATAAACTCCAGAAACTCGGAACAAAGTTGTTCTGCGAGAAGAATACGAGGAGCAACAACAACAATCGTTTTTTCAGTTTGTGATTGCATTTCGATCATTTCTGTTCCTGGAATTGAATCATTGCGTCTTTGATCATCTTCATTGTTTTACCACCACCAGTGGGAACAATGATTTGACCCTTTTTATGCAGTTGCATTACCTCAACTGCACGTTCTTGGTGTGGTCGGAGATTCATTGAATTGCGTTTCAACATAGCTAGAATACCCTCTTACCCGTTGCGGGGCAAGAGGGCCATTGATCAGAGATCCTTATGGATTAGATAAGTTCTCAAAGAGAGGGAACTTCTACGAGTTGAGCACCTTTACGGAGATTTGCATTTGCAAATACCAGTTGTGCATTTTCAACTGTAGTTTGTCCACCTTTCGACCAAGGATCTTTATGGTCGATATGAGTCACAGATCCATCGTAGATGTGACGTGCATCAATAGGTTCACCAGTCAATGCACATCGCCCACCCTGAGATTTCCAAAGAGAGAATCGAATCTTAGGATCATACTTGCGATCTTTGTCACGGAAGGTCAGAACGTTGTCTGGTGTAGAAGAGATGGAATCAACCAACTTACTGAGTCGGATTTGAAGGAAATTGGAAGAAGATCCACGGAGAAGACCAGCATAACTACGAGGATTATTACCCTTTTTACCATAGTAGAGAATGGTAGGATCTTCAATTCGTTCTCCCTGACTTTCAGTGAACCAGTTGTAGAAAGCTTCGTAATCTTCGATGACAATCGAGTTATTGTTGAGATAGTTCAACAACATTGCAAAGTCAATCAGGTTAGAGTTTTTCTTACCACCAACATCAAATCCAGCAGCACCATAGTTGACAACAATCTTAGAAAGTTGTTCAACAATAGTTGCGGTTTTGTTGAAAGAAATAACCTCAACCGTAGAATCACCATAAGCAGCATCTAGAGTATTCTTATCCAGATTCTTTATCCCATGAGCAACGATTGTGGAAATTGTCACAACCAATTCATCGGGATAACGACGATTGATGTTCTTAGAACTATACAACATAGAAAATCCATTCAAGTGACTTTGAACAAGATTCCTAACAAGAGCACCGAAACGACAAGGAGTAGCGTTGCGTTTCTCTTGATTATTAAGGGGAAGACCCTCATTAATGTTACTGAACAGTTCAGCAAGACCCTTACGATCAGATTGCAAAACTACAAGAGTGTTCAGAGAAATGTTCTCAATGTAGTTGCGAACTTCTGCATCTAGATCTTTGAAATACTTGTTGTTCTTAGTCGCTTCAAAGTACACAATGTTATTGTGTTCAATATAGTATTTCCCTTCAGAGAGGGGAAACTCATTGTTCAGGAACTTGCAGATGCAGTTATCACGATTATTTCCATCAATCGTGATATAGATGAAATCTTGATCTAGAAGATCCCTAAAAAATTGATAGTCAGAATGAGTAGGACCATAATGAAGTTCAATAGAACTCAAAAGATCAGAGATTTTACCTAAAGTAATGGGGGTAATTGCTTTACCTTCAAGCACAGACTTAATGTATGCTTGATTCATTGCAGTATTCCAACGTGTATTGGACTGGAAGGCTTCATCAAGATAAATCTTGGTGTCCTTTTGTAGAGAAGCCAGTTGAGATACAGTCAGAGTGTACGTTTTGGTGTTAGTTTTCATGGTTTTTGTTTGTAAGGTTTGCATCTAGGACTTGGAGTTTTGACCGTCTCAATTAAGAGTTGGGATTGTGTCCGTGTCTTTGATGTTTTGAGTATAGATCAGACAAAGAACTATGTCAAGCCCCCCGTCTGAGGTTTGATGGTTTCGTAACAATACTCAATGTTACAAGCATCAAGAACTCTCATGATTAAAGTGAGAGATCTTTGGTGTGGTCGTTGTTTCCAACCATACCAAGCTGTTTTCTTTCCAACAGCATGTGGGGGAACTTGTCCCACAGAGTAATACTGATCTGCGGTTGTGTCATAGATAACTCCTCGGTCATCATACAACCACCAGTGTGTATCACCTCTGTAATCTATTCCACTCATTGGAATCAAATCGTGAGGTTCCATGAGATAAAATAGGGCTTGAGTTGAATGATAACAATGCCCGTACATTGGGTTTGTTTCATTCTCCTTGCGATACTTTTTAGTCAGCAAGTCAGGTGTAAGTTGATTACGAATGATCTTCATCAGAGATTCAGCAATCTCTTCCGAGTAATAAAAAGGGAGAAACCTCAGAGATCTAGTCTCAAAGATTTCTCCGTTTTCGTATCGGTGTCTTTCAACAACCTTCATTAACACTCACCTACTTACCCATTTTATTATACTAAAAGTTCCGTAGAAGGGCAAGAGTTTCAGAATCAAACTCTTCTCGGATACCAGCATCAGGAAGCCAATCTTCTGGATTAGATTCCATCAAGGATTCATAGAGATCACCTTCATCAAAGGAATCAAAATTGAAATCGTCGTTCATGTGTGAATCAGTTGAACAAAAGTACAATAAGAAAAAAACGGAAGAAAGTCAAGGGCTGATTGATCAAAGATCCTTATCAGTCCCATGAGACATTCTCAAGTAAGAATCCTGGCATTACATAAGACCAGGCACCAAGGCCATCTACACCACCAACTTTATATTCAAACTTGTACTCAAACTTATTGTGAGAATCCCAAGTTACAAATCCCTTTTCTTTATCAAAACGAGATTTGATGGTAAGACGGAAACGATTAGAGAAGATATTACGAGTGCGAAGAGCACCAGTAGACTCCCTAGTTTCCACAACTTTACATGTATCTACTTGAAACTCTTGAGGAGTTTCCAATGCACATGCAGTTTCGTATGTAAAAGGACGATATACTTTCTGTTTAGTGACTTCTTTTGTTTGTGCAAATGCAGGAGAAGTTACCAACAGAGACACAAGAATCAACAGATGTTTCATCACTTATTCATTTGAAGAGTAGGAACTGGCATACCACCTTCGGTGGGAACATAGATGGTCACGTTACCATTCTTGGCACCATCTTCAATACCAGTGATATACAGGTACTGAAGATACTCACGGTTATCTTTCAGACTATCACCGATGATTTGGTTTGCTTTAGCAACACCAGTAGCACGAATGATTTCAGCATCAGCAAGTTGTTGAGCACTATCTTTCTTTGCTTGTGCTTCAAGAACAGCAACCTGACGTGTGTATTCTGCTTTCTGCAGTTCCGCCTTACCAGCAAGAGATTGTTGCCACACATTATATTGTGGGCCACCAATGAAGATGAGACCACCAATCACAACCACACCGACAGCAATAGCAGCAACAGCAGGGTCAATAAATCCGTTTTGTTTAGTCATAATAATTTTCAGAATTTAACGTTAACACCAACAACTTTTGCTTTGGGATTACGAGCAAGAGCAGTTTCGCGGGCATCTTTAGGATTAGTAGCAATCACTTCTTCTTTGAAGACAGTGCCGCCAACATAAAGTTCAACAACGTAAATCATTTAGCCTCCACATAAACATAGTCGGGATGTTTAGCCTTGAAAGCCTCAACTTGTTCTTTAGTCTTAAGGAACACCGAGAGAGTAGTGTTGGGATGTTCCTTGAAGTAATACTTCACTTGAATGAGGTTTTCCATATCAGGCAGGGATTTTTTCTTCATTACCTTTAGGAGTATAACACTTCCACTCACCATCGGCAAAGAGGTAAGCATAATCCGCCCAAGAATCATTCACGGACTTGATAAAGTCTTGGAAAGATTCACTCAAATTGGGTTCAGTGTCTACATCACCACGACCTTCGTAGTAAAGAGTACCGAACTCTTGTTCTTTACCATCCCAATCTTTATCAGTCCACAGAGCACTGATGTCTCCACCATCAACCAATTCCGCAGCTTTCTGCCGAGTGTTGAAGTATTCTTTCAGTTTCTTACCATTCCACTCCGGATAGCCATCCCAGTGACAATACACAGAAAGGACAGAGCCATTCTTGAGTTGAACACCAATGCGAGAACGAGTCGCCATGTTGTCTTGAAGTTACTTGAAAGGGGTTTGTGTTGCGTCAAGACCACATCCGTGTCTCAACATGGCTAAGATACCAAGATCTGAGCCCCTTCGGCGTGGTTAGTGGACAGCCAACAGACTGTCACACCATCATTTGTGTTTCCATTCCAGTCACATTTATACCGAGTCGAATCATCTTCATCATAGCTTCTTGAGCACAATTAAAGTCAAAATAACAAGCCCATTTTTGTTCTTCGTCTAGAATATAACCAACTTTATAAAATTCAGTTATTTGAGAACGGTTGCGTTTCATTCTTCATAATTAATAGTTTTCCTGCAATCAAACCATAATAAAGTTCTTTGAACTTATCATCAGAATGTTTTTGCATTTCATTCTTTACAAGATGAATCACATCAGCAAACTCATCTTGAGTTAGTTGCCAGTCAGTTACATTGTATTCAGTTACATTCATTCTTAATATCTCCATTCCTTAAACATTGTAACATATTTTGGATCTGAAGCTGACTTGTCTTGTAACATTTTGAAAACTTTTGCAACATCTAACTTTTTATTTGTAAGAATAATAAAGTCTAACTTCTAGGTTCTTATCGTTTTTGTTCATCATATCTAATTACAATTTCTTTGTGTTCTTTGTACTTATCAGCCACTAGAACCGTGTAAAGTTTTCCACCGAGTTCCTCTGCAACCATTTCAAGAAGTGTTTTTTGTTCTTCAGTCACGATAAATTATCCTCCAAATAACGAAGTCTTTTCTCAATTTGTTCAATATCATCATCATGTCGTTCTACAACTTCTTCAAGTTTTGATTGAGCACGATGTAACCAAGTTTTGCGGTCTTGTTTTTCAAACCACCAAGTTGTTTCAGTTTCAAACATTAGAGTGCCTCCACCTCATCAGCAATTTCACGCAAAATCTCAATAGGGTCTTCAAGTTCTCCCCAATCGGTACATAATCTATCAGCAACCTCACGAATTACACGAGCAATCAACTTTTGTCTATCGCCACTTTTAGGACGCATAGAAAGTTCCATCGTACATTCCAGGATTTGTAACGCTCTAGTAGTCATGGTGTTTGGCCTAAAAACTTTTTTCGTTCTTGTGAGATAGTCGGATGATACCAGTCATCATAAGGGTAGATATACATGTGATACCAACCGTTGTTTAATTCTTCAAAGAAGGCAAAACGATCTATCTCGTCACCATACTTGACGAGTCGAAAGTTAATACAATTAGTCCAAGACCACCAAGCATCTTCAAACCACTCTTTCATTTCAGTAACTCATCAACATCAGGTTGATAAAAATCCATCGGCTTATTCTTACCCAACAACTGTAGAACATGTCCCTCAAAATCGGTAGAATCTGATTCGTAGATAACATGACCGAAGTTGTTGTCGCTTTCAGTATAGTTTCCAAGATAATCGGCAAACGTAAGAAATATTGCCATAGCACGAGTTTTATCGTGATGTGTAATGGCAGTGTGTGGGTGTGCAACAATACGGGTAATGCAATCAAACAATTCTTCTTTGGTATAAGAGAATGCTTTGGCGTTTTCATCAAGTTTGTAAGTCATTCACCCACTCTTCATAACGTGTGTTAATCTTACCATCATTCAGAAAGACATTCAAGTGCCCTGTGTTACCATTCTCAAAATAGAAAGCCATCCACACATGATGTCCTTCATCCATCACCTCATAGTGATACCCTTTGATGTTATCCAGTAGAAACTCATCAGGGTTGTAGAGCTCTTTATCAGTCATAATGCCTCCAGTTCATCAACAATTTCAAGAATGTTCTTTTCAGTAATACCAATATACTTGAGTTCTTTAATCAACTCACGAAGAGTAGAAGCAATAGCAACTTGTCGTAATTTTGCTTTATGATAATATTCATTATCAAAAACATCCATAATTGCCTTTGCTTTTGGAGAAAGTTTAGTCATGAGAAGTTGTAGTGAACACGAGTGTAGAAGTCTTTGAAGCAACTTCTATTGAGGAGTTTCATCATCGCTGGAGGAATGTAGTATGAATATTCGCTGAAGAAATCTTCTTTACTGAGAAATCTGAGACCATGAAGATGCCAAGTGCCAAACTGCTCATGGAATGCTCTCACAGCACGATACTGTTTAGTGGTGCAAGCAACATACTTATTGGTAGATGTTTCAAAATCTTCAGGATGACCAGGATTTGCCTGTGTCATCATAATACACACGGTTTGACCTTCACCTGTGCCAAAGTATTCAGAAACCATATAAACCCAGTGTTCATCCACAGGGAATACATCACGATGATACTTCTGCTCATATTCTTTCATACAAGCATCAGCAACCAGTTGAAAGTTTTCTTTCTTCTTTGCTTCTAACTCTGCTCGCAGTTCTACTTTTTCAGTTTCATTAAGTTCTTTGAGAGCATCAGAATACTTATCAATACCAGCAATAGCAGTTCTCACAGCATCCATTCGTTCCTCCTTTTCGATATCAGCAAGTTGTTGGAGAGCATCACCATTCTCATCATACAGTTTTTTTACTGCTTCCCATGCTTTTTTGTTTGCCACTTCTTTCTGAACTTTCTGATAGTCTTCCTCAGATACCTTAGCAACAATCACTTCATTTGCTGCTTCTCGTTGTGCGGCAACTTCAAGCATTTCTTCGTGGGTCATAAATCCATCATAAGTAGTGTTTAACCAGGGAGCATCATCTTTTTCTGGTAGATTGTATTCAGTCATTGTTCCCAAGCATAAGATTTCAGGAGCTCGTTGTCCTTTTCCAACTGCTCTATTCTATCACACAATTCAGTGATAATACCAATCAGACAATCATAATCAATTGTTTCGCTGTCGTATCCATTCTCCATATCATAGTAACAGGAGTGAACGAGCTCTTGTTTGAAGTTTCTTTCAGTCATCGTAGTTTCTCTCTAATCATTCGGATACACTCATTCCACTTATAACTGTTAGTATCGTGTTCTGTAGGCAACCACAAACTAATTTCATCTACCAAATTATCAATGGAAGTTTCCATATCCCAATCACTATGAGTTGTGAATACATCTTCCCACCAATCGTAAATCAGGTCTGTGAGTGTTTTTGATTTAGTAGATGAAACTACACCTTGTTTGACTGCTTCTCTAAATGCTTCTTTCAATCCATCAGCAACTTGTTCTGGTGTTTGTGGAGTTGGTTTGTAATCAACTACACCATAACCATCGTGGATTTTGATAGTTTCTTCCATTTCATTATGAACTCGTTCTCCTCGTTCTTGTGCGGTTTCACTTACCTTTTCTTCATAAGCAGCATTATATCCTGCTTGGAAACCTTGCCACCTTATAACATCATACTTGGAATCAGTTTCTAATTTAGGATATTGTCCCCACCAATCTTTGTATGCTTCTTCTACTGGTGATTTTGTTTTTTCCAGTTCTTCAAGGAATGAGAGCTTCTTTTCAAGCACTTTGATTTGTGCTTTCAGTTCTTCAATTTCAGTCATAGGAGTTTCATATTTCACTGGTTCATCCATTTTGCGAATGTGTAGTTGTGTTTTAGGTGCTACTGTTCCCAATCTACCAGTATCTTCAACTTTTATGGTAGTTTCTCCACTTGGTGATGTGAATTTAAGGTTAGTCATTACAAATCCCTCTTAATAGTTCTTTCAAGTAGAGCTTCCTCTTCTTCAAGTTCTTTCAGCAACTCTTGGTATTCTTTCACAGCATATTGAGGAGCAGCATCTTTGATAGTGTAAATGTAATGCTCAACAGCATCAATCAACATTTTAGTTTGTTTGAGGTTGTGTTGATGTCTCATCACAGGTTCTCCAATTCATCACATACATCAAGTATAGCACGGGCATCAAGCACCATATCTTCCACACCTTCCTCTCTACAAAACTGATAGTATTGGAGTTCTGCTACTAACTCACGGAGAACAATAATAACAGTAGGTTTATCTGTTTCCCAACCCATTTCGGCACACTTCTCATCCTGATAAAGTGTTTTTACAGCATCTTTTAGTGTTTGTGCTACTTCTTTTTTGTCAGTCATTTCAGTTCCTCAATAATAGATTTGATTTGTTTGAGATTATCATAAAGTTGTTTATTGAAATCATAACATTCAGTCAAATGGTCTATGTTGTTGTCCTCAAAGTTAGTTTCCTCACGGATTTCCCAAGACAAACCATCCATATCTGCTGCGGTTTCTGTGAGAAAGTATTCAAGTGTTTCAAGTAAAGTCATCAGTTTTCTCCCACAGATACTTCTACTTCCATTTCATTCATAATCATTTGAAGTTTTTTGATGACACCATCCCGTGCTTCTTTTGTAGCAGAACCAGTCCAATAATCACCGTGACTTATGGAGTGTAGCACAGTATCGGTGAGAATGTATAAATCTAATGATGTGAGTTTAGTCATTTTGCTCCTGTCGGTATTCTTCCTCTTTATCCAATCGTGCTTCAAGTTCAGAAATTTTAGTGTAGAGTGTATCCAAGTGTTCGGTGAGTTCATAAACATTCACAATACCTACATTAAGAGATTTGTAAATCCCATCCCAAGTTGGTTGTTTGTCAGTCATTTGTTTCTTCTTCTTTTTTACATTCCCACAAGTATAGGTGATAATGCATCATTTCTACACCTGTTTTAGTAATCAACATATCTGGATTATCATTTTTTTCAATCTCATCCCAATCAATTGGATTTTTTTCACACCATTCTTCATAAGTCATCTTGGGCATCAGTTTTCTCCACAGTTAGTTCTACTTCCATATTACTCAAAATTGTTTGAACCTTATTCGCAACATTTTCTCTTGCTTCTTTTGTATATCCACCAAGAGTTCCCTCAAATCCTGCGATAGAAAGAGTTCTATACAAAGTATCTGAAATTACCATCAAATCAAGTGCTGTGAGTTTAGTCATCATCAGAACTCCATTTGGTGCTTACATTACTTCTTTCCCAACCTTCATCATAACCCACTTTGAAGCCTTCTGTGTAGATTAGAGCAGCAAACTTCAAGAGTTGTCGTTCCCAACACTCCCAGTAATCGGAGTTTGTCCCATCATCTTTTTCACCCACGAATGTATCAAACCCACAGGATTTAGCAAGTTTTAGGATTTGTGCGTCAGTCATCAGGTTTGCTCCAATTCAGTAGCAATATCTAAAATTGCCTCACGAATACTTTCATTTCTTGTTTCAAGTGCTTCATCCCATTCTCTATGCCCCGAAAAACAGGCATAATTTTCAGGGGCAACATTATCAGCAAGAACACGAAGAGAAGCAGCAAAACCCTCTCTAATTGTTCCTCCGTGAGAAAATACTTCATCGGCAGCATCTATGATTGCTTGTGTTTGTGTAGAAAGTTTAGTCATACATTCTCATCTCCCATATCAATAGAACAATTACTGTAACCTTCATCATATCCATAGTCATAACCTTCATCATACATTGCTCGGGCAAAGTTCAAAAGTTGTAGAGTATCTGCCTTCCAACAAATATCATTCCACTTTTCAAAAGTTAGATAATTTTCAGCAAGTTGTAGGATTTGTTCTTCAGTCATCATCTCAGTCCTTCTTGAAGAGTTTGTAGATGGCATCAGCAATAGCAAGTGCTTGTTCTTCATTCATACAAATGTGTTGTACTCGTTTATCACCTTTCTCAACATCATATACCCAATAAGAAATGGTGCAACCATCACATCCCACATCAAGGTGAGTGTCTTCTACTGTATACCAAAAATCTTCGTATTGTTGAATACGAACTTGGTTGGTGATTTCAATAGTCATTGGAGTTCCTTTGTGTATGAGAGTATTATAAGGCATCACAGGGGGCTTTGGAGTGTCCCTGTGCCAGTTCTTCAAGTGTCCTCAAAACTTCTCTTCAATTTCTTGTTTTGTTGCTACTTCCACATTAGGATAACTCACATCCTCATAACCATACAATTCAAAATCCCTAATCAGGTCTGTAACAAGATTATCACACAGATAATCAGCAAAAATGTTCGGGTCAAGTTTCCCTTTATTTGTAAGCATATCGTGATCCTTATGCTTTTCAGGGTCAAACCTAATATAAAAAGTTACTTTATAACCTTGTAGATTTTCCAGAGCATCCTTTGTCTTCTGTTGTTCCTTATGTTTCTGAATTTGAAGTTCAAGTTCTTTGAGTTGTTCTACATTCAGTTGAGAGAGGTCAATCATCGGTTTGGTTGCTTATGAGAGTATTATAGACCAATAGGAGACCTTGTGGGGTCTCCCTGTGCCAGTTCTTCAAGTGTCCTTCTCATCAACCCACACAAAGCCCAAACAAGTTTTCATAAAGAAACGAACAATCATATTCGGTTTATCAGGCATATAATACTTCAAATATCTACGGTTTCCATTCGTATAATAACCTTCGTGGGTTTTCCCCTGTTTGATTACAAAAGAGGATTCCACAGAACTACCAGTCACAACAAAATTGGAGTAATCAAACTTGGAGTAACCAAGAGTAAGTTTTTGTGGAAAGCTTCCGTGTTCCTTCGCATACTCAAAGTCCTGAATAATCCTATCAAACTTTTCGTTATATCTTTTTCCAGCAAAATATTGGGAACAATCAAACTTTTCTTTTGTTGCCTTTATGAGAGCATCAATCTTCTCATCCAGTTCTTGTTGGATTTCTTCAATACTCTTGCGTGGTGTTGGTAATTTAAGTTCAGGTGGAACATAAGGAATTGTAAAGTATTCCTTTGCGACTTCATATTTTGGATTATCTTTATCCATAGAAGCAACCAATTCCATAGTATCAAAGATATTCTTCACATCTTTAATTGTTTTGATTGTATCTACATTAAGATTATGATTTAGTCTTTCAGTCATTTTGCCTCCATAGCAGCAATCACAGCATCACGGGCACTTTTACCTTTTGCTCTATTCATAGGAAATCCACTATTAATAAACACCCAATCACTCTCACCATTCATTTTAAGAGAATGTGGTTTGAACTGATTGAGTAGAAACTCAAGGATTTCTGTATCTGTTGGTTCAATCATCGTATCCCATTATCAAAGAGTTCTTTTAGTTCCCGATAAAGTGGTCGCAGTTCGTCATACCCAGACCCAATATCCAATAGTTCCTTATTAGCTTTTAGCATAGAATGGAGTTGTCGTGCTTGGTCTTCTGTGAGTGTGAGTTTGTAGTTTTTGGTAATTTCAATCATTTTGAGGTCTCCAATTTGATGTGTGTGCCCAACCATCGGTTCTTACATTATACCAGTAATCATATCCCCATACACCAAAATCATTACGATAATACTGAACTAACCCAAATCCATTAGCATCTTCTTTTGTTGGTCTTCTGTTCGTAATTGGTTTAGTTTCAATCATTTCAATCCTCAACATAATGATACACAGGTTCGTTGTATTTTCTCAGTAGTCGTATTGCTTCTTGTGCTTCTTGAAGTGTTTGGAATGTAGCATCTGAGTGAAGAATATATTTTTTTTCAGCAAGATGATAATACTGAATGAAAAAATAAGGTTTCAAAGTTTTTAAATTGAGGTCTTCTACAATTCGGTAATCATAAACTTTCATTATTTCCGTGCCTCCCAATACTTACCTTCATTACCACATCTACCATAAGGCAATCTCATCATATCACAAAAACGACCACCTTTGACTTTTCCAGTCACCAGATTGCCACTCACTACTGGATTGAGGCACATATCAAATCGGTCTCCACCACCAGTAAGATGCTCAAACCAATCTTTCTTGTAGTGCTTACAATCCTTACAGAGTTTTAGGTCGGTCATTATTGTGATACTCTCCAAAGAAAAATGGAGACAGGAACCATAAAAACTGCTAGTTGAGCCACATCAATCCAAGTTTTTGGGTCAGACACACATTCAGTCATTAGTTTTCTCCACAATCACAATCAAAGGACAAATATTCTATCACAGGTTCTCTCAAATAGTTGCAAAGGTGCCACTGTGCTTCTTCAAATGTAGAATAATCACCATCCCTATATTCATCTACAAATAGATTATACCAAAACAATCCATATCTTTTGTGTTGTGGATAATATCTGGTTGAGTGTCCGTCTGTTACTTTTTTGATACGATAGTTTTTCATAAATCGTAAGGATGTTGAGGATCTCTAGTCCATAGTTTAGTATATACTAACCATTTCTCTTGTTTGTTATCCAATTCAGCAGTCCAGTGGATACCATTCTCATCAATAGCATCCAGGTAATGAATACCTTTGCGGTCATCAATCACACGAGTGACCGTTACAAACTTTACTTTCTCAACCATAATCAATTACCGTTAATAATGTTCCAAAATTGTTTAGAATTAGCACCAGGCAGATGTGGTAGTTTCTTCTCCCAGTATCCTGTGATGTGATAATACCACGATTTTAGCACATATGGAAGTTTCACACACCGTCTCCAGTTTCATTCCATCCATCTGGATGATTATCCATGCGTGTAACTATCTCTTCAATCTCCTCCCAGTGTTTCTCTACTTCTTTTACACGATGCATAAAACTATCTTCACCATGATCACCAGAATACAGATAATCAATATGCCTCATGATCTCTGCTACCTTACGCATCTGACGAAGTTGCTTCCTCAAATACTTGATAGTTTCTGGTGAAAAATTGGGAGCATACTCATATTCATCCAGTTTTTTGTTGTTGTTTTGGATTTCTACTTCCAACTCATCAGCAAACTGTGCTACCTTGTAGTAATCGTAACCACAATCATTAAAGTGTCCGCCGCTCATTGTTGTGCCTCCAGTTGTTTCCAAGCAAGTTCTTCACGTTCACGTAGATTCTCAATAGAACCTTTAGCAACCTCAGGCCACTCTTCCTTAGAGTTCTGCCACCAATCTTTGTAGTCCTCAGGCATTACAGATGAAAGTTCATCATCATAGCGTTGAAGACGAGCAAGTTCAGATTTGATTTGTTGTAGATGTTCTATGCGTTCTTTACACAGGTCATACTCTTCACAATACCAATCAAGTTGTGGTTCTTCTTGATTAGTTTCTTCACGAATATCCCATTCAAGACACTGAAGATGTCCTTCTTGGTCTTGAATGAAATGATTAATTGTGTCAATCAGAGACATGATTCTCCTCAAATTCAAACCATTCGTAGATAGAGTTCATTGCACCCTCAACCACTAGATCAACCACTGCATCTTCGTGTGGATTCTCTACATGTTTGTGGGCACGATTGTATCCATACCTGACACCTTCTTCAAGGGCCATACTAAGGACTTTACGAAAGTTAGGTTTCATTTTTGTTTACCATGTAGAGGGCAGTCGCCATTTACCCATTTACGATCTTCAGGCATCTCTTCGTTATCCATTACAGGACACTTACATCCCTTCATCACAGCAGAATTGCTACCAGGAACAAGACCTTTCCATTCCTGATGAGTAATGGCTGCCATTTCTTCATCAGTATATTGAGAATTCTCAGGTTGTTCGAGACGAGAAAGTTTAGCTTTCAGATCATAAATTTCATCTTCCAACTTACGAAACTCTTTTGCATAATCTTCTGCAAGTTTCATATCAAACTCTTCAGCAACCTTACGCATTTCTTCTTCACCACGCATATCATTAAATGCAAGTGAACAAGCTCCTTTCATAATACCTTGTTCACAGTGCCCCATTGTTCGGGCAATATTTCCAAAGAAACGGAACAGTTGAATGGTATTGATGTCATGACAAGGAATCTCAAAGGTATAATGTTCCTCTGGAAGAGTTTCATCATCATAGATTCCAGACCCACCATAACTAGGAGTCCATTCAGTATCAAAGTGAACTTTCAGTGTTGCTTTGTAAGTCATTGATCTAGATTTGTATATTCATACTATAAAGATTCTGGTTGTAAAAGTCAAGGGTCGATGGACAGTTCCTCAAGTGTCCTCTTCATTAGATTCTTCTAACATTTTTTTCAAATCATCCATAAAATCTTCAGTCAACGGAATCAATTTCTCTTCTCCACGATCAATACGATCACACATTTCCATCAAGTATTCTAAAAACTCTTTGGGATAAGTTTCATCCATATTGATACTACACCAGAACCATTGATAACATTCTTCATAAGGGTCATCAGTTGAAAGTAGGGCATAGTCTTTATAATTTCCACTAATGAGGTCTCTCCACATCTTGAAGTTGTTCCACATCTCCCTCCAACCAGTCTGGAAGCAGTGACCGAAATAATACTCAATCCAGTTCAGTTTCGTTTTCATCTAGTTCCTCTAAGTAATCCCACTTCCAAGTGCGTTCAATAATACCAATATCAAAACCAAACTTATATGCCCAGAACATAATACTCAAAGTAGAACCAGTTCCAGAACTAATCTTGATGTAAGGCCATCCAGGATAATCATTCCAACTTACAGATGCTTGAAGCAAACTCCAACCTTTTGCATTTAGAACCTGAACATACCATTCGTGTCCAAAGTCTTCACGGTGTTTAAAATTAATTAAATTCATTTTTAGTTACATCCAAAAATTGTACCACCTACGGCAGCGCCTACAGGGATCGCCCACCAACGTCCATCACCTCTAGATAGTGCAGCACCCACACCACCCCCTAGAAGTGCGCCTAGGGTCGCCTGAGTAGGATTACAGTAACCGCGGCGATAATAATTGTTCCCATAATTATCAACTCTACGTGGCTGATAATTGACGGGTCCATTTCCGCAAGGGACTTGGTATGACTGAGTAGAAACATTTCCTTGTACATAATTACCATATCTATCATAGTAACCAGGAGTGTAAACTTCACGATACTTTGTACAAGTTTGATAATCGTTTACTTGTTGTGAATACACTTGCGTTGGAGTAAGTAGTAGTAAGAAAAGTAGGTATTTCATTTGTATTTCCCTGTGACATTTTCGAAATCTTGTATGATTCCATACTTAAAGTGTAATCTCATTCTTGGCCAGTCTTCCCACTCACCTTTCCAATTTTCTGGATACACTTCAATATATTTGGTAATATAACACAGAATTACTTTACCACGACTGCCAGTGCGAACCCATTCAAAGTTCATCCATTTACGTTTTGGATCATACTTTGGATGATCTTCTTCAAAGATTTCCATCGTATAACAACCACTATAACTTGGATACCACAACTTTCCCGAGGGATCTAACCAGTAATCGGTCATTGTGCCACCATAACCATCTTCAATATCCTTGGTTTGACATACTACATTCGTAAATTCTTTACCAAGATCGTATGATGATCTGAAATAGTCAAACATCCCCATGTTACTTATCCAGCTACATTATTTAAGAAAAATTCAGTATTGATATACTTCCATGCAATATCTCTGTCAGAGGATTCAAACCTATCCGTACCAAAAGTACTATAAGACTTGCAGAGCCCGTTAGGCAAGTACCTTAACATCTCGTTAGGATGTCCACAGAAACCTCGTTTTTCAAACGGAACTGTGTTAAAGCAAGTTTCAAATAGTTTAACTAAAGATGATTTACCAAGAAGTAAAGAAACTGGAGAATTTAAAGCAAAAGTTACTATATCTTTACGAGTAAAGGGAGTCCTACACTCAATACCATGACTTGATCCAATAAGATCTGTTGACATTAATGTTGCATTAGGCATCTGATGAAAGAAATCTACATAAGAACAAGCTTTGATAGAAGAATCTCTTTCTGAAAATCCATGATTTTTAAAAAAGTCTTTCACATAATTAAAATCCTCTTCAATTTCTTTCTCAAATGAGAGAATAAAATTATTTCTGATCGGTAGTGTATATTGGGATTTATTTGAACTTTCGTAATATTTGTATCCCAAAAACAATTCATCCGCACCTTCTCCTCCATAAAGTATTGATCCAGGTTCGACCATACTAAACATGATATTTGCAGAAGCGAAATCATGGGATGGAATCGGAGAACAACATAACTTTAAACATTCCAAGTAAGATTCATAATACTCATCAATATCAATGTTTCTCTGTAGTTGTAAAGACGAAAGATTCTTGAATAGTCTATTTGATGATAAAGCTACAGGATCCTTTTGGTTAAATGTCAGAGTAATTGCACGTTCAACATTCACTCCAGCCTGTTCTAAAAAATGAGTAACAATAGAAGAATCGACACCACCAGAAACTACTGAATACACCTTTACATGTGGAAGGACAGACTTTTGCATCTTTTGCAAAGTTTTTAACAATAACTCATTTACCTGTAATGTGTAATCATGCTGACTTTTATTCTTGAGTTCAAATATTAGATCGGTGTTTAAATAATCTCTTCCAGACCAAACTCTTTCTACAGTTAAATGTTTATTGTAAGTTAATTTATGGCCTGGCGGTACTTGATAAATTCCTTCAATTGAAGTGGAATTTGAGATGTAATGTCTTGTTAAAAAGTAATCTTTTAAAGCAACTTTATTAACTCTAATTGGAACTCCATATTTTTCCAACACATCCTTAATAAAAGATGGAGTTGAGGATATGATAAACAGTCTAGGAGAATCGTAGTAAAAACACCTCTTTTCACCAATCACATCTCTATAAACATCAACGTTGAAATACGATCCATGTTTTTCCACATTCGCAACAGAAAACATTCCGTCGCAGTTGAGTAGAATTTTTTCTAACTCTTCTTTTTTAATGTAATCTGTGTCATTGGAGTATTTTGTCTCATCATAAATCTCACCGTTATACAACGTAACTTTGTAATTTATTGGTAGATTTGCAATTGACTTTTCATGTTTAGGTTCAGTTTGTATCGCAAGAACTGACTGATACATATAAACCTGTTCACTCAAATAGTGAGTCGCAGAAGATGGGCCACGAAGACCTAGATCATCTTCTGCAATACGAATCAACTCATAGTCAATTTTATCTCTTTTACATAATACCAGACCAAAACCACACATGTTACCACTTAGATGCTGGACATTTTACATTTGCAAATTTTATCTTATGTTCCATAAAACATCCACATTTGTAACATCTTTTTTGATCTTTGTTGTAATCTGGACATTCATTACAAATTTCAATTCTTTTTTCTTGTAATTCTTTAGACGCTAAAAATCCATTTCCAGACGCAGCACCTTGACCCACATCTTTAGCAAACTCTTGAAAAGATTTTATTTGTTCCCAAAAGTCTGGATATTGATTTTCATCAATTAATTCTGGTAATTTTTTTTCGTCCATAAATCCAATAATTATACAAAATAAAAGGGGCTATTGTCAATGTTGACTAGCCCCTTCAATTGCGGTTATAATAACTCTGTGCAGTTTCAAAGATTATTAGTCTTTACTACTTCAAAAGCTTCTAGAGCTCCTTGAAGTTTAATGAACTGTTCTTTTTTAAGATTGAACGTTCTTTCTGTTTCAATCAGTTCTTCTCTGAGATCTTCGATTTGTTTGGTGATCTCAGCAATCATTTCGTCAATATTTTGTGATTTTTCTTCGGTCATGTTTAAATGGTAAAATAACTCAGACACTTTATTTAGTCTTTTTTGGGAGGACACCCTAAGTAGGGTCTACCGTCATAAATGTTTTTTGCATGTGGCCCTTCTGCATCGACATAATGTAAGAAAGATTGTAAATACCATCTTTGAGTGAATGGTTCTCTCCAGTGATATAAATCACATCCTCTATAAAGACATAAATCTCCTGGTTTTAGTAATATCTCTGCAGCATTACTTTTATCTTCATTTTCACTAAAGTAAATTGGAGATATTTCTTCTCCATTGGGAATTGCTAGTGATAGTGTAGCGGATATTTCACATGATGGCCTATCTCTATGAATTATAAGTTCATCATCTTTACCATAAAATCTTGTGTAACTATAGGTTGGTAACAAAATTTTATTTGTTACTTTAGAAAGATGTTCTTTAGAATTTTCTAATATGGTATCTATCAGAGGGTCACCATAAAATGAACAACTACCTGGAGCTTGATCATCACCATAGGTGACATTGAATCCAGATTTAATTCTTGTATAAAAATATTGTTCTATAAATTTTAAAAAATCATGATTAAGAAAATTTTCTATAATATAATAACCATTTTTACTAAAACTCATTGAAAATTACCTCAATTTGGGACCATGAACCCAACCCACTAGAGTATGTCGAGTTCCTTTAGTTACTGGAGTTACTTCGTGTAAAACATTGGAAGGAAAGAATACTATTTTACCTATCTTTTTTTCAATCTTTATTGGTTCAGAAGAAATACCAGAATATAATAATAAATCACCTCCCTCATATGTTGAAGGATCGGATAGTTGAACTACGAAACTCAATTTTCGATCTTCTGGTATATTCCAAAACATTGGATCTACATGTTTGGAATAATGTCCAGTTTCTTCTCCTCTATATTCTGTAAATTGTAAAGATTCTATTTTTGTTAAATCAAAATCAAAATATGTCTTGTTGTGATTAATGACATAATCAGTCAATCTTCTATAGATCCAATCTGTATTGCAGTTCATTGGCATCCAACATATTGAAGATGTTCTTATTTTCTTAATAACAATTTCTTTTTCGTCGGATCCAACAGTTCCATATTGTTTTTTTAGTTTTTTTGAAATAAAGATAATTGCCCTTATTTCTTCAGGACCAAAGATATTATCTTCTGTTGAATAACTTACAGTCTCTTTAGGATTTAAATACCAATATCCACTAGTTGATCCGTTAGATAATACTTGGAATTGATAGATATCATCTAAAGAATTTTTATATGAAAAAAAGTCAGAGATCATAATTAATTTTAGATAGCTCGTGTACTGTCGAACAAGATTCAATTTCTTTAAAAATGTTCATTTCTGATAGTGATAATTCAATATCATGTTGATTTATAAGATCACACAATTCTTTTATTTCTTCTGCACGGAATGAATAATAATCGTTTATTATCTTATAAACAAATGTTTTTTCTGGACTTTGATCGGCTTGTAAATTTTTAATATTTAAATCAAAAATAGTAGTTTTATTAACAGGACACCTTATATTTTTATAAGTAACACCTATTTCCTTTTTTAATTCAAAATGATCGGAAATAATTTGTTTAAAATGATTTTTATTCAGAGTTAAATTTTCTGGAGATGAACTATAGTCTTCCAATAATTCTGAAGTTATTTTAATCCATCCTAAACCTGGATTCCCACTCCAACTTAAGTCCTTTAATTCTTCTTCAGAAAAATTGGTTAGGCCAGCTATATTTTTCCAGTATTCTGGGAGTGGTTCTAATTTACTTATTATTTGTTTCGTATTAGTATCTACTAAAACATAAAAATCATTCTTCGTCATTTACTTCACTTTCTTCTTTTACTTCATCATTTTCATTTACTGGTTCAATTGATTTTATATTTTTCATTTTCGTTTCCTCTATTTTAAGTCTATCTTCTTCCTTTAGTTGCCAAGCAGCAGCTCCCACCCAAAAAGCACCATTTGGAGTATCGGTGTCCCATCCTCTCCAAGTGGCAAAATCTTGTCTGGGTCTCATCGCAACTTCTAATCCAGTTGCAGCTGCCAATTGGTTAATTATCTCTACAGCTTCTACAGGTTGGAGTATATACCAAAGATGAGAATAGTCACCTCTCATACTTATTTCTAAGATTCCACCAGTGGTTGTTCCTACTGAAAATGATCTCGCTCTATTTCTATTTGACTCTAAATTTGCGAGTTCGTTTTCTTCATAAAGTTGATGGATTTTCTGTCTTGTTTTTGATGTTTTCTTAGGTGCCATAATTAATTTTCAGTAAGTACTTCTATTTATTGGGAACCCCAAGTGATTGTTATGTATCCACCAGCAGCAACAGAAACTGGATAATTAGTTAGAGGGGTAACTGCAATATCACTTGCAGTAGTTGGATTTGCTGGACTTCCATCATTACCGGGATTAGAATCTCCTGGATTTCCAAAATCACCATCAAATCCTGCATTACCTGGATTTGAAGCACCTCCTCCACCTCCTCCACCGCCAGCAGATTTGATCTGTGGAGCATTTGTTGGTGGGGTTACTGATCCACCTGAACCACCATCGCCGCCACGTTGACCGTCGGCCGCGAAGCCGCCTCCTCCACCTCCTCCACCAGTCGCAGAACCTGTACCCGTTCTTCCGGGTCCACTGCCTCCAGGATTTCCTGTTCTGGATGAAACTACGGGAAATATGTCTCCTGCTCCCAATCCACCAGGACCACCGAAACTAGTATTTCCACTAGCCGAAGTAAATGTTCCAGCATTAATACTTCCAGCTCCGCCGCCGCCACCACCAGAACCACCGGCTCCACCAGTACCAGCCCCACCATTAGTTCCTGGAGTACCATTATTTCCGGATCCACCAGAACCTCCAGCTCCCCCTGGAAAGGATATTCCAAAAACAGTACTAGCTCTTCCTGGGTTACCACTAGGACCAAAACCACCAGAACCACCAGAACCTGCAGAAGTAGTAGTGCCTGGATTTCCATTTGTACCGCCACCACCAGAAGAACCTGCAGTGGCAGTTGCTGAGGGTCTAGGGGAAGTACCGTAACTTAGTGAAGCTCGTTTTGCTCCTCCAGCACCTCCACCTCCTCCAGGAAAAGTACCGGGATTTCCTGAGGCACCATCTTGGGTTCTAAAATCTCCTGCGGTTGAACATGCACCACCACCACCTCCGCCACCACCGCAGCGGCCTGCGTTTCCATCATTACCTACACCAGCATTTCCTCCAGATCCAGCAATTCCTTCACCACCTGGATTTCCAACACCACCTTCACCTTCAACAGAAACTTTTGAAATTTTCGCAGGTGTTGTCCAGGTAGTTTCAAAATTTGAAGTGTCAGGAGCAATGAAAGTTACACTTCCACCACCTTCCATTGTTGCTCTGAAAATGTCTCTGGTTATAGGCATCTTTTTAATCCAAATAAAACCAACCTGTTATTATATATTTGGATTTATTGCCATGAACAACATTTCCTCGATGTGTATGAGTATATGCTGCTGGCCATATAATCATACAATTTTCTTTTGGTTCAATTCTTAGTTTTTGATATAAGAATTCCGTTTCCCCAGCACCATCTATGTCATTTAGATATAACGAATAAACCAAACATCTGTCAGCGCCAAGATCGCTTCCCTGTTCACAATGCCAAACATGATAACCTGCACCTGGAACTGTTTTTTGAATTTTTATAGCAGTACATTTAAGACTTATGCCTTTTAAAATGTCAAATTGGTCAGTGTAACTTTCATAACATTTTTGCAAACCTTCAAAAAAAATATCGACAACTGGGACACCATTAAAGGGTTTTAATAAGTGATTTTTTAGGTTTAAAAAAGAATAGACATCTTCTTTTTTTGTTTTTGTCACTCCTTCATTATCTTGACGATTTCCACAATGTCCTGCAGTTATTAACTTTTCAAATTCATTAATTACATGATTGCAAAATCCATCGGGATATACTTCTGAGTACATCCCTATAAAATCTAAGTATTTAATATCCATCATTTAGATCAATTATGCATAATTATATAGTGCTAAGGCACCATACCAGTTTGCACCTCCATTAGTAGTGAAGAACGTATAAACATCCGAACGATTTGCTGATGTGGTTCTTGTTGGAACGGTTGAGTTTGGCCACTTAACACTGGCAGGCCATACAATTGATCTACCTGAAGTACCATCATTTGTTAATAATAATGTGAAACTCGTTGCAGAAGCGTTATTAACTCCTAAAGAGAAAGTGAAAGTACAGTTAGCATTTAATGTTGCAGCGAAGAAATTACCATCGGCAAGATTTAGTGTTGTAGCACTACCAGTATTTCCAACATTTACGAGTCTTTCTGCATAGTTCTTTAAAATGACCTTATCAACAAGAGCGTTTGTTGTAGCAGTTATTCCATTAGAAGATAATACTGCAGTTGAACTAAAGTTTACTGTTCCATCATTGTTTATGATGAAACTAGCAGAATCTGAACTGTTTCTAAACTCATGTCCATTTGCAGATCCATATAAAGTTTTTCCGTCTGTTGTGAAATAGAATCTATTATCACCATCTTGACTGGTATGCCATACATCATTTGTTCTTCTTAAGAATGTTGATTCATCTAAACCATCCAGTAAATCTGCGTTCAGATTAGTTACTTTTGTAGTTGAAGCAACAACTATTGGTGGAGCTCCAGTTGCAACTGTTGATTCGTACCTTTGTGCAGTAACAATACCAGTATAGTTTGCTCTATCTCCACTTAATGCTGTAATAACACCTACTGGAGATGATACCAGATCATTAGAAACTAAACTAGAAGATGCTCTTACACTTGTGAATGTTGCTGCGGTTCCAGTTAGAGATGTGATAACACCACTATTGACTGAAATAGATAGTGGATTTCCACCTAAACCACCGCCAATATAATTTGCGGTAATCGCAGTTACAAGTCCTGAATTTATATAAGCAGTTGGAGCTCCAATCCAGTCAGTAGAATTTAAGTTCGTGATGGTAGCTAAACCAATTGAAGATCTGGTATAAGTTAAACTTGTTCCGGAAAGTGTTGTGGTTACTCCAACATTAACGAAAGCATTTGGTGTTGCAAATGATGAAGTTGCACGAAGACCACTAAGGAATCCATTTGTACCATTAACATTTGTGAATGTACATGCAAGACCAGTTAGAGATGTAATAACACCCACATATCCGAAGAAACTGGTTGCAGAAGAAACATTCGTATATAAGTTAGTTACAATACCTGATGTTATGAAAGCATTGTTTCTTACAGTTATTGTATCAATACCGATCTGATTTCCTCTTAATTCAAATACAGTTAGAATTCCTGCACTACATACAAGATTTCCTATTTCAACCGTTCCAGCAAAAGTAGATACTCCAGCAAAAACGGAATTTAGAGAATTCTCTAGTCTTACTCTTGCAGTTGTAAATGTTGCAGCAGTTCCAGTAACTTCTATGTTTTGGAATTGTGCAATAGATGTAGCATCTGGATGTCTGATTGTATAAGTTGATGATCCAGTTCCTGCATAGTTAATTTGATTTGTAACAGTAATGTCTTCATAGGTAACAGCTGTGAATGCCTGATTGGATGCAAACGTAACCGCACCACCCACATAAAGATTCTTAACCTTCAAAGTACCATTAACTTCTGCAGCATCAGTAAAGTTGTATACTCCTTCACTTGATCCTACACCAATTTGATCAAATTTTAAGAAGTTTCTATCTTTTTGTTGAGAAATTAATCCCCAACGACGCCAATCTCCATCAGCATAAACATGTCCAATGTATCCAGATGGAGTTGGAGTTGCTAGGAGTGAAATATCACCAGGTTTCTTAGGATCTGTAGGAGTTGCAAGTCCAACAGTTATGAGTTTTGGTTGTGATGCGATACCCTTTACAAATAGATCTCTTGTCTCAAGTCCATCTTCTGAAGCACAAGTAACTTTTTGTCCAAAGTTTACAGGACCATAGAACTGTGATGTTTGGTTATTGTTTTCACCACCTTCAATAGTAATTCTTTCTTTTACAACTAAATCATCAAAAACTCCACTGAGTTTATTATTAACGTCAGTGTCGGTCTCATCTTCTCCAAAAAATGTAACAATAGGAGCCTCAATAACAGTTTCTTCTCCTGTTGCACCATTAATTTTAGTTGCACCAGAATAGAACTCTCCTCTATCGTTCATTCCAGTGTAAACGACAGTACCACCATCTTGTTCTCTTGCTTGTGAGATTAGAACCTCATCCTCACTCAACACACGATTCTGTTTTACAGGTAAACCTGTTGAATAGTTACCTGGACCATATCCAAGATATTCAAAAGTATGGCCAGATGCACGAAGAATAGAGTGTCTGCGAATTTCCATAGGCAAGACACGGATCTTTCTAACAGAAGATCCAGAAAGTGCAGATGAAACTGAAGTAGAGAATTGTCCTCTAGATACGGTGATTGAATTTCCTACTGGATCTGAAGTAATTCTTAAAATTTCGGAGTTGATTAAAATATAATCACCCTTTTTGAATCCATTTGCAGATGTTAGAGATAATGTCGTCGTAGTATTACTAATATTTCCACTTAGAGTTGTAGTAATTCCTGCATAAATGTATGATCCTCTTCCACCTAAATTCTCCTCACCAGCTCCTAAAGCCCTTGCATTAGCAGAAATTCCATATTTGTGTACGGTCATTCCACTTGAAGAAGTAGTATGAGAAATTGTGGAAATTCCTGCACTAAAATTAAATGTATTAATGCCAACAGATTCATTTACAAAGAATTTTTCACTGAAGAATGTACTTCCTGTTCCAACCAGTTTGAAAGTATTTCCTGGAATGAGTCCATGAGCACTTAAACATGTTACTGTCGCTATACCAGTTTCTTTAGTGTATGATATAGTGGTTATACCGACCCCATTGGAAACTAATGTGGCTATTGGATATCTGGAGTCTGTTCTTTGTCTGTATGCTGCAGCACTTGAATCTGTTCCTAATCCAGTATTTAAAATTTGAACAGATCTGGAATTTGGTACAGATAAAATTCTAAAAATTCCATTATATGCAGGATTAACAAATCCAGACAGTTCTAAGGTATCACCGACGTTATCAAATATTTCTGTTACTTGTACTACGGCAGATGTTGTTGGGGAACCAGCAGGAGAAGCTGATATGGTCATGGTATTTCCAACACCATAAGCACAACCACCATTTACTAATGAAATACTAGTAATAGTATTACCTACTGAGATGTTTGCTTTTACGGATGCACCTTCGCCATTTATACTACCATTAACTAAGTCAGCAGAGTATATTGTACTAGTAACACCAGCACTATTATTATATCCTGCCCCAGGATTAATCAATGATAAAGATTTAATCTGGTTTAAACCATGTTCAACATTTGTATATAATGTAATTGTAGTATTACCAACTCCACTTACAGTTGCACCGGTAATTGCATATCCTATTCTATTATTTTCAAGGAAAATGTTTAGAGCTTCTTTGGTAATTGAGAGTCTCTTATCATTAGTACTAATTTTTCCTAGTGGATCGAGATCTGCAAAACTTGTAGATGGTAGTGGATCTGAATTGAAATTATCTCTATCTTGTTGTGGATATAAATTTCTTACGTCTTGATTGAACCTTTTCTCACTTAAACCAAATCCAACAGAGGTTTCTGGTCTAATACTTCCACAAATCGCTGTTAAGTTATAAATTCCATCCTGGCCATCAGAACCTGGAATATGTTTTTTAATTTCTGTACTTCTATAGATGAAAATACTTTCTTTGTATTTTTCTCTTTGTACTGTAGGTAGAGCTTCAATTTGTTGTTGTGTGGTTCTTTGGTTTGTCTGATTTAAGAACGTTCCTGGACTACTTGTTAATCCAATATAATTAAATTCTCTTGGACCTAGAACTTCATTGACTATAAAACTACCATTGTATGGTATTTCATTAGAACCAGTTGTATTATTACTACTTACAACATTGGTTATTTTTACTAGGTCCCCAGCAACTAAGTTATGTGGTAACTCTGTTTTGATTGTTGCGGTTCCTGATAGGTATGATGCATCTAGTATTATCTTTGGATTTTTTAGTTGTGTGGGATCTTCTACGTTTGAACTTACAAACGAAGCACTTCCAATACCAGCTGATTTTGTTTCCTGAAGAATAAATCCATCTGTTGGTGGTCTAGCATTAAGATATTCTTTTGGAATTACGTAACGTAATCTATAAATTCTTTCATCAATACCTCTATTGTCTACTCTTCTTAAGATGTAACATGCACCTGTAACTTCTCCAAGAACACTAGTTCCGATTCCTACAATTGCATCGTAAATTTTATTAGTTGAAGTTGTTGGGGAACTTTGTACATACCACTGTCTTTCAGTTGTATCATATTGAATTGGGTGTCCTGCATCTCCTGGATTTTTATCAGAAACAGTACTTAGAATAGTTATTACTCCCCCTCCATTTGAAATTCCAGTAATATTATTTCCAGAGTTGGCATCATTTAATGTAGATGAGAGTTTAATTTGATTAGATGCTACACCATTAGTTAATGCATAATAAATTTTATTATTTTGTACGTTTGATGGGAGTTCTCCTGTATCACTATAAATTCTTACTTTTTCTCCATTAAATAACTGGTGATTTGAGGTAAGAGTAATAATATTTGATGAAATACTATTAATACCTGCTGATCTACCAACGGTATAGATCTTTTCAGCCGATGTACTAATTCCAGAAGGAACTTGCATCAATACTGGAGAAGAGAATGTACTCTGAGCTATACCAATAATTGTAGAGAAGTATAACTCTTCTCCTCTTTTTCCACCTACCTTATAACTGTCAATTTGGCTTGGTGGTGGAATATCTGCAGATTTGTAATTTGCAATGTATAATCTACTTGTTGTTGCAGCAGAGACAATTTTTAGTGCGTCAAGAGGTAACCAAGTAACTGCTGAAGTTCTTGGAGCAGGTTCTCTTGGTGGAATAACGTGTGTGATGTATCCTACATCATCTCTGTCAAAAGATTCTCCTCTAAATCCAGAAGACTCTAGGGAAATTGCACCAAAGTTTGAGTTTGAGTTTGTAATGGACTGGTCTCCACCAGACTCGGAAACGAAATGTTTTGCATAACCAATAGCAAAAATAGATACGCACTGAATAATGGCATTGTTAGATGCCTTCATGTGTACGTTTTCGTAACTAGGCTTATAAATTGCTCTGGAATTTATGTGTAGTGGTTTTTCATTATCAGCTACAGTGGAATTGTCATTATAAATTCCAGTTTCTGGATCATAAAGTATAAATGCATTATCATCTTTTTGTAGAGAAATTCCAGTAAATTGTGCAGTCAACATGGATTTAAATCCAGTTGCTTTTGATCCATCTGCATGAAGACCGTTCATACCATAAACGGATCTCAACGTACATGAGAAGATATATGGAGAAGCCGAAGATGTACTATCAGACTCTACAATTACTGATGAGTTTACAAATGTAGCAACATCTGGTAGTGGATCTGTTGGTTGTGATGGAGAAACATAGGTAAATTCAGTATCACTTAATACATCAGCTACGAAGAAAGATCCATTATATGACTCTAAGTTCGTAGTAATACCCGCAATTAGCACTGGGGTATCTTTAAACAATCCATGAGACTCTGAAGTTTTAACCGAAATAGTCTTGGTAGCGACTACACCATCTCCTGCTTTTATGCTTGTAATACCAATAGCATCGGATCTAAGATCTCCAACGATTCTATATTCATCAATAGAAGGTTCAAAATCAGTTCCAGTAGCTACTGGGAAGTTGGGTAAACCTCTACCAGATGTATCACCAAAGGCATAAGTAATTTTATAATAATACATTTCAAGGTCAGTTAGACCCGTAGTATTTGAGTCAAGGATTACTTTATTAACACCATCAGCATATTCAAAACAAGTTAACTTATGGTGAGAGAAATTTGGATTTACTTTTGCTGTTGTGGAATCCCTATAAGCGACTCTTGAAGGATCAGCATCGAATATGGTAAAAGCAGTGAAGTAACAAGTACCAGTTACTCGGAAAATAGCGGAGTTTGCAATATTATCGTTATATGGATCTGGTACATATAATGGACGAATTTTAGTTTTACGGAGGTCTAATCCAACGATTGATGTTCCTCTTGGTAAAATAGTACCGCCTTCTACCGAGTTATATTTGTATAAATCATTATCTTCATCAAAGATATCAAAGTTTGAATTTTCATCAAATTCCGTTAAGGTAGCACCAGAAGTAGTCCACGCACCGTTTACTAATTTTTTAAATACAGCTGATCCACTTACATTTTGAATAGAATGTCCAGGTCTATTATCAATATAGTGAGTTCCTGGATAAACTAAGATAGTCGTAGTGTCAATTTTATCGTTATTTCTTCCTTCTCTGTATGAAAATCTTGCCGCTTCAATTAATGCTCTTTGAATTGTTCTGAAGGGTCTGGTTAACGAGTTACCTCTATTTTCAAAACTATCTGTAGCATCGAAGTCTGCTGGGTTTACATAAAGAATATTACCTTCAGCATTTTTGAGGAAATTCTCTAATCTACTTAGGGGCATTGCGTTATCCTACAGTGACAAATCTATTCTTTTTATATTTAGACACTAAAAAACCTCCCCAAAAAGAGGAGGTTTTGAAGTCACACGGAAGGGATTTGTCACGGTGTTAGTATCACCAAGTATATATTACCACTTTACTTCTTTCCAGGCAAGTTTATCGTTCAACTCTTTATTAAAGATCATTACATATCTGTGTTTTTGGCTTCGATTTTTCCATTCACCCTCTTGTCCTTTTACTTTTCCACGAGAGTGTTTAGTTCCGTCTGAATAATAGAAATCTTTTTTTCTATCCGTGAGACCGTAATACTTAAAGTTGCAAGCGCGATAGATTGTACCAACATGGTGACTGTTATCAGCGTAAGAGATGATCGCTTTAACTTCAGTATCTTTCCGAAGTTGTCTAATCGCTCGTGACACAAACCAAGAAGTGATGTTATATTCGCATGACTGCGTACTAGGTTCGATGCAAAGTCTGGAGAGTTCAAAGATTCCTTGTTGTTCATTACGATCTAATCCAAATGCTCCTACTGCTATTTCTGGAACTGGGAGACCAGTAAAAACGCAAGCACCAAGGCACCCGCCAAGTCTAAGAGGGCATTCCCAGTCTGGATGCTTGAAAAGTCCATAGTTATACCCAGATTTGAAATCTTTGGATTCATCTTTTAAGTAATGATGAGTATAAAGAAGATCTTTAATTTCATCTTTACTAACTCTATCTATATAAAAATCCGATTTCATCTAAGTATTTTTACTTATTTTGTTTTAGTTTCCTGATAAATTATTCTTTTGGTAGTCTAATTTAATCCAATTTAAAAGAGAGTTTGTTTCTGTAATTTTAGAATCATCAAACTGAGATTCTAACCTCAGTTTCATTAGGTAGTTTTCCAATGCGGCGATAGTGATTTCCCTATCTTTTTGTGATAGTAAAGACATTTAAGTTTTTATTAACTCAAAGCCCCCGACAAGACTTGAACTTGCGACCTGAGCTTTACAAAAGCCCTGCTCTATCCAACTGAGCTACGAAGGCGTAAAAATCGGATTTCTCCGATTATTTCCTATCAAATAGGAAATGTCCGTGATATGAACCCCAAACTTGAGAATCTGTTTCGGGATCATATCCTTTATCAATTACTGTATAGTAATCTTTTCCGAGATAAGCTTCAGTAACTAGATATGTGTTTTTACCATTTTTTTCAATGAAACACTCTTTACAAGTGTTTTGTCCATGAAACTCATCCTTTTCTTCATTATATTCAAATTCTACATCACATCCACTCAAATAAGGTTGATCTTCTGTATCTCTATATGATTTTAAGATGATTTTTCCGTCTTTTTGAGTTACTTCAATAATTGATTGTCTATATGGATGTTGATCAATGATATACTTTTGAGTTACTCTAAATTTATTTGCAGAAATTTTAGTATGATTTACTTCAATAAGTGCAAACTCTCTGGGCATGTGGAAAGCTTGTTTTTGATTGTTAAAGTAACCTTCAAAATATGAAATGAACTTAGCTTTAATAGTCATGATCAGAAATATTTTGATTTATTTATTAAAGTAGGAACGGAGAGACTTGAACTCTCACGGGATTGCTCCCAACGGATTTTAAGTCCGGTGCGTCTACCACTTCCGCCACGCTCCCAAGAAAAGTTCTACTCTTGTTTGTAGATAGGAGGATTATACTTCAGAAACTCGTGAAATGTCAACTTCATTTCTTTGGTGGTCATTCCACAGTGTTTAGCAGCGGCAGGAATAGTCATTCGTGCATGAAATAAAGCTTCATTGGCTTCTTGTACATTTTTTGGAGTTGTTTTTACTGGAACTTCCTTCAAGGATTCATAATTGATTTTGTACATATGCATCATAGTTCAGATTTGGTCAGTTGTCAAGAGCCTCATTTCACTTTCCCCATAGAGAGTTCCATGTGCATTACAAGACTTGCAGTAATCATTCAACTTTCTATCTTTGGAACAGTTTAGTCTGAATGGTCCGAATTTTTCCAACCATGCATACTCTAATGTGTCCTCCTGGATATTGGCAAGGTATAAAATTTCTTGCCAGTTATTGTCACAAGGTAAAATTCCACCATTGGTATCTACTACCATTTTATATGATGGAAGATAACATGATTTAGTTATCCCTTCACCATAACTTCTATTATTGAAGTATTCATTTTCTCCTTGATTTGTGTAATCCAAAATATCACAATCAATATTCGGCAAATCCATAGTTTCATATAGACTTACCCTTGCACGAATTTTACCCAAATGATTTACAACATCTTTTAGTTTATATCCATTAGTTACAAGAATAATTTTGTTGTTTAGTTTTTGGAATTTATCAAGGATATCATTAATCTGTGGGTGCATAGTGGGCTCACCAAGACCACATAACGTAATTTGATTATCATAGTCTGATAACCATTCAATAAATCTATCTACGATATCCAATGAAACAAATTTCTCCCTTGTATCTTCTTTTTTGAATCCCCATGAATGTGGACAAAAAGAACAAGATCGATTACATGTAGTGGTTATATTTAGTTCTATGCTTTTAAGTGTAGAATTAATTAAATCTTTTCCACTTGTTCCATCAAAGGTTTGAAATCTCTTCATAATATCTAAAAGAACTGTAATCTAAAAGGGACATTCTATGTAGACCATTGATAGTTTTATATTTTACAAAATCTAAAAACTTTTCTTTGTTCTTCAACAAAACAAAATTAGAGTGCGATGGAACACAATCATATTTACGTTGGATATACGTTCTACAGTCTAACATCCTTTTTACATGTTGAGGAATTAGTTCAAAAAGTTCTATTCCAATACTAGGAATGATAGTATTACATACACCAGAAGGTCTTACTTTTTGGATCTCATAAATCGTTTTTTCATTAGAAAAACAATATCCAAATCTAAGTCCAGGTAAAGCAAGACTTTTACTCAAGGTTTTACATACGATCACATTATCAAGAGTTATTGCGGAAGAAATTAGAGAACAATCAATTTCCACACAAAACTCTGCGTAGGCTTCATCAATGATTACTAATTCAAATTGAGAAAATAGCTCTCGTATCTTGTCTGGATGTGTATATTCCCCTGTCATTCCATTAGGATTCGCAATATACAATACGTCAGCAGAGGTATCAATTCCCTCCACATAATTGATATTGTAAATCTCACAGAATCCTGTAGCCATCATCCATGTGGGAGTAATAATAGAGAACTTTCTGTCTCTATAGAGTTGAAAGATTCTTGGTATCAACTCTCCCAATCCAAGTCCTATTGCAATTTGTCTGGAAGAAATTTCATAATATTCTGAAAGAATGTCATAAACCACCCCTTCATCTGCATATTGATTGCAGACTGGACCCTTATTGCGAAAAAGACCTGCAATTTGATTTTGCAAAATTGAGTCAAAACAAACATTATTCGACAAATCTAATTTGTTATTTGACTCTTTTTTCAGTGTCCAGTCTACTCTCTCAAACATCATTTAAAATCGGAATTACTTCTACATTTATACAACAGTTTTCTTTTACATGATTTTCCCACCTGATAGCATCTTCAATATTAAAGAAAATCACACTCTGATTACTGTAACCTTTTTTCTTTGGTTTTTTATAATCGACCTTATACTTCATCTGCAATCAATTCGCCACGAAGTTCTGCAAGTTTTGCAGTTGCAAGACACTCTACAGCAGTCCAGTAAACTTCACCACTAATTGGAAAGTTTTCATCTGTAAAGGCTGCGGCAACATCTTCTTGTAGTTCTTGAAGGGACTTCAAGACATCACGATCAATTTGCATTTAGAGTAATTTTGTTGTACTCCAATATCATACCACAGAAATTTGCGGTTGGGTGGAGGTGTGTGCCAGTTTAAATTGCGGACGCAATACCAACTGCAGTGGACCTTCTCGTTGGTTTGTAATTGTCAGGATCATATTTACTAAAATCTTCAACCCTAAGATTGTTTAGATCAGAAGTGGCTTGTTGTATTTCCGAAACCACAAAGTCATATGCCTGAGAAAGAGAAAATGCAGCACTTTCTTTTTTATCTCTAAGTCTTCTTAAGATGGAGGATTTAGAAATAAGTTCCGTAATTTTCGGAACATTTCTATTAATAATGGTTGTCAGAGAACTTTCATAGGATGTAATACTACTTGAATATGAAGCACATACTCCAGCAGATGGAACAGTACCATTAAAACGAGCAGGTTTACTTGTTATAGTTCCTATACCATTAGAACTTAATGTTCCCACTCCAATAGTTACTCTAGCTCCTATTGACGCATATGTAGTTGCTACTGAAATTAATGCACCAGTGCTAGGATTATATGTAAATGTTGAGATACTTGGCCATGATTCGTTTCCTGGATAGTAAAGAGCGAAACTTGCTCCACAATCTGGTTCACGATCTTCTCTGACTTCATGCCATTGGAATGGTCCAATCGGACTTCCATTGTTTACTAAAACTACCTTATGTCCAAGTCCAGCTTTGTTCAAATCCATTAAATCAATTGATACTGGATCTATGGGATTTGTCTCTTCATTGAAAACAGAACTGCCTATTTCAGTATTTCTTATTGCTGTAAAAAGTTGTCCAGTTACAGATGCTGTTGGACTTGTACTTAATAATATTGAAGAAAATTCCGATACAACGCCAACTTTAAATATTCCACTAGTTGTATTTCCAACAGCAGAGTCACTTAAAACTAAACTAGGAACAACTACAGAAGTTGTTATAAATCCAGATCCACCAACCCAAATTTCTGAAGTAATTGATCCAGTACTAAATCCAACAACGGTTGTGTTTTCTGGTAAAATATACTCAAGTCCTATTGCATCTCCAGTATTAATACCAATCGTGCTTCCTGTTCCAGTAAAAGCCAGAATAGTAGATCCAACAGATATTGAACCACTGATAGTTGTATTGATTCCGATTTCTGAAGTAGTATCAAATCCAACAACTGTTGGTAGATTTCCACTTGAAAATATTACTGGATCATCAATGTTATCTACGATTGTGTCTCCGACTAATATACCCGATGTTCCGCCTATGCTTATTACTGCTAAACTTGTTGAACCCAAACTAATTGTTCCAGTGAATTCTCCTATTACATTAGATCCATAGTCTTTATTTTGTGGTTTTCTGTAGAACTTTACTCCATAATAATTGGTAGTTTCGGATACGTCTGAATTCTTTTTAACTTCATATGTTACAGAATTATATTCAGTTATTCCAAATCTAACTTTAGTTTGTTTGACGACTTCCCAACTTAGATCATTTTTGCATCCTATAGAGACCCTATTATCATATGCGTTTTTTACAGAATTGATACCAACATTAATTTCATTAATTAATGGCACTAAATCTCTATCAATATTTTCTATTATAACATCATATCTATCCAGCTGGGTATCTAGTAAAGTTACTTCACTTCGGATAGCATCCTTTTGATTCTCTAGAATTTCAATTTCCTCTTCTAGTTCTGCTCTAAAATGGGTTGATAAACTCATAATTAATTATTTTTTTCTGGACAAAAATCTGATTTTTTTTCTTCGTATTCAACTACTAATTTTTCTACATCAATTCTTTCTGCATAAACAATATAACTGCAGTCAATGTTTCCACCAGAATTATTTATTATATTGATTCTAGAACCCCATTGAATATCTTTTACATAGAGTTCTTGATGAAAAGTATGTGGTGTTAAATGTACAGTGATAGTTTCTGGATCTATTAAATTCTTCCAATAATCTGGTAATTCTATAACATTAGAATCTTTTAATTTTCCTCTATAATATACCCCTATCTCTGGACCTTCGATACAGGTGTGAGTAAGTCTATATCCAGGTTTTGATGGATGGGGTATATCAAATTTTTTAAATGGTGCTGCAACTGCTTTGAATACACCTAGATCTGCTTTACAAGTTACAAATTTTCCTAATCCGGCCTTAATGCTTGGAGTTACGATTCCTGCACTACAAATTTTCTTTCCGTGCGTTAGTTGTTTTGCTGCTTTTGTACTTAATCCTAAACTAGCACCTAAAGCTTTTTTTATACTTACTCCTAACTTTATTGTAGCACCTTTTGCAGTAGTAAATGCAAATCTATTCACGACGCCAGTGACGTTTGTAATTCCAATAATGTCGGAAACACCAACAACTTCTAATGTTTTTGGTGAAGTTATACCAGGGCCCATCATGCAGTTTGCTCTTGGAATAACTGCACTAGCAACTAAACCAATATAAACTGGACCATTCAATACGGATGTTCCTGGTAACAACCTTGATCCCACATCAAGGAATGAAACATCTAACTCACCTACTACTAGTTTATCACCTATGTGTTTGATAGAGTTTGTCATTTTTTCTTATGGAGCGCACTCTAACCATTTTTTGAATTTTTCAATCACTTTCATTAATGATCCAAGAAAACTTCCTTGAGTTGCATCTGTAGCTACACTACTAGATTTAACTACTCCAGCTGTATCTTCAACAACATTACCAGCCACTGTATGGTTATTTGTTGATACTGAATTTGAATTTGTGGATTTAAAACTTTGAATGGGACTATTTAAAGCAATTTGACTAGTAGAAGTTACAGTAACTTCACCTTTTCCATCTATTGCTTCTATTCTTATATTTTTTCCACGCAAGACAATTTCCCCAGACATTGCCTCAATAATTATATCTCCATTCTTTGCACGAATTATTTTAGCAGGTTCTTTAGGTTGACAATCTTCACCGCACAATTCATATGATGTTTTATTTGTCAGATCAAATTTAGTACCATCAGTAGAATATTGAAATCCTTGTGCTTTATCAGTTATTACAGAATAATCTATCGTTCTACCTGCACCATCAGGAACTCCAGATTTTATTTCAAATCCGGGTCTTTTTTCATAATACTCTTTTGGTTGATCCGTCATACGCACTCTACTACTTCTGTGATTGAACCTATACCAGTTGTAGGTTGATTATTGACAATATATTGTGGAATATATTGTAATACTGGATATACTTCAGCACCAACCCCAGTAGTTGTATTTATGGTCACTGGTGGAACAATTTTGAATTGTTGAGAACAATATGAAACTGAGTTTATACCTATTATTGAACCATTAGTAGTTAAAATAGGACTATAAACGCAACTACCGACTAAGATAGTATCACCAGAAGTATATCCAAATCCTGGAGATTCTACTACTAAAGAGGTTATAATTCCAACAGGTACGGTAGAAATTCCAGCAGAACTGGTTGTACCAACACCAACAGAACTAGTTGCACCTATTCCAGTTCCAGAACCTACACTAGTGGTGTCTACTCCTACATTTACAATTGCCGATTGAAGATCTGTTAAACAATATCCAGATCCAGATTTTACAATGTAAATTGATTCTATTTGTCCATTTTTGATGGTTGATTTTGCTTCAGCACCAGATCCATAATTACTGTTATCAAGAATCGAAATAGAAGGTGGTCTACTATATCCTTTACCAGCTTCTAGAACTTTTACTGTTAAAATAGAACCAGATGTAGGTTCTATAACAGGTATTGCTTTTGCACCTGTTCCATCACCATTTATAATTACTTCTGGTGGAATACACTTATAGAATAATGTACCTGGTGGTATGGGTGGAAGATCTTTTTGATTCTTTGGATTTAATGCTTTGTTTCTACAATCTTTGAATGGAGTGTCTGCAGATCCAAACGATGACAGTAAACCTATCCAATCATTGACTTCACCACCATAACCACCTAGTAAATCTATATTACCAACTACTTTTGCCCACTCATCAGTCTCTGGGAACTTTACTCCTTTAAATGGATCCCATGTTCCAGGAGTTTGGCATAGAAGTCCATCACAGTTTAAGAAACTAAGTAGTTGAGAAATTTCTTGAGCTGCAGTTTTTAAATATCCTGTGATTTCACCTACTCCACCAACTAACCAATCCAAACCAGAAAGAACTGTAGCTAAACTGTCATCGACCATTTCCATAAGTTTGGAAATAAGAGAAGCAGTAAGTTCTTCTGCAGCACATCTTGGAATATTTGGAGTTTTTCCGATTAGTCCTGACAGTAATCCAGCAATAAAATTTTCTATTGGTCCAAATAATTTTTCAAAGATACAAAAAATTATATCTAAAATTCTTTTAGCTGCTTCGGATAGTCTTAACCACTGAGGAAGTGGTATTGTTATCGAAAAAGCTCTAAATAAACACCCTGTTAACTTTATTATATTGTCACGCATCCCATTTATGATGAATTTCATAAGAGATGCTATCAATCTTGCGACTGATTTTATTTGTGAACCTATATCTACAATTTTATTTCTTATTGGGTCTATGAATCCAAAAATAGTCTTTTCTAAACCATTCACAAATCCAATGAATCCCTGTAAAGCACTAGTAATATTAGCTAATACATTTGTCAAACATCCGTTAGATCCAGACACTTCTCCTGCATCATTAAAAGCCTTTAAAAATGCAAGATTTCCTACATCCTTGTAAAAAAGTTCGTCAGAAGATGCACCAGGTATTTTTCTAAAACTTCCTGATGAATTTCCTGTATCTGGCGTAAGTGGATTAAAATTAGGGGATAAATCTAATCCAGAATCTCCTATTCCAAATTCTGGATTTTGTGAAAATTTTATTGCTGATCCACTTTCAACTGTATTTTTTTCGGCTTCTTTTATGACTCCAGTTGCAGGAGCTTTTATTCTTGTTGCACTGGCCTTTAAATTACCTTGCATCCCAGTGAAAGGTTTAAAAGGTCCAGGTTCTTTTGCGTTTTCTACTGCTTTTGATCTATAAAAACAAGATACAACAACTGGTTGTTGACCTTCTTCGCCATCTAAGAAGAATCCTAAAACAGATTCTCCTCCCACTATCATATGAGTTTTACCAAAACTACCTTGTCCTGGAGATCCTTCTGAAGCACTGGTTAAAATATGAGCCCAAGGTAGATCTTCATCGGGTAAAATATTTGCATCAAAACTGTGATACCCTATTATTCGTACTTTACATCTATATGCCCAACTTGTATCTTTACTTTCATCTACTCTGGACTTTTCGGTACGCCAAACTTTCGGATCGGCAACTTGGCCGATCCACCAAACGAAACCATCTTTTCCGATAAAGTTAGATTTAAGTAAAGATTCTTCAATCATCGTAAATTCTACATTCTAGAGCATTTGGATTAGAATCACAGAACAACTCTAATGGAGTTGGGTCATGACTATCTTCTGGATGATTCATTTTATAAGCTTCAAGAGCTTCTAATTCTTCTTCTGTATGTCTGCGTGATTGTGCAGAAATTAGTGGGTCGTCAAGGAGAGCTTTATCCTTGGCAATATGTGCATCTATGTTTTCCATGGTAATTTAATACAATCCGTAAGAATCTCTAACTAATTTTAGAGAGGTGACCATGTTGTTGCCTTCAAAATGATGTCTCAATTCTTTAATTAAGTATTTACCACTTTGTTCTTCATCGAGACTTGTTTGTTGTGATGATTCAACTTTTGGAAATTGAGCTTTCACAACCCCACCTGCACGAAGATTAACGTTACATGGCACTACCATATTTAGCGATTGAGTAAAGAGCAAGTTATATCTGGAAAAAGATTTAGCCATGTCAGCATTGTCTCTTCCAGAACTACCTGCAATATCATTTGGGTCTAAAGTACCTTTATCACTTGTTCTAACTAGAATTCGGGAAAAAGATTCTTCAAATCCACTCGGTATCACAAGATCATCTTGAGTACCTAGTTTACTACGAATTTCATTTTTTAGATAGTATGCATAGATATCTAACTTATTTGTGTACAAATCATAAAAATAAGTTTTATTTGCGTACATTCCAACTCGAAGAGATTTCATTAAATCAATATTTTTTTCCAAAGCATAATCTAAGATTGTAAAATTATTTTGAATAGAATTTTCTTGAATAACATTATTATAAGTATAAGTTATTACAGAGGAATCTTCAGCTCCACTTGTGGTTGCAGAAACTAATTTATCGATACTTTTAAAATTAAATCCGTCTTTTGTTTCATAAAAAAGAAATCCAGCAACTCCTTTGGCTAGTTCTCCACTAGTTCCTGAAGATCCGGTTGAAGGAATTCCCTTTGGACCTAACCAAGTTAAAATATGAAAAGGTTTTTTCTGATTACCAATAAAACTATACGAATTTGAAGTTCTTTCAATATTAGATGATTCATATTTTTTTGTAGTTAATACTTCATCTAATATAGAAGTTACATGTTCATTTATAGGTAACTTTTCATATTTCTTTTGACATCTTGAAGTTTCGTTTGTCAGTCCTTCTCTAGAAACTAGATGTAATGTAAACATTTCTTTTTGTCCGTCAGAAGCATAACCACTGACTTTGTAGACATACATTCCATAATCACCATCTAACGTAAAATTACCAGTCGCAGTAGATATATCAAAAACTACCTTTTCTCCACCACGTATTGGTAAGGTGTTGAAAATAGAGTTTCCTGTGGCTATTTGCATATTCATCGTCACGCATGGCGAAAGAATATCCTCAAAGTAATCGATAAAAACAACACTATTAGTTAAATCAATTCTTTTAGTATCATTTAAAGCTATTAACTCAACCGCATTAAATCTTAAACTACCTACTGCTACTGACATAATTTATGTGGCTGATAGAGATGTTAGAAGTATGTTCTTATATAAACTATTTAACACTTGACCTTCACTTGGCCCAGACACTACTACTGTTTGAGAACCTCCATTTGGCGTAGAAATAACGACAGGTTTTTGATTACCATTTCCAGAAAGTATAGGAATCAAAGTTACTGATGATTGTGGCATATTATAAGATGGATATTGTTGGATTTGTTGAGGTATTACAACCAATTGTGTAGATGTTGGTTGTATCATCGAGTCCTGTACTTTAGAAATATTATTTTCATCATATTTCATTTGAGTTAGTTTTTCTTGCGGAAAAACATTTGTTTGCGCTTGGATTAAATTATTAGATGAAGATTGAGTGGATGGTTTGATAAACCTCTGACTCATTACTTGTGATTGCCTTTGGATAGTAGTTTGGTCTGTCGAGGTTTTATTCATCATATTTGGATTGGGGACAAGATCTTGCATCTCTCCAGATTCTTTTCCTTTTGGTTTTATTTCCCCTTTTGTTTGTGCAAGACCGGGTTTGGAATTTGGAGCTAAATGGCCAATCCAAGTTCTTGTTCCCTGAATATATCCACCAAGTCCTCCCCTTCCATAACCACCAAAATCTTTTCCAGTTGGACCTATATTACTCAAAGGAACAGGTACTTTGGTTCCTTTTCTTACAAATACATCAATTGATTTTCCACTACCGCTATGAGTATGCGATCTTCTTGCGGCATCAACATAATTTCTCAATTCCGAATCACTATATTGTTTTGATGGTAACAAATCAATTCCTGGATTTAAATATACTGGAGATCCTTGTTTTAATAATGCTTTTACCACTGTTGTAGTATCATTCACGACTTCAGAAACAGTTTCTCCCTGGAAATGTCCATGAACCCAACCAGTAGAATTTCTTACGTTTCCCGTTTCTCCAAATTCCGCATTACCAGATCCGTACTGAACTGGTCCACCAGTAGATTCATCCGTTGGAGGCGGCAATTCTTCCGGATCTAACTCTTCATCATATCCTGTTGGAGTATCAGTGACCTCTGATAATTGTAAATTATAAGAAACTCTTTCAAATTGAAATACTACCCTTTCAAACTTATCTAAAACTTCTGGTAAAGATAATTTAGCAGCGGCTGCAGCTGCTTCTTTTTGTTTTGCCTCTTGTATTTTAAGTTTTGATTCTATTTTTTGTTTTGCATTTTTTTCTGTAGCTTCATAAGCTCTATCTGCAAAATATCCACCAGCAAAAGCCCCTAATCCACCTACAGCAGCACCTAAAACAAATCCCAATCCAGGAATAGGAACTAAACCTTGTCCAATCATTCCAGATGTTATAGCACCTGCTAAAGCTCCACCTGCGGCTGCACCAGCAATTCCTCCAGCTGCAGATCCAGCAGCACCTGCAGCAGCCTTTCCAGTCGATTCTCCTTGAGAAATCCCCTGAGCAAAATCAAGTCCAGCCAAAAGTGGTGTCAAAACACCTAATGCTCTAACACCTGGTATTTTTATTTTTGTACCAGATTGTAATGGTCTTCCTGCTTTACTATTTGGTTTTGGTAATTTTGATTTACCATCTTTTTTTCCGAAGAAATCTCCAACAAAAGATGCAGCATCTAAAGCCCCACTTGCAAGACCACTCAATAAGTTACCGGCACTTCCAAAACTTACAGCTACATTTGCTCCTAAAGCTTTCTTAAGTTTTCTTTGATTAAATTTTATTGCCTTTAAATTATTCGTTTCCAGTTGCATGAAACGAACAAAATCTTGATAGGTAGTTTGAGACCTCTTCATTTGTGAAGTGGATCTATTTGTACTTACAATATTGTTTGCTGCATTCAGCAGCATTGAAGAGATTCCTTTAGCCATTATCCGTCAACGATGTTGTAAACCATTTTAGAATATAATGTAAGGAAATTATCAGGATTTGTGGTGGGTAACATTGGAACAGTTTCTCCTCTAATGCCTGTTATAGGTGCTTGAGGTGGTTTTGCGGTTCCTTGTTGATTTCCACCTCCACCTTGCAAAGGAAGAATATTTACTTGTGGTTGCGATTGTGTTACAGGAACTTGTGCAACCTGTTGTGCAGATTGTTGTTGCATTTGTTGTTGTGCTGGAGCGGCAACAACTGCCGGTTTATTTCGTTGTTGAGTTGATGCGACTGGTTTATTACCACCTGATCTAATATTTCTCAATTCGGAAATAGTAGTTGCATATGTTTTGCCAGCAAGATTTCTTCCAGAATATTGATCTTGATATGTTAAATCTGCTGTTCCGCCTAGTTTTGCAGCATTAATTTTTCCCTGAGGCAATCCTCTCCATGTTGGAGCAAGTTTTTGTAAAAATTGTTCTTCTGATATTTTACCGGATAAAAACTCATTTATTCCATGACTTGATCTTAATTCGTTTAGTGTTATTGCATCTTGAACTTCTGGTGTAAATTTTGTATTTGCATTGAATCCAGCTCTTTGCGCTCTTTCCAATAGATATTGGGGCATTTGTTGATATCTACCAATTGCTCCTCGTGCGTTTTTAGCCAACCACCCAATCGTTTGCTCTGTAGCCTTACCGGGAGTTTTTCCTGCACTTGTATTAAAACTATCATATCCTTCCGGACCTTGTTCGACTGAAGCAATAAGATCTAATACCCCCTTTTCTCCAGTCGTAGTAACACCAGGTGATCCAGAAACACCAGGTGCTCCAGGTGCTCCTGTAGCTCCTCGAGCTCCATCTTTCGCTTGTGTAGATGTGGATTTTCCTCCTCCAGGTTGTTGTTTTGATGGTCTCGTTGATAATGACTTTAGAACAGCAGAAAATCTATCTAATATTGCATTAAACTTGTCTAGTAATGGTCCAGATAATCCTTCACCAGTTTCTCCCATTAACTGAGGTTGAACTCCACCGCCAACGTCTTGAAGAGCATTGGTCACCATTGCTCCAGTGCCTGCACCAGCAAGAGCAGCACCACCCAACATTAATCCAGGGCGTCTTCTCATAGACCTTAATATTCCAGTGTTTCCCGCTCTTTTTAATGGTGGGCCTGGAACTTTAACATCCAAATCTATTCCACCACCTCCTGCATTAGCTGTAGGTAGATTGGAAAGTTGATCGACTATTCTTATAATTGTTTGACGAATGCTTTTAGCGACTTTGAAAGTTTCATCGAATACTTTCCTGAGTTCTACTAAACTTTCATTTAGACTTTTTATATTATTTGGATTTGCAAAAAATCTTATATATCCAATTGCTTTATCATATAAACTCAAGAAATTGGATAAAATTTTATTCGGAGCGTTTGCATCAATAGAATCTGTTTTAGAAATAAATCTATTTTGTAAATCTCCTACAGTTTTTTGAACAATCTGATTTACATTTTGAGTTATTGCTTGTACTCTATTCTCAACATTGTTTAAAATATTTGATGATAAAGTATTAATGATCGAACCAAGATCTGGAACTTGTGGAGCAACTCCAGCAGTTCCTCTTTGAAATCCTACAATTTTGTTAGCAGCACTAGCAACCACAGAAGATCCAAGAGGAGAACCACCAGAAATAAAGTTCTGAACTGCTTCTGGTGTAACTCTACGTTCTCTAGCAATAACTCCTGGATTTAGTGGTGATTTAATTGCCACGATTTGCCGCCTGTTGTGCCTTTAAGTTTTCTTCTTCAATATGTTGTTTCAATAGGGCAAGATAGATATCTCTTTCCCAAGGCATTAAATTTTCAACCTCAGTCAAAGAGTATTTATGGAACTGCATGAGAGCAAAATTAATACGATAATAGGCTTCCAAATCAATGTGAGCCATTGTCAACCGAAAAAACTGGTTAAACCCTCCAACGTAACCGTATTTTCTACTCCAGTCTTCGGATTTTTTACAGTAAAAGTATGAGATAATTTAGGCATTGTCTCAAAAAACTGTTCAATTTTCTTAAACTGAGATGAATTCATACTCTCTATAAACTCAACAAGTTCTTTCTTCGTACAATCTGAAGCAGCCCAAGATTCTTCTGCAGTAAAAATAGCTTCAATACAAGATGAAATAATATCAAAAGACTTATCAATTGTACTTGCAGATTCTTGTACACTGAAATCAAAGTTATTTTTAATGAATTGATCTAGTGATGGATATTTCATTTTTACAACAATATCATCATCTAGTTTAATTTCCGAAGTATGTTCAGAGTCTTTTTGTACATTGATTTCATCAACGTACACTTTAACTGGGACTTCTGTAGTACCATCATCGGAACAAGTTACAACCAGATCTATGGCCTCTCCAACAGATTTTCCACGAACATTTAAGAAAATGTATTCAATATCGAAAGAAGGTAGATCTTCTATTTTAATTCCTTTTGTTATAATACAATCTTTTAGTACTTGTTTAATAGCAAGTGTGATTTGTTTAATATCTTGACTTTCAAGAGCTAAGATAAGAATTTTTTCTTCTTTAACGAGGAATGGTCTATATTTTATAGATTTTCCAGTAGAAGGCAACTCAAGTTCATAAGTTGGTGTAGAAATCTTTGGTAATGGCATTGAATATTATAAATTCAGATAAAATTATTTAGTGCGGGTTATGTAGTAGATCTTGTATTACCTGTTGGAGTTGGTAAATTATTGGTAGAATTTTGAATAGATTGTCCGGATTGACTTCCACTACCGTTATTTGTAGCAGACAATATTTGTTGACCACTAGAAGTTACTTTTTGTTCATAGTCAGGTGATCCAGTTCCATTGTGTTTTAAGACAACATATCGATCATAGTTAAAAGTAACACTTGTCTTTGTTACTGTACTTCCTTCATAAGAAACTGGTAATGCAGTTAAATTCACTGGAAAAGCATTTAAAAACTGATACGTTAACATTGATGGGGACTCTAAAAGATTCCCATAGCTATCAAACTGTACATTTCTCTCAAATTTAGTTATTGATATTTTTCTTTTATAGGTGTTCGGATACCTCATTCTATAGAAATTTTCATCATCAAAACTTACTTCATCACTTGTACTTCCTCTGGAAGATCCTCTGATAGATTTACCGTTTACAGTATGAAGAGGATTTATAAAATTAATCCACTCTTCAAATAAACGAATAACTCCATAATCCGCATCAACATAAAAATCTAAAGTAAGTTCTGGAAATTGTCTCATTATTGGAAATCTTTCCATAACTCCTTGTCTACTTCCAGATTCTTCTAAAGTGGATAAGGTTGAACCTGGAAGAATAGCATTATGACACATGAATTCATATTGAAGTGAACTTAAACTCTTGTCAAAAATCCCACAAGAAACTAACCAAGAATTTAAATTTGAGTCCGACTCAACGGTAGATACGTTTTCTCCAAACCAAAGAGTGATCTTAAATTGACTAGTAACTGATAATTCACCAAAAAGATCTTGAACACTAGGAAGAGAACTTCTACTATCTCTAGTGTTTCTTGGTAGAGTCATCCTAAGATAGATGGGATCAACTCTATATGGATTACCTGGGAAATCAGGCCTAAATGGCTCAGCCATCTATAAATATTTCTTAAGGATCTATAGTATGTATATGAGTTATAAAGGAAAATATCGTCCAGAAAATCCAAAAAAGTATAAAGGTGATCCCACAAATATTGTTTATCGTTCTTTGTGGGAAAGAAAATTCATGCGTTATTGTGACTTAAATGAAAATGTAAATCAATGGCAATCTGAAGAATTCTGGATTCCATATCTTTGCCCTCTTGATGGTAAAGTTCATAGATATTTTCCAGATTTTTTTGTAAAGTATAAAGATAAGAGTGGAAATACACGAACAGTAGTTATAGAAATAAAACCCAAAAAAGAAGTAGACATGCCAGAACAAAATCCAAAAAGAAGGACAAAATCTTGGGCATATAAAGTTCAAACTTGGGTAAAAAACCAAGCAAAATGGAAAGCAGCTAAAGAGTTCTGTGCAGATCGTAATTATGAGTTCCGAATCATGACTGAGGAGGATTTAGGAATATGAGTTTCGATGGCACGTTCGAACCTGGAAAAGGTTTTGGATACGATCTCATTAAAAAAACCAAAGGAAAAAATGTAAAAAATGATTGGTATACTGGACAACTAAGACAGTATCTTGGTGAACTGGATCAATTTAATATTAATGAAATGGATACAGGAGGTATAGAAGTTGGTAAGATGTATTTTTTTATCTACGGAGCATCTACTCCTGGACTTAAATTTTTTGATACTCAACCATTGACGTATGTTACTGAAGTAAGTTACAGTAAAAATTATTTCATTGGAATAAATTTGCATTATATTAATAGGCAATATAGGGAAGGAATAGCAAAAAGCCTAATAAATAATTCAGATACCGTAAGTGTACCTCGTAATAGCATTCATCGTTACTTTTTTTCTGGAGTTGGAGGGGGATTTTTGAGAGTTCCTGAAAAGGATTGGCCCTCCGTTTCAATATTACCAACTGAAAAATTTGTTGATACAAGGGGTCAACCATTTCCAAATCACAAAGCTTGGAGTAAACCTTAAGTGACATATCAAAATATTTCACCAGTACCATACTTTACAAAAAATTCTGTAAATTATAATTTACAGTACAATAAACGTACTGGTGAAGTACAACTCATTCAACAAAATGCTGCCACTGGGACACCAGCGATTTATACGGATGGTAAATGGAATTCTTCTAGTGTCAATTCTTTATCAATATCTTCACAAGAACAACAAACAATACACGAAAATATTCAAACTTCTGTAAGAACTTCGTTTAGGGCTTTAGGTGGAACTTCTGCTGGTTTAGTTCTACCTGCTTGGGCCCAACAACAGAATCAAGGACAACCTCCGGGTCAAAGTACATCAACTCCAAGTCAAAGTGTTTCGAGTAATTCTACAAGTCCGGGAAACATAGGAGCAGCATTTGGAGCACTAATAAACCCAAGTGAAGCTATAAGAGAAATAGCAAATCAAGACTATGGAGCTGGAAATGAAGCTAAATTACTTTTCAAAGGATTGAAGTATCCAATTGATATGAATTCCAGGAAACAGGATACTCTCTTTATAAGTCAATTTGAGTATGCTGCTCCAGCTGGAGATCAACTTCTAAATGGAGACTTTTCAAGTATTATTCAAAATGGTTTACAGAGAGGTAGTGATTTTAGACCAGAAAAAGTTATAGGAACTGTAACTTTTCCTATGCCTTCTAGTATCTCCGAAACCAAGGATGTTGGATGGGGTCCAGATCAAATGAATAATATTAGTGCTGGAATGATGGCAGATGTCATAAAAAATCCAGGACAATATGCAGCAGCAGGTTTAGTTGGCGCTGGGTTGGGTGCTTTTATTAGTAGTAAGATGGGCGGCAGTGTTGCTGGTGGAGCAGGATCTGGAGCATCCGCAGGAGGTCAAACACTTGCTTATGGTAAACTCCTTAACGAAGCAAGTGCCACAGCAGAAGGGAGAGGTTTAATGGGAACCATTGGTGTTCAAAAACTTCTTCAAATGGCTCAATTTGGAACTGAAATAGAAACAATATTGGCTAGAGGTGCAGGAATTGTTCCAAATAATAATTTAGAGTTGTTATTCAACGGACCCCAATTAAGATCTTTTGGTGTTAGTTATAGACTAACAGCAAGAAGTAGAGATGAAGCGATGATGATTAGGAGAATACTCAGATTCTTTAAACAAGGAATGTCACCAAAAAAGAGATCTGGTAGAGGTGCAGGAGGAGCATCTTATTTTCTTAAAACTCCAAATGTATTCAAATTGGAATTTAAAACAACAACTGGAGAAAATAAAGCAATCAGTAGATTTAAGACTTGTGCGTTGGTTTCTATGCAAACAGATTATACCCCAGATGGTTTCTGGGTTGCATATGATGAAGGTCAACCAGTTTCTACAAGAATAACCCTACAATTCGCAGAACTTGAACCAATTTATGATGTCGATTATCAAGATACAGTCAACTCACAAAGAACAGATCTTTCTCCAGTTGCTAACGACGCAGTAGGTTACTAATATGGCATACTTTACAGAACTACCAAACGTTGAATATGTAAATAGATTTCCAAATACGAAATCTAATGATGAAACAACTTTAGCAAAAAATATATTCAGAAGAGTAAAAGTAAGAGAAGATTTAATATCAGTTTTTGCTGGATTTGAATATTATACTATTGTTGAAGGAGAGAGACCAGATCAAATAGCAGAAAAACTATATGGAGATGCAGGTCTTGATTGGGTTATCTTAGTTTCAAATAATATTATCAATTACTACGATCAGTGGCCATTAACTGTAAATGAGTTTAATAACTATTTAATCAGTAAATATGGAACTGAAGATGCATTACAGGAGATACATCACTATGAAACTATAGAATTAAGAGATTCATTTAATAGAGTTGTACTTCCAAAAGATTTAATTGTAGATGAAACATTTTATAATGCTCCAGAATATGAAACAATCACAGAAACTCCTCCTGGAATCACATTTCCTCCGATTTATTTAAATCCTGTTGTTGCAATTACTTCATGCATTATAGAAAGTGGTGGAGTTACAGAAATTGATATTATAGAAGAAGGTTTTGGTTATAAACAAGTACCAAAACTAACCTTCTCAGAGCCCACCATCACAAGTTCAGCGTCAGCATCTGTTGGAATTCAAAGTTTTAGGGTATCTTCTGTTACATCATTAACTTCTGGATTTGGATATAAATCTGTACCTGTAGTATCCATTTCAACGGCTCCAACTTCAATCCAAGCAGTAGGAGTTAGTTCTCTAGGTCAAACAGAATTCACTGGAGGTACAGTAGTAAGTGTAGAAATTACTAATTCTGGATGTGGATATGGATTAACTCCCCCATCAGTATCCTTCAGTTTACCACAAAACTTTATCTCAAATACCATCTACAGAGAACAATCTCCAGTTTCTGTTGGAAATCAAATAGAAGGGATGTATGTAAAATCTGATGGATATAAAGTCTATACTGCAAGCACTATAGGATCAAATCTAATTAAAGAATTTACGTTGTCTACAGCTTGGAATATTACAACTCTTTCTTTATCTTATGAATTAGATGTTAGTGCAGTATTCGGTTATTGTACTGGAATAGAATTTAGTCCAGATGGAACTAAAATGTTTGTTACTGGTGGACTTAGTGGTAATTTCTTTGTTGCTGCTTATAATTTATCCACACCATGGTCAATATCCACAGCAACATATGTAAATCAAACTTCATTGACAGCTCCTGGTGGTGTTAGATTCAAGTCTGATGGTTCTAGGATGTATTCATTAAACATGGACTCCCCAGATTCCATTGAAGAATATACATTATCATCGGCATGGAACGTTACAACGAAATCTTTCGTAGCCTCATATAATATAGAAACACCAACAGGAGACAATGAGATTATTGGATTTTCTTTCTTGAATGGTGGAAATAAAATGTATGCAACTGGACTATCAAACTCCACAGTATATGAATTTAATTTAAATTCCTGGGACTTAACAACCTTAACATTCAGTAGTTTCCTATATGTTGGAGATAGAATTCCAAATCCATCCGATGCATTTATAAGTTCAGATGTAGAACACTTATTGGTATCTGGTGGGTCTGGAGATTCTATATTTGAATATTCCATAAAAGTCAGAGCTAAAGGAACCGCAAACTTAGTTAATGGATCTCTTAATTCCATTACTATTTCCGAAGTTGGATTTGGATACACGACAGCCCCATCGGTAACGATTGGTGCTCCATATCCAGCAGTAAATGCAACGGCAACGGCTACAGTAGTTGATGGATCTGTATTGTCTGTCAATATTACTAATGCTGGATTCGGTTATACTATCGCACCTACGGTCACGATTGCTCAAGCACCAACTTATTCAAGAGCAACAGGAATTGCTTCAGTAGTTGATGGAAAAATATCAGCAATTACAATTACTTCTCCAGGAGAAAATTATGATAACCCTCCGTCAATAACTTTTGATATATCACCAGAACAGGTTCTCAATGTAGAAGTTGACGAAACTTACACTCAAAATAACAAAATTTGGAAATGGAATGGAACCGCATGGCAAGAACAAATCACAAGACCATTCCAATTCTTAGATGGATTGAATATAATTAGTGTAAATGGTAGTGGTATTTCCAAACCGATAACGAATTTGGAATATGAATTAAGATTAAACGAAGAAAAAACTTTAATTATTGTACCAAAACCATCATATATTTCTACTATTATTGATGATCTAAAGAAAATTATGAAGTATAATAAAGATTCTGAAAACGTAGTTTCATCTAAATTAAAGAGAACTTATAATCCTAAATTTACTGGAGTATAAAAAAACCCTGGCTTCCAAAAAAGCCAGGGAATTTTTTTCGGACTATTTTTCAGCTCTCAGCTAGTTTTTGAAAGTAACTCAGAGCATCATCTGCATCTTCATCATCTTCCTCATCACGAGACACTGGTTTAGAGATTTCAAAGGAAGGAGTAGACCGCTTAGGAGAAGGTTCTCCACGACGTTCGGCTTCCCACTCTTCTTCTTCTGCAACTACTTCAGGGTCTTGATTCTTAGGGACACCACGAACCCCCAGAGTGTAGTCTAGGCGCTTCTTCAGTTCTTCATAGGACTTGAAGTTCTTTGCGTCACTGAACTCATTGAGATCGTTCAGGTTCTTGTAGATGCGTTCCAGTTTGTCATCATCATCCGAAAGTGCAGAAGGACGATCAAACTCAGACTTATCATAGTTCCAGTAACCTTCGACCTTACGGATCTTCAGTTTGAAGTTAGCACCAGCCCAGAAGTCGAAAGGATTAATAGCTTCCTCATCTGCAAACTGTGGTTGCATCGCTTCGGTAATCTTGTCAAAGATTTTCTTACCGAATTTATAAAGGAATACACGACCTTCGTTCTCAGGGTGTGCAGGATCACTCACCACATAGATGTTGGCGTAATAAGAGAGTTTGCGTTTTTGTTTCCGAGCAATCTCCTTATCACGATCAGATCCAGAGTTCCACAGAACACGATTGTGTTCAGACACAGGATCTTTTTGTCCCAGAGTTGTCAGAGAGTTTTCGATGTACCAACCACCAGGACCTTGGAAAGCATGACTCCATACTTGGGCCCAAGGAAGTTCACATCCTTCGGGTGCGGGGAGGAATCGGATAACTGCATAACCATTTCCGGCTTTGTCTACTTCAGGTTTCCAGAAACGTTCATCAGATCCACCTTCTCCACTATTCAGTTTTTCAACTTGTTTGATCAGTTTTTCAGTCAGCGAACCAGCGCGGGACTGTTTCTTGAGATCAGCAAAAGACATTTGTATTCTCCGTATTGAGTGTATTTGGCCTTTGGGACGACTTTAGTTTACCGCAGTGAACTGGGGATGTCAAGCCCCATCTAGAATTATTTTTTCTTGGTTGGTTTCGTTTGAGGTTCATTACGAACGTAAACTTTTTGTTTACCAAACTGTTGTGCAGTAATATTTGGTTTTCCAACCACATCTCTTGCAGTCGAAAGAGAAAGATCATAACTAGTTTTCTTATTGTAATCTCCTGCAGGCCCAAAATTTCCAGTGTCTTGGACAGAAGTTTTTGCAACGGGTGTAACTCCAGGAGCTCTAGTCATGTGAAGTTTAGTTCCAAATGGTGTAGATGGTTTGGAACTAGTTTTAGATGCATAAGGAACTGCAACTAATTTTTGTTTGTCATCAAACTTATGTCCACTAGCGGTTAGTGATCCAGGAGTATCTGCCTTACTATATGAACTTACATTCACTGGTTTCCATCCATATCTCTTTTGTTCATCACCAGTATGAGCTCTTTGAGTAAATTTTCCTGTTGATTTATCAAGTACTCCTGGTTGATAGTTTTTATAAGCAAGAACTTGTTTATTTGGTTTGGGTTTTGGTTTTTGACCAAATCCAAATAGTTCTTGTACTTGATAAGCTTCTGTGCAGAATTGTTTGAAAGTCTTCATTAGTCTTTAGGCATTTCTTCTGGATTTTCTAGAGCCACCTCGAAAAGAAGTGGATGACATAGTTCATCAATCAGATAATTAGACCACCTATACATATCTTCAGATGTGTATGAATAATTATCTTCAGCTTCCATTTGAATATAAGGATCTTGTTGCATAATTAAAGGAATATCATCAAATGTAAAAGGAATTCCATTGATGAAATACATGTCTACAATCTCACCATTGTGATAACAATATGCGGAGGTGATTTTGTAGTGGTAGGACATGTTATTCTATTTCTGCAATTTTATCTAGTCTTTCTAGAGTATTTTCCATTTCAGAAAATAACTCATTGACATTATTACCATTAAACCCAAGAAACTCTGCAGCTTCTTCAATTCTTTGTTTCATTTCTAGTGCTTCTGGGTCATCAGAAAGTGAGAGACGAAAGTATAAATTCTTCTGTTTCTCTAGAAAAGTTCTCATCAGTTCTACATGTTCCTTCTTTTCTTCCCTATTCATCATGGGAGCTTTAAAGGTTTCTCTAATAATACGTTGTTGAAGTTCTTCCATCTCTTTGATGGATTCTCTTACAATTTCGGATTGAAAAAATCCACTCACAATACAATCTCCTTTAGTGTCTGTGTGTACTTTTCCTTATCAATATTTAGGAAAGACTTGTATTTTTTTATACGCAAACTGACGGATTCCCACACAGGATCTAGTAGTTTTTTATCAAATTTTTTAGAAAAATTTAGGATTATATCCATTATAACGAAAGTTTCTATGGATATTGCGTTTTGTAGATATTTTTTAAGAATATCTGGGTGAGATGAACCTTTAATCTCAAATAATGAATCAAAAGAATCTTTATGTAGAAACACTTCAGCCTCAGTTTTGAAGAGATAAGAAAGACTTTGTGATCTTTTTAACCAGTTGGTGTAATTTTTTTCACCTGACTCAATAATTTCACCGATCCAGAGTTTAGAAGGATCATCACATTCTACAAAATTAGCCAAGAAGTATTGACGGATCTCGTCATCAGATTTCTGACGAGACATACGTTCAAAGAAGTAACGATCTTTCCTTTTGTTAAAGGACTCTGTTGAAGCCCTGGACTTTCCGCAATATTGAAAATAATCGTAGTTTGGTTTAGTGAAATGATTCTTGAATGCCAGGTATGTTTTATATACCTCTATTGGCGTCATCAGAATACTAATTTAGCACGACTTGTTTTTTTAAGAAAATTAAGTTGGGTTGCTTCGTTTCTTAATTTTTCTTTTAGTGGTTTAGAAATTAACTTTGATATCGATTCAAATTCAATTCCATTTTCTTCACAATAGGTTACAATAGCCTCTATGTAATTAATTTTAGATGTCATTACAAGATACTCGATATCCTGTGCAAACTTTGACTGACAAAGAAACTTTTCTTTTATTAGTGAGTCTACTTGTTCAGTATTGTTATACATAGGTTTCTGTTTTGTGAGTGACGAACTCTCGGATGTATTTGGTAAGAAGTTTAATATAGTGATCCTTGTTTCTTTTTTCATAGACAAAACATTCTCCATTGTCAGCGACCATAATTGTAATCAATTTTTTAACTGGAATACCAGTCATTTCATAATACATGCAAGCATATGCTGTTTCCTGGACAAAATAATTTTCAATCCATTCTTCTGGTTTTATTTTCTTTGAAGTCTTGAAGTCAATAACTGCGAGCTCCCCTTCGTACTCTGCGATACAATCAACTCTGCCCGCAAGTCCGAAATAGTCACTATAGAGCGACTTTTCCAAAGCATGTATATTATTTATACGATCAAGATAAGGTTTTGCCGCAAGAAATAGAAACTTCGTTACAGGAAGAGGATTGTATTTGTCAATGTCTTCATTCAACAAATACTTTTCAACAATGTCATGAAATTTTGTTCCTCGATCTGTTGCAACCTTAGTGATCTTATTGGCTTCTTCTTCACCAACTTTCTTACGCCAATCAATGAATTTTTGTCTTCCGTAAAAACTAGTTACGGAAGTGATTGAAGGATATAATTTACCAGAAGGGACTCTGTAAAAACGAGTCCCTTCAATCATTTCTGCTTGTAAATCAACTTCTTCTTTTAAATAATCTAAATGAACGAACATTACATACCTAGAGCCAATTTAGTAACAATGTAGTTTTTGACTAGTCCAGAACGAACAATATCATCAACTCCAAATTCAACCATTGAGAAATCATATGTCATTGCACGAATAATTTTCATGAAATCAATAATTCCATTTCTTTCATTGGTTTTAATTAAGTCAGATTGAGTTGCGTCACCACAAAAAACAATCCTACTATTTTCACCAATACGAGTAATTATACTATCTAATTCATGGAAGTTCAAGTTTTGCATTTCATCTACAAGGACAATTGCATTATCAAGAGTAGTACCACGAATAAAACTTGTAGACCAGAATGAAATTGTTTCTTGAGCTTTCAGATTACCATAGAGCATTTCAAAGTCTGCATCTGATGGAAGTTCAAACATGTACTTACACATGTTCTTATAAGGAATTTGATAAAGACTAGACTTATCTTCATGGTCTCCTGGAAGGAAACCAATTTCACGAGTAGCAACAAGAGATCTTACAATGTAAACTTTTTCATAAGGAGTTCTTTCATCAAGAACGTCTCTAAGAGCAAGGTACAATCCTACAAATGTTTTACCAGTACCAGCAGCACCATAGGCAAAAACATTCTTTCCTTTTTTATATTCATCAAAGAATAATTTTTGATTGTCAGTTAGTGGAGAAATGTCCACCATCAAATCCGAATTAATGGGCTTTTTGCGCCTCATTTGTTTGGCACTCATTCCGACTCCAATGTTGCCAGTTGATGATTTTCTTGATCTTGCCATTTAGAGTTTTTTTACAGTAGAACCAGGTGCTTTTGAGGCTTTGTGGAGAACATCATTCCAGCCTGGATTTCTGGAGATCAGTTTATCTTTCCACTCACCGACTTCACCGACAGAAGCACATCCTTGAGACCAATCTTTGTCCCAATTAGGATTGTCCTTCCTCCATTGTTCATAGTCTTTCACAGACATTACGAGTTCTTGAGTTTCGCCAGTTTCAAGATTGATTACAGGATATGTGGGCATAAGATAATAATGACTATGAGTTTATTTATTGGGTTATTTTTCGAGCAATGTAGTTTTGATTATCTACTTGTTCTACATTCCATTTTACCACAGGATCAACATAAAAGTCATCTCCTTTATATCTTTTGTACTTTTTCATATTAAGTACAGTATGGTGAGATAATATTGCATAGTCGATATAAGAATCAACATCTCTAGATTTTTTCACCAAAAGACTTTCAAGATCTTCTTTAATTTGTTGATTGGTGTGATATGCCTCAAAATTTTCTATTCTCTTTTTATTGTCATGTGAAAGAGTAAAAGCTGTTTGATGTGTGTGTCGTATTTTTTTATGTTTTAATCCACATAAGAGAAGTCTATTTACAATTTCATCGTCTTCCCAAGCTACAAACTCTCCCATATTTTCATTATACCCACCAATTTTTTGGTAGTTTTTTCTAGTAACATATAAAGTTCCCCATAGAGGTCTATAACATGGATGTGGTGGATTATACATTCCACTTACAAAACATGTATCATCTACTTCATATTGTTTGAAAAAATTATAGTATGGATTCAAAATTGTATCCGAATCTAAGTTTAATATATTATCTCCTTTAGTCAAGCTAAATGCGAGATTTAATGACTGAGTTTTGTTAAAGTATTTTTGATCTGGAACATAAACTCTTTTTATTTTCTCACTAATCTTCAAGAGATGATCTGAAGACTTATCAGAACTCCAGTCTACGAATACAATTTCATCAATTTCATCAAATAAAACCCAAGAATTTATGGATACACTAAGAGGATCTACCCTATTCATGCAAGCAGAAATTACCGACACACTCATTTTTAACTTTTAGATATTTGTAGGCTCAATTTTCTTTAAAATCTGTTCGACATCATGTAGTTCTTCTTCTACATTTTCTACTTCTTCAGAGTTATCTTGAACTTCTTCTTCATCATCACACTGAATCTCTTCCATAAGTCTTTCCAACTCAGAAAAAGTTTCTTCCTCTAAATTTTGAAGTTCATGAAGTTTTTCTTTTTCAAAAGCAACATCAACTTCTAATTCGATTTTGTTATTCAGTTCTTCCAACTCTTCTGGTTTATAAAGTTCTTTTTTCTTAGCTAAAAAGACACCAGGGAGAACTTCTTTAGTTTTCCAGTCAAATAATTTATATCGATAATAGCCTTTCCTATCATCTATATGTCTTTTAACGTTTGGATTATTAATAAAGTTTTTAACTCCAAACTCATGCATGTTTTTCTCTTTATGTTCTCTAGCCAAATGAGAATATTTTACTAATTGAACAGATGGATCTAACAAACCTAACATACCTTGAGGATGTTCTTTACCAGTAGTTTCTTGATAGATCTCAAATGCATTCTCATCAAATTTTTCTGAAGACTCTTCATATCCTTCAAAATTTTCTACCCTAACCCTATCTGGATGTGGAATATGGATAGCAGAAAGAACTTTTAAATGAATTGGTAACGCTTCCAATCCAAAGGTTCTTAGGCGCATTACTAATTCATCATCTTCAACAGCATAATATTTACCCATCTTTTCATTAAATCCATTTACGTTAATAAAGTCTTCTTTTCTAACATAAAGAATTCCCCAAAGAGGATGCACACAAGGATCATCAACTTTATCATTAATTCCAGTATAAAAAATACCTTTTCGACCGAAACTATGGATATTAAAAAAATTATAATAAGGATTTAGGATATGATCACAATCTAATTTGAGTATATTTTCTTGTGTTGCAAATCTAGCTGCAAGATTTAATGGTTGCGATTGATTGAAATATTCTTCATTATTAACTCTAATGACTTTGATTCTAGAACTCAAAGAAGCTAAATGATGAATAGGTTGATCAGAACTCCAATCAACAATAATAATTTCTTTTACTTCGTCAAATAACAACCAAGAACTCAAAGAAATTTTAAGAGCATTCAACCTATTTTTACAGGCACATATAATAGATACAGACATTTTATTGGCTCAACTCCATAATTGAATAATCTAAACTATGAATTTCTTCTGGATTTATTTCCTTTTTAACCATGTTTCCATCTTCATTATATTCTACAATCCACTTATCTTTATTTGAATTGTCTACAATTGTGCATGTTGTCCAACCATTGTCTTTGGATAGGGCTTGTGTTTGATAGTACATGATTATACCTCCTATAGGGGCAATTTTATATAGTTACCATTCCAGTGCTTCAGCCACTGAAGGGAACTGTTCTTTAAAGACTTCTTTGCAAGCCAAGGCAATATCCATGTGTTCTTTTTGAGTTCCATTTTCAGAACGCAGATTGATATAATGAATCCAACTACGGCAAGAGCCAGACATGTAGATACGTGTAGGTGTAGCCAAGGGAAGAACAAAACGAGCACACTCCTTTGCAACACCATGAGAAAGAAGTTGTTTATAAAGTTGCATTGATTGTGCGAAGTGTTCTTGAATCTTACTTTGAAGAGTCAGTTTCTCATAGTCTGGAATATCATCAATTGAGTTCTGACGATTCTTGGTATCTTGACGACGAAGATCTGGAACAGGAATATAGTCACTCAACAAAGAAGAATCTGCATAACGTTGTGAAAATTCTTGATATGTAAACGAACGGTGTCGAAGGATTTGGGCTGCGATACCACGATTCGTTTCAATTTCAAGAGTCATAAAAGACTGTTCAAAAACAGACCAATGATTATGCTTAATACAATAAGCAAGCAACTTGGCATAGTTTTCGTTGTCTTGATTCGCAGGATTACTAACTCGTGCAACATACGCCATTGTTTTTTCTGCATCAGGCGTTACCGAAATAAGTTTTACAGTCATTTCAATTCCTCAATCTGGGTATCCATCGTCGTCAAAAACCTCATCATAATCACTGATATGATTCAGGTTTTCTTTTGGTTGTTTGTAAGAATCTGGATCCGAATAAACTTCAGATTTAAGTGCATCTACAAGTGATTCCAAATTTCTTACGATTAATTTTAGTCTTTCTTTATCCATGGAATAATAGTTCTCTCATCCATTTTACCATAAAAAAAGGAGGGGATCAACCCTCCTCAATAATTTACTTATAAATCCATTGAATATACAAGGATAACATTATCGTAGTTAAAGCAATTGCAGCAGTAGACGATATGATGATTTGTGCCATCATTTTGCCCCTACTAATTGTGCAAGTTGAGCTTGATAACGACGATCTTGTTTTTGTTTTTGTTCTTTAATGAGTTGTAGGAAGTTAAGTTTTTTCACTTCTGCACCTCCATGTTTTTGCATGGACGATACGCTACTCCACGATATGTATTTTGTGGATGAGCAGGAGCGTGTGTTTTGTTATACCAAGACACATACTCTTTCTTTGCATCTTCAGTGTCGTACTGACACCCTCTATAAACGACTTTAGACATTAGGGTTCTCCTTAATTTTGAGGCTAAAGAGCGTTCCTTCAGTCGGCTTTTGCGTCTATAAAGCAACCTTTTTTAGTTACTTGTTTAACCTCCCAAACTATATCATTTCTTTGTTGAGCGTCCAATTTTGGATGGGTAATTACCCTCCCAATAATAAAATTGGCCTGAAGACAAGTTAAAAGGAATGCTTCCATAGATGAACGATCCGTTCCGAGTCGGCTTACTTCCGTCCTATTCAGTTTTAGCACTTATTGACAACATCCTTTCGGAGTTCTAATAGCAATCGGTCTTCTACTCTTTGAATAACTACATCGTCGTTTTTAACGATGTCCATTAGTTCCCACGCTGCGTCACAACTTATACTCACAGGAAATGACTTTGGTTGTGGCGTAGAAACAGAAAGAAGTGGAACCCATGCCAAAAGCAAAAGTGCCTTAGTCATAGGATGAACGTTAGAGGATTATTATACCTCTATTCATACTATCTATGCAAGTTATTTTGTATTATTTGTTACAATTAATCTCTTTGTCTCCAATCATCTGGTTTATCACCAGAAAAGAAGTCGATTATATCATCTACACTATTGAATCCTGTTCTATGATTTGAAGGATCTGGATCACCTAAATCTAGTTGATTCATAAAGTCATCCATATCACCTTCTTGCATATTGGGATTAGCAGCACGTCGTCTTGCTTGTCTTAAAATTGTTGCTGCACTTCTGTTAGACTTAGATAATTTTTCTGCCCATATCATATCACTTAGCTCTACAGATTCACCTTTTGCAATTCGTTCACAGATTGCTTCTAGGCGAAGACGGTATTGAGTAGAGAGCATATACTTCTCCAGATATAGTGTATTTAGTTAACGCTCAATATAACTTAGTGTGTGATTTGTTGCATTTAGTTGTGCAATTATTATATCACATCCTATTTTTGGATTACAATCTCCACATGTATAAACATCACATGCGGCTTTACCATCTTCCGGCCAAGTATGAATACTTATATGACTCTCAGATAATAAACAGAGTACAGTTACTCCTTGTGGATCAAATTTTTTAAAGATAGTTTGACATACAGTTGCTCCACTTGCAGCTGCTGCATTTTCTAAGAGATCCATAAGAAAATGCTCATCGTTCAAGTGAGCGAATGAGCATCCAAACAAGTTAAGAAGATAGTGCTTTCCCATTTAAGTAGGATTGTCCTCCTGATCCTTTAGTAAACGACTTACGATTTGTTCTCTTCCGTCCATCATGGCTACAGTGTAAATAGAAGATCGCATATACCTTTTAATTTTTTTATACTGTTTTTTCACTTCCTTGATTTGATCAAGGTTCATTTGAATATTTAAATCACCAGAAATTACTTTTTCTTTTTCTTCTCTGGTGGTTGATAGTTCCACATCTTTGGATTGATCGTTCCGTCCGTCCATTTAATACCTCTCACATCTCTGTACTTATCCCAATAATAATTAAAAATATCAACTTGTGATCCAGCTTGAACTACATCATACTGGACATCATCATCTATACCATAAGTAACTAGATATGAGTTCCTGGGCAGATCACGATTTTTTGCAAGAACGGGATCACAATTTCCATGAATAATATTCACTGACATATCAAGAACGATTCCCCCATGTAATATCAGGGTACGCCTCAGATACAAGTTCTTTGGTGATATTATATTTAGTTTGAAGTTTTTTATCTTTTACAAGACATAATACCTCAGCCTCTCCTGGGTGAAAAGATTCCAACATATTAATAAACATCGTTTCTTTACGAAGTTTATTCATACTATCATTTCCACCTTTCACAAAGTTATAAAATTTACTCCATTCTTTACGGATATTAGAACTTGGAGATTTATCAGCATTTTCATTTTGTTGAATAGGAACTTCTCCCTCTGGAAGGACTGAGGTTATTGACTCATC